ATCAGAATGTAACTATTTCTACTGGCAGTGGAGATATCAATCTAAACGCAGATGGCACCACAAAGATTTGGGGTCAAGCAGTAGCAACTCAAGCGTATGCTGATGGACTTGCAGTAAACTATGACGCTGCAGGATCTGCAACCACTGCAGAAAATAATGCAAAATCTTACGCAGATAGCCTTGCAACTAACTATGATGCAGCAGGTTCTGCATCAGCAGCACAAGCAGCAGCAGAGGCAACTGCTTCAGCAGATGCTACAGATAAAGCTAACACTGCAGAGCAAAATGCTAAGGACTACGCAGATGCAAAAGTAAATGATGCATCATCTGCTACAGATAAAGTTTGGTCAGCATACAAGACAGGAACAGAAATTAGTGTTGCTCAAACAGCAGCACAGAACTATGCAGATAACGCTGTAGCAGCACTGATTGACCAAGCACCAGCAATGCTTGACACTCTTAACGAGTTGGCAGCAGCACTTGGTGACGATGCAGACTTTATTGGAACTGTAAACTCAGCAATTGGTGAGAAGGTAGCTAAGTCTGGCGACACAATGACTGGAGAACTTGTTCTTGCAGCAGATCCAACACAGGCTCTAGCAGCAGCAACAAAGCAGTATGTAGATACACAGTCATCAGATGCTTATAACGATGCAATTGCTCAAGCAGATCAGACTGCTCAAGGATACGCAACTACAGCAGAAAACAATGCTAAGGGATATGCTGATGGCCTTGCAACTAACTATGATGCAGCAGGTGCAGCAACTACAGCTGAAACTAATGCAAACACATACACAGATAACGCAATCAATGCACTTACAACTGATGATATCCCAGAAGAGACTCTTGCTCCTGTAAATAGATACTTCACAGATGCACGTGCAAAGACAGCAGCTGCTGACTTGCTAACCAGTGCCAACCTAACAAATATCACCATTACTGGTGATGGCAATGGTATTACAATTGCAGCAGAAAATGGTATCGCAGATTCTACAACATCTGATCTTGTAGAAGGTTCAAACCTCTACTTCACAGATGCACGTGCAGTATCAGCACTTGAGGCGGTAGTTCCTAACTTTACTGAGATTGACCTTAATAACATTGTTACTAATGTCGCTACTCAGGCTACAGTTGCTACAGCTAGCCAGGTAACAGCACATGAGTTCGACTCAGCTGTATACCGTTCAGCAGAATATACAGTAAAGGTTGCCTATGGCTCACACACAGAGCTATCAAAGGTAATGATTACTCTTGACTCTGCAGACAACATTGCAATTACAGAATATGCTGTTGTTGGAACTAACGGTTCTGCATCAACTATCACAGCAGATGTTAATGCTGGCAATGTAAGACTTCGTGTCACTACAGCCAACAACAACTCTATCGTGACTGTATTTGGAACAATTATTAAGTAATTAGAGGAGTAAGTAGATGGCAACAGTAAACAAGGATTTCAAGGTAAAAAACGGAATCCAGGTAGCAGAAGGTGGAGTCTTTGGTGGCCCTATCGTTGCTAGCGACCCAACTGATGCAACTCACGTAGCTACTAAGGCTTACGTAGATGCTAATTCTGGTGGAGCTGCTGTTGCCTCTACTGCTCCTTCATCACCTTCAAATGGTGCATTCTGGTATGACACAGTAACAAAGAGAGTAAACATTTACCACGAAGATACTGGTTGGACAACCATTGCAACTATTGACGATACATTAACTTTAGCTCAACACATCCACGATACCTCTATTGGCGGTACTGGATTAATTACAACTACATTCCGTGAAGGTGGTTCAGTACCACAAGCACCTATGTCAAGTGGAATTGATGGCGGAAGCCCAGGATCAACTGAGTTCACCCTAATCTTTGATGGTGGATCAGTATCTGATAATTTTAACTAAAACATAGGATATAATATAAATCAGGGATATAATTCCTGAAAGAGGAGAAAATACATGGCAACAAGAATGCAGCAACGCAGAGGTACTGCAGCACAATGGACTGCTGCAAACCCTATTCTCTCTGCTGGTGAAATTGGTTTTGAGTCCGATTCTGGACAATTTAAGATTGGTGATGGCACAACAGCTTGGACCAGCCTAACATACTTTAAGAATTTTGACGATCTTGACATTAGCGGATACGTCAAGGATGAAGAGAAAGCAGCTGCAAACGGTGTTGCTACACTAGATGGCAATGCTCAGGTCCCAATCTCTCAGCTAAGCAATATCATTCAATCAGCCCCTGCAGAGCTAGATACTCTTGCTGAACTTGCTGCTGGACTAACTACAGCTATTTCAGATCTAAATGCTGATATTGGCAACTTGGAAACATCAACATCAACTGCCATTGTTGACATCAACACAGATATCACAGCGTTGACTACCAATCTTGCAACAGAGACATCTACAAGAGAGGCATATGCGACAAGCAATGATGCTGCACTTGAAGACATCAATACAACTTTAACAACACATGCTGGCAATATCTCAGACCTTTCTGATTCTGTTGCTGCAATTGAGACTCTCAACGGAACACAAGGATCAGCAATTGACACCCTTAACACAACCGTATCTGGAATTCAATCAGACATCGCAGGACTTACAACAGACAGCGTTGCAGAGGGTACAAATAACCTATATTTCACTACTGAACGTGCTCAAGATGCCCTTGGTAACGCAGTAGAGGGCGGTACAGGCATTACAGCCACATATGACGACTCTACCAACAAGATTACAGTAGCAATTGATGGTACAGTAGCAACTGAGCTTTATGCAGACAACGCAGCATCAGGAGCAATTTCTGATCACAATGCAGATACTACAAACGTACATGGTATTTCAGATACCGCAGCTTTGGCAACAAAGACATATGCAGACGATGCAGTTGGAACACACAACTCAGACACAACATCTGTACATGGAATTGCAAATACTGCAGAGCTAGAGACCCAGACAGGTGCTCAAGCAAAGGCAGACAACGCACAGACAGCAGCAGAAGCCACAGCAGCAGCTACATATGCTCCAAAAGTTGCTCCAGCTATCACTGGTAACGCAACTGCTGAGAACTTGACAATTACAGGAAATCTTACAGTACAGGGAACAACTACAACAGTAGATGCAACCAACCTTGAGGTTACAGACTCACTAATTTACCTTGCTGCAGAGCAGTACGACACAGACACTCTAGATATTGGTATCTTTGGTGCTTATGGCGACTCAAACTCAGGACACTTCCACACAGGTATCGTTCGTGATGCAACAGATGGAAAGTGGAAGCTTGTTTCTGGAGCAGCTGAGCCAACAGATAGCCACGTTGACTTTGGAACAGCAACATTTGACACCCTAAAGCTAGGTGGAGTCGAATTTGCAGACGGAATCCAGACAAAGCAGGGTGTTCCATCTATAACTACAATCTCTCAGAAGACAGCATCATACACATTGTCAAATCTTAACGAAAGAGATACTCTAATTGAAGTTGGAAGCTCTTCAGCAACAACTCTAACAATCCCAGCAGATTCATCAGTAGACTACCCAATTGGAACCACTCTTGATATCCTCCAGACTTCTTCTGGACAGGTTACAATTGCAGGTGCAGGTGGAGTTACTGTAAACGCAACACCAGGTCTAAAGTTGAGAACTCAGTGGTCTTCTGCAACTCTTATGAAGAGAGCAGCAAACACATGGGTTGTCTACGGAGACTTGTCAGCCTAAGAACTTACAGATAAGGATAAAATAGATGAGCAAAAGAGCAGGTAGACACTCACAGCAAGCCAATGACTTTTTGCAACCAATGGAACCTACAAGCGTTTCAGCAACAGACATTGGGACTGGAAGAGCATTTAACGATGGTGCAGCATCTGTTAGTTTTTCTTTGCCTGCTAACTCTCCAGCTGCAACATCATATACTGTAACTGCTTCAACTGGACAGACTGCAACTGGGTCTGCATCTCCAATTACAGTATCTGGAATCCCATCTGATGCAAACGTAACGTTCACTGTTACTGCTACAAATGCTTCTGGAACATCTGGATCATCTACTGCTTCAGCATCTGTGCTGATTACAACAGTTCCAGGTTCACCAACATCTGTATCTGTATCATCTCCAGACTCTGGTACTGGTCAGCCATACGACCAGCTTTCTTGGACTGCACCAACCAATAATGGTGGAAAAGCTATTACTAACTATCACTGGACATCTAGTGATGGCAAGTCTGGCGATTCTTCTACCTCCCCAGTTAACGTAAACCAAGAAGCTGGAACTGCACAAACATATGATGTTTATGCTACAAATGCTAATGGTAACTCCGCTATTGGAACATCTGCATCAATTACAACCTTTAGCGTATTTGGATTCTTCTCAGTATTCGGATTCTTCTCAGTATTTGACTTCTTTAGCGTATTCGGATTCTTCTCAGTATTTGACTTCTTCTCAGTATTTGGGTTCTTCTCAGTATTTGGGTTCTTCTCAGTATTTGGATTCTTTAGCGTATTTAGCTTTGCTCCAGCCTTCGGCTTCTTCAGCGTCTTCGGCTTTGCCCCATTTGGAGTATTCAGCTTCTCCCCATTCAGAGTATTCTCTTTCAGATAGTCTGCCATTTATGGTATACTAATCTATGAATGAGACATAGAATGGAGTTCACAAATGTCCAATATGGGTATGTCGTATAAAGATCAAACGACACTTAGAAGCACAAGTGCAAGCAACAAGCCTCACAGATTCTTCGAGGCATTCCTAGACAATGATCTAGATGAACTGGCAAAAGAGCTAAAGATTAGGTACGACCTAATTGAAAATGCCAAAATTGCTGGGGTAACACCAGTCAGTCCATTTGAAGTATGGAAAGAGTCTGGCAGCATCTCCACTATGAAGTGGAGACAATACAACGTATTCCAGTTCCACATTGACGGAATCTATAAGTTGTACAAGGGAATCGGACAGCTAGTCCGTGAAGCGTGTGAATATTATGAGCTTGACTTTGAAAAAGAGCAGTTCATGATCCAAGGATGGTTTAATATTAACCACGCAGGCCAAGGTAAACTTGGCTGGCATGAACACGGTGGTCCAGGTGCACCAGATTTCCATGGTTACTACTGTGTAAACGCAGAGCCATCTTCAACATACTACATGTGTTTTGATGAAGAAAAAGAAAACATTAATAAGAACAACAGATTAGTTCTTTCAGAAATGGGCCACCCACACTCACAGGGCGAATGGGACTGGGAAGGCGACAGAATTACTGTTGCTTACGATGTAACACCATTTAGATACCTACAGCGTGGTGGACACAATGCAGAACAGCACTGGATCCCACTAGCATGATTGAGAAGCCATCGCATAAGTTTTTTGATAGATACCTAGACAATGATCTATCAGAGTTAACGGCATACCTTGTCGATAAAAGAGATTTTATTTATGCGAATGGCATCAATGCACCAAAAGAGGTATTTGATGAAAAGCACCAGCGTGGAGATGCATTGACAACTATGCTTGGTGATTATTACAACATATTCACCTGGGACCATCCAGCAATTAAAAAGCTATATTTGGGACTACTCGAAACGACCAAAGAAGCATGTGAGTATTACGGCATTAATTTTGATGCTGCTGATTACTACATTTGCGGATGGTTCAATATTAATGAAAAGTCTGTTTATGGTGGAGAATCCCCTCTGGGTCATCCAGAGTGGTTCCACGATCATATGCATGGAACTGGGGCACCAGTATTCCATGGCTACTATTGTGTGAATGCAGAACCATCATCAACTTTCTATCACATCGATAGAGATGTTGACAAGTTATTTGAAAATGTAAACAAAAACAATAGACTGGTTTTATCAGAAACTGGTCACCCACATGCGATTGAAAACTGGAATTGGGATGGCAATAGAATTACCATTGCCTATGACATAAGTCCAAAAAATCCATCAATGGTTAAGACAGCGTTCGTTGGGGATCACTGGATTAAGTTGGGAAATTAATATGGCAGATCACAAATTCTTCGAAAGATACCTAGACATATCTGACAACGACTTGGAAGATTTTTATAATTTTTGTATTGTCGTAGAGCAGAAGATGTTGAATGGCGAATTGCCAGGTATTACAAAAGAGTATGCCCAACAAGTTAAAGAAAAGCCAGGCTGCCTAACCACAAACCTACTAGCTGATTACAATATATTTCAAATGCAGCACAAAGTAATTAGAAAGCTATATGCAGCAGTAAGAGATATGGCCAAAGAGGCATGTGAGCACTACGGTAAAGATTTTAATGAGATGGAATATTATATTCAGGGCTGGATCAATATTGAAGGTGCAGATGATTGCACACTAGATGAGTATGAACAATACAGCATTGAACCAAATTTGCATGAGCATTCTGGTGGGCTAGGTATGCCAGATATTCATGGATATTATTGTGTAAATGCTGAACCATCTACAACACACTATAGAATTAATGGCGTAACACCATTTAGAAATGAAAATAAAAATAATAGGGCAATCCTATCAGAAACTGGACATAAGCATGCTCGTGGTTATTGGGGGGATTCAAGCAAAAAGAGAATAACTCTAGCATATGATACAAGAGTTTCAGAGTCAATCCAAGATGGCGGAGGAGTATCTCAACATTGGGTACCACTAATATAGAGCATAAGTTTTTTACTAAAGACTTGTCTCTAAACCTTAATGATGTGTCTATTCTGTTGTATGATTTTTTAGATTCTGTTATACCAACAGTAGCACCATCAGAACTGTTAGAAAAATTTGCTGATAATACGGATGGACTGCCAACAGCATCTCTTTCATACTATAATCTATTCTTTTCTCAACAAGAAGATATTAAAAAATTAGCTATACACCTCAATGAGCTATTGACAGAGGCATGTACATATTACGGAATAGATTATGATAGCCACAAATGGGGTCTTCAAGGATGGTTCAATAAGCAGTCGAAGGAAACTATGTGGGATGTTTCTCCAATTGACAATAATGATAAATGGCATGAACACCAAGATGGTTCTGGTGCTCCAAAATTCCATGGCTATTTTTGTGTTAATGCTGAGCCATCTGTTACTGTATATATGGTAAACAAAGATCCTGAAAACATAAAAGTTAATGTAAATAAGAATAATCGTGCAGTATTGTCTGAGGTGGGTCACCCACATGGCATGGGCAATTGGAGGGTAGATGGAGACAGACTCACAATCGCATACGATATAATTCCAATAGAGGATTTACCAGAAAAGGAGCATAACTCATGGGTTTTACTAAATGGCTAATGGCCAAGAAGTGTCAAATACTAGGTCATGAGGTAGTTCGTGGCAGTCAATGTCCAGTTACGGGAATTGTGAAGCTTACTTGTACAAAGTGTGGTGCTGACAATATGCCAAAACACTCATCAGAAGATAGGTTTAAATAATGACAAAAGAAGACCTTAAGTCTCAAATTCATTACATTCCAGGGTTTATGCCAGCAGATGTTATAGAAATCATTGACGCATACTCAAGAAAGAATGATGGCGAATTTGATGAGTATGGTAATGGAGAAAAAGAATTTACGGTCAATGTATTCAAGAAGGCTGACGCTGACACACAGGCTGTAAGGGCACTGGTGACAGAATGGGGCAAGAAGGTCTATGACTTTGTCGTAGAGCACTATGGAGGCGAATTTAAGCCATTTGAGCCAGCAATGTCACACATAGCTAGGTTTGAGTCTGGGTGGGGCATGCACGAGCACTATGATGCAAGTAAGCCAAACGATATTGCCACACTAATCTATATAAATAATGACTATACTGGTGGAGATATCTACTTCCCAGAATATGATATTTCTCATAAACCACAACCTGGAGATCTGCTAACCTTTCCAGATAATCCAAGATATATTCATGGAGTCAAGCCAATTGCAGAAGGTATCAGATATACAACTCCACGCTGGTTTACACGTATAGTATGATAAAATATACTAGGAGAAACTTATGCCTAGTTCATTAAATCAGTATGCGTCTAAAGTATTAGCCGATAACCCCATTTCACTATGGTCGCTAGACGATGATTTGTCGTACATAGATCTTGTTGGGCCAACATTAAGAGATCTTGGTGCCTGGGGTGTTGGTGCAGAGTCATTCACATTAGTAAAAAACAATAATATAGATAGGCCCCTGGCAAACGAAGATTGCTATGTTTTGACTGTTGGTAGATTTAATAACCAGAACGTGCAAAAAATTCACGTCATTAGCCCAGCAGTTGGAAAGTTCTCACATATAAATCAAGACCTTTCAACTATTACAATTGGAGCTTTTGTCAATTGTGCTCCAAAATCATCTGTCGCTGTGTCAATCGGGTATGCCTACGAAGACCCATCATTTGGTTCAAATTATGTGAATAAAAGATTCTCTGAAATTATTGCTGGTAAATGGATGTTTATATCTGAAACATTTGATCTACCAGAAGGTATGGACACTGACTACTCAATAGATATTGCTTTTGAATACATTGAAGATCCAGACAATTCATCTTCTTTCTTTATTTCTGGTGTGTCTACTGGCCAATGGTCAGAATCGTTTAACTCATCAACTACAGGACTAACTCCATTTGCTATTCCAGAAAAAATTTATGGAGTGGCAAGTGAGCAAGACTGCCTAATTCTTTCAAATTCATGTGCCATAGATGGCAATGGTTATGTATTGGTAGATAGCAATAGACTAGGCCTTTGTTCAGATTCTGTTCCATTGGTTTTTGGATCACAAAGCTCAGTAACAGTTTCAGATACTCAGTCAGTAAAGGCTTTGATACCAGCTAATGGATTTTTGAATAAATCTGGACAGTATAGAGACTACACACTAGAGTTTTGGCTCAGAGCATTACCAACAAATTCATCACCATTTAAGATTGTTGGTCCAGTTGGTAATGATTCTGGAATATATGTTGATCAAGAATTCATAACATTAAAAATTGGAAAATATTCAAAAACCTATTACGTTGGTGAATGGTTTAGACCAATGCTTGTTAACCTATCAGTTTCTGCATCAAGAGCAGTCTTATTTTTAAATGGCGAATCAGTTATTGACCTTACAATAGATCAGTCCACAATTGTTTATCCAGACATGTTGGTAGATCAGAAGAGTACAGACTGGATAGCTGTATATGGAACTCAGGAGATCCACCCATTTGAAATGGACTGTATATCTTTGTATGGCTATTTGTTTAACAACACAATAGCTAAAAAACACTGGGTATATGGTCAAGCAATTCAAAACCCAGAATCATTGAATCTTCAATATGGAGGTTCAAGCGTTAACATTGACTACTCATTTGCAAAATATGCAAACAATTACTCTTATCCAAAACATTCACAGTGGTCAGCTGGAAAAATAAACAATTTAACATTTGACAATAAGTCACTCAAGAATATAGTCCCAGAAAAGCCATCAATAGTTGGTAATATTTCAGAGCAAGAGATTCTATCATCTGCAATTGCTTATCAGAACGAGGATGAATCATACATAAGACTTCCAGAAAACTCTTTTATAAACATTTCAGATGCATCAAAAAATATATCTGGAACATTTAGTGGTGTCTATGCAACTTTTAAAGATCTTGACAATAGCACAGAAAAAGAAATGCTGATTACGCTTTCTGATAAAAATACTGGAGATAGTTTTGATATCTTTAAAAAAGATGGATACATCAATTATGGATTGACAATTGGTGGGGTATATACATCAGTAACAACCTCATCACCATTTCTAGGTGGAGAAATCTATACTGTTGGCATAAACTTCAATAAACTATCTAAGGGCTATGGATATCAGGTAGAAAGATTCTTTGCTAAGGCATCATCTCTTTCTGTTAAGGTTGGCGGATCTGGAAACTCTGATACATACACAGGAAATGTCTATGCATTTGGCCTATTCAATGAATATTCTATAGAAGAGTTCGCATCATCATTTAATAGTAGAGGTCTAATCTTTGGAACTGACGATATTTCTGACGCTGAAGGATATGCTGATGCTGAATACTACAATACTACATTCTGGCAATTTATCTGGGATGGTGGAAATGTTGCCAATTTTGCAACTACACAAGTTCTATCTGGTACAGCAAGCTATAGTGTAAAGTTCTCAGAAGTTAACAATGCCCTTGATCTAGTTGTTTCATCATCAGGGTCCTGGACATCAGGTTTGCCATTGTCCTATTTTGCAAAAAATATTACAGACCAAGATGGCTATCAGAAATATGACCTAGACTTTCTTCAAATAAATGTAGACATTCCAGCACCAAACAAGCTAGTAAAAGTCACAACTAATGGAGACGGATGGACATATAGTCAGCTAAAGAATGAGTTCTCAGTACCAGCATCAAGGACCTATGCTGAGCTAGACAACCCACTCTTTACTGGATATAACGACTATGCTGATCTTGCAGTAAATACCAAAAATTCTTATAAGCTAGATACTGATGGATATCTAGCAAAGACATACATATACTTTAAAGAAAATAACAGTGGATACTCAAACTCTGACTCATACTATACAAACTACGCAAAGCTAGATGACGAATCAATTGTTGAGCCAGGGACAGAGTGGATAAACACAAAGTATGAAATTGTAGATAACTCAATTATTTATCCACCAGCCAATGTAGACTTTAACTCCCTATCAATATTTGTTGAGGTTAAAATAATTAATGATAATGTAGTTAACAGACCAGTATCCATTGCAAACCTAGCTATTTCATCTATGTCATTGAACGAAGTTTCAGAAACGCCAATTGGAACAAGGAATGCTGTAGATATATACCCATATGCAAAGAATAGATACTATTATGATTTTAAAAAGAGAAATCCTTTTTCAATTTATAAGGGCAGTACACCACACCTATACTTGAACCAAAATAGTGGTATTCGTGTGTTTGGAACAATGGATAGAGAAGTAAACAGAGGAATTGAGATTCCAATCAACGTTAATAAGGTTGACCTATATAGAGTTATTGCCCTACAGGGTTTCATGAAGTATGATTTGCAATACTTCCCATATTCTCCAACAGAGATATTTGAGATTGAAAGTGATACCACGCATCTCAGATTCTTTGTTCAGGCAGTTCATAAGGATGGAAAGCGAGGAAAGATTTTCTGTATTAACATGAAAACTGGACAGCTTGAGTCTGGAATTGCTTTCTATCTTAACGGAAAAATTGTTAGAGAGCCAGTCATCTCGCTAAAGCAGTGGTCAGCCCTTGGGATTTACTTTAGCAATCAGATTGACTCTTCACTGAATACGGCAGCATTAAGAATTAATGGACCAATGATGTTTAATAATATATCTTTTTATACATCAAGCAGATTAGCAGAAGTCCTAGAAATTGCTACAAGAAGCTGGCTAGGTGTCAAGGAGTCTGGAAGATTGCAATATGACTGGAGATATTGGGAGGGCAGCTTTAAATGGTTCGAGGCCCTAGTCCTAGCTACCCAAAGCTTCTATGGAGTTGATCCAGCAGATATCTATAACTCTTACGTTGGATCCACAAAGCTTGTCATAGATGACAAATCAACCATTAGGGCAAATAGGTACAGATTTAGGGTTGTCAATAATGACAACGTGGTAAATACGACTGTTAATATTGCATAATATGGTATACTAATGGTTATGGATTCTTTAATTAGTCAAAAAACTGGAAAGCCCCTTGTAAATAACGTCCGCCGTCAAATAATCGATAAGATGTATGACTGGGGTCTATATGTCTACAAAAAGTCTGATGGAAAGTGGTTCACAGATGGAGAGGGCAACGTCCTAAACATACCATCAAATAAAGGTGACCTAGCACAGATTAAAAAGCTTAGAGATGCTGCAATGCACCATGGCGATGACGGCGAGGGAGAATGTGTTTTTGTTCCAGGACTAGAAAGAGTATCAGACGAAGTCTATGCTGAGCAGGTAGAAAGAATGAACCAGGGCCTAATTCCTAACCTAAATGACCTAGGTGCAGTCCAGGCAGCTAAGAAAACCCTAGAACTTTACGGAGACGAAGAATAATGTCAGAAGACAATGGACCAATCTACATCAATGCAAATATCTCTGAGAACGAGGTTAAGGAAGATGTTTTCAAGTCACAAGACCCATTCCTAAATGATTGGTCTGCCCTTAAGCTATATCAGGGACTAGACAAAAACTTTAAGCGTAGAACAGAGCGTATCAATAAAGCAGATGACCTTATGGAGACACGAGTTGTCTCAAGAAATTATGACCTTACAGATCCAGGGTATCAGGACAGTGCACTTGCAGTAAGAACTGGTAGAGATGAGGCACGTTCTAAAGAGATCAACCCAGGTAGAGTATACAGAAATGGATATGGCATGTTTGATGTCATTACTCCTCCATGGAACCTTTACGAACTTGCAAACTATTACGATACATCATTTGCTAACCACGCAGCAATTGATGCTAAGGTAGAAAATATTGTTGGACTAGGCTATGACTTTGAGATGTCAAAGCGTACAATGCTTTCTTTGGATGCTGCTACTAATGAGAGTGCAATCGAGAAGGCAAAGAAGAGAATTGAAAGAACAAAGGTTGAGCTAAGAGATTGGCTAGAATCTTTAAACTCAGACGAGTCATTTACACATGTACTAGAAAAGTTTTATACAGATGTTCAGGCAACTGGAAATGGATATCTTGAAATTGGTAGAACCGTCAAGGGTGAGATTGGTTACGTAGGTCACATTCCTGCTACAACCATTCGTGTCCGCAGAATGAAAGATGGTTACCTTCAGATTATTGGAAATCGTGTTGTTTACTTTAGAAACTTTGGTGCAAAGAATCCAAACCCAATTACTGCTGACCCAAGACCTAATGAGATTTTGCACTACAGAGAGTATTCTCCACTAAACTCATTCTATGGTGTGCCAGATATTATGTCTGCAATTTCATCTCTTTACGGAGACCAGCTAGCATCTCAGTACAACATCGACTACTTTGGAAACAAGGGTGTTCCACGCTATGTCGTTACGTTGAAGGGTGCAAAGCTTTCAGAAGACGCAGAAGACAAGATGTTCAGATTTCTTCAGACCAGCCTAAAGGGATCAAACCACAGAACTCTATACATCCCACTTCCTGGAGACTCAGATACCAATAAGGTTGAGTTCAAGATGGAAGCTGTTGAAAATGGTACTCAGGAAGCATCGTTTAATGAATATCGTATCCGTAATCGTGACGACATTCTTGTAGCACATCAGGTTCCGCTATCAAAGCTTGGTGGTGGAGATTCATCAGCTGTCGCTGCTGCTCTTGCACAAGACAGAACATTTAAGGAGCAAGTGTCTAGACCTGCTCAGGCTAACCTTGCAAAAATGATCAACAGAATTATTCACGAAAAAACAGACATCGTTGATTTTAAGTTTAACGAGCTTACCCTAACTGACGAAATTGCACAGTCTCAGATTATTGAAAGATATGTAAAGAATCAGGTCATTACTCCAGACGAGGCAAGAGAGATGCTTGGAATGCCACCTAGACCTGACGGAGAAGGTAACAAGCCAATGCAGATGAAGCCACAAGATGCTGCAAACGAAACAGCTAATAGAGCGAGAGATGCAGAGAGAGCAAACAATGCATCTGACAGCACAGCAACAGTTTCTGGTAGAAACCCAAAGGGAGAAGGTAGAGCTTATCAATAAAATTGTGCTATAATTGTGGGAAAGCTCACAAAAAGACTAAAAAGTACAAAAAGGGCTCTATAATATAATATAGTATGAGTATATCAAAGGCACACTGGTCTACCGAAGGTGAAGACATTCGGCTATCGATGCCACTTTCAAAAGTGGATCAAGAAAAGCGTATTGTATCTGGTTTTGCAACATTGGACAATGTTGATAAGCAAGATGACATCGTTACTCCAGAAGCATCTCTTAGTGCCTTCTCACGATTCCGTGGCAACATCCGTGAAATGCATGAACCTCTTGCAGTTGGCAAGATGGTCGCTTTCAAAGAGGATAAGTATTTTGATCCAGATACCAAGAAGGTTTATTCTGGAATCTACGTTTCTGTATATGTATCAAAGGGTGCTCAGGACACTTGGGAAAAGGTCCTTGATGGTACCCTTTCAGGTTTTTCAATTGGTGGTAGAATGAACAAGTGGGATGATGGCTATGATACAAAGGCTGATCGCCCAATTAGAATTATTAAGGACTACGACCTAGTAGAACTTTCACTCGTTGACAATCCTGCTAATCAATTTGCTAACATTTTATCTGTTCAGAAAGTTGATGGCAAGACAGTCGTGTCTGGACCACTATCAGAGGTTTCAGTTGAAAACGTTTTCTATGATGAACAATCTGGAATCGTTAAAATCTCAACTGAAGAATCAGAGGTTAGCCCTGTCGATGGAAAGCCAATGAAAAATATAGGTTTCGTTGAAAAGAATGATGACGAAAAAACAGAAATGATAAAGTTCTTAGTTGATAGTGCTAAAGGCATTAATACTGCTAAGATGACAAAGGAGGCAAGTCCTATGACTGAAGACAACATGGAAAAGGCAGATGTAGTTGAAGAAACTGCAGCTGTGGTTGTTGAAGCTGAGGTCGCTCCAGAGGCAAAAGCTGAGTCTACTCCCGATGAGGAAAATGCAGAAAAGGCTATGAAGCCACATGCAGATGAGGAGACACCTGCTGAGGAAGCTGGCGAAAAACCAGCTGACGAAGAAGCAGAAGACGCAGCTAAGAAATCAGACGATGCCGAAGATCTTTCAAAGTCAATTGCTGACATGAAGGATACAGTGACATCAGCCTTTAGCGATCTAGTATCAACAGTAAAGTCAATGCAGGATGAAATTTCTTCATTGAGCAAATCACTTGAGACAGTTAAGCACGAAGTTGCTTCTGCCAAAGGTACATTTGATGAGTTTGGAAAGAGAGTAGATGCAGTAGAAGCAGATACCGCTTTCCGCAAGTCTGGCGATCTCGGAGAGATTGTTCAGGAACAGCCTGAGACACAGGTTGAAAAATCCATATGGGGCGGACGTTTCCTCAAAACTGCCGATCTATTTAAGTAATATCACTTAGGAGGTGACAATATGTCGGAAGAAATTAAGAAAAACAATCCTGACGCTGCAGGCAATGACTCTGGTCTTTTTAACGGAGAAGGTGCTTTCGCTTCAGGTTCAGATGCTGGTGCTGCAATCCCTGGTAACTACGCTACTGGTGGTGCAGTTGGAAATATCCCAACAGCGAACTATGGTCTAACAACTGGACCAAATGCCGTAAATCCTTCAGGTGATGCAGGCAGTGGTATTCTTCGTCCTGAACAAGCTCGCAGATTTATTGATTATGTCTGGGACGCAACTGTTCTTGCTAAGGATGGTCGCAGAGTAACAATGAAGGCTAACACCATGGAACTTGAAAAGGTTAACGTGGGTGAGCGTGTTATTCGTGCTGCTTCACAGGCTAACGGTGACTACACCAATGCTGGTGCTACATTCTCAAAGGTAGAACTTACAACCAAGAAGATTCGTCTTGACTGGGAAGTATCTGCTGAAGCTCTCGAAGACGGTATTGAAGGTGGTGCTCTTGAGGATCACCTAGTACGTCTTATGACAAACGCTTTTGCAAATGACATCGAAGACCTTGCCATTAATGGTACAGGTACAGGTTCAAACGCATTCCTTTCAATCATGAATGGTTTCGTGAACAAGGTTAAGAACGATGGCGATGCTCACGAAGCAGTTGTTACAGTAGCTGACAATGCATGGACTCCAGAAGTTATGCAGAAGATCATCCTTGCTATGCCACGTAAGTACCGTGCACTTAAGAACAACCTTAAGTTCTACGCTGGTACAGACGCATTTGCAGGTATCGTAAAGCACAATGGTACCCTTGCTGACGCTATTGCTGAAGCATTTGCTGGTACACCTGCTGGTACACCTGCAAACCGTCAGGCATACCTTGATGGTAATGGTCAGACCTTCGGTGGAGCACGTACAACTCGTGTTCTAGGAATTGACGTACAGGAAGTTCCTTACTACCCAGAAGGTTATGTTGACCTTACATTCCCATCTAACCGTGTTTGGGGTTTCCAGAGAGACATCACTGTTAACCGTGAATACAAGCCAAAGAAGGACACAATTGAATACACCGTATTCGTTCGCTTTGGTATTCAGTGGGAAGAGCAGGACGCTATTGCGTTCGCAGACGCTGCTGCAGATGCATAATCTGTAAACAGTACCTTTTAGGGGGCAGGGGCATCCAAGCTCCTGCCCCTTATCTTATATATAATGTTATAATATAACTAGACAACTAAGGAGGAATTATGTCTGAAGAAACTACAAACGATGTGATCCCTGAAGCTGAAGACATTGTCAAGGAAACACCTGCTGAAGAAATTGTTGCAGAAGACAAGGCTGAAGAAATTGCAGCCCCACTCCTTGAAGAGGTCAAGCCTGTAGAAGCAGAGCCAGTTAAAGAGGATTCAAACACAATTACTAACGACCAAGGTAAGTCAAACGCAGAAGCACAGGTAATGGGCGAAGTTGCTAATGGAGTTATCGGTGCAACCACTACTAAGGCTGCTCCAAAGGTCAAGAAGGAACCAAAGAAGACAGCATCAGAAATCAAGAATGACGATGTTGCAATCTATTCATCACGTAACGTTTACTGGGATGGTGTAGGTAGAGTTTCACTTGGATACAACATCGTATCAAAGGAAGCTGCTGCAAAGTGGCTAACTCGCAGCCACGTCAGAGAAGCAAGTGCTGATGAAGTTGCCAGGGAGTTCCTAAAGTAACATGGAAATATTGAGGGTTCCACCATATCCACTAACCACAACATGGAATTTGCCAGACGCTAATTACTCGTATATTCTTTATGTTGAGGATTTGGTGGACCACTCGATAGAAGAAACCACCATCACCTCAGATTCCAGCGGTATTGTAAACTATACACTACCAGTAAGCAAAGTACAGTTCGATAGAAGATTCTTAGTAAGATTCTATGATGCAGAACATGAACACATTATTTATGAAGAGAACCTGGACATTATCAGGCCATACACTGATCCATCAAAGCTAGGTGAGACAGCATCAGAGAAGTCACAATACAAGACCTATGAGCTAATTGCACGTTCACTCATTGACACATATATGGGTGATGGTTTCTATAACCACAAGTCAATTTATGAGGTAGTGGGAAATGGTCTTGACTACATGCCAGTATGGAAAGATGCAAACCGTGTACTAAAGGTATACGAGAATAATGTTTTAATTTTTGATATTGATACCCCAGAAACAAATGCTTACACATTTAGAGTTACATTAGACAACTCTGCTATTGTAAAAGAATGGACTGGTAATGCAAACCTAATTACTTCACAAACCATCTCTTTGCCTATGGCACAAGGAGATTATGTTTATGATGCAAGAAATTATGGAACATTTGCAAAGGGAGCAAATTATCTATTTGTTCTAGATGAAGGCTATAGAGCTATTCCACCAGACGTTGAGGCAGCTACAAAGATGCTTATGGAAGATATTAAGTGTGGCAAGTTAGACTACTATGAGAAGTATGTTGCATCTTATGATTCCACACAGTTTAAGATTCAGTTTGACAAATCTATGTTGGAGGGCACTGGAAACATGGTGGTAGACAAGATACTTGATAAGTATAAGAAATCTATCGTCAAAGTCGGAGTCCTATAATGTCCACATGTGAATCAACAGATTTTATGTACCCAATGACAGCGGATATATTTTATCCTAATGTCGAACAGGGTGCTTATGGTCAAGTCAAAAAACACTGGATTCACAACAAAACCATTGCCTGCTTTTTTGGTCCAGCAGGGGCATCTGCCAAAGAAGAAGTGATTCCAAACGTTAATATTAATAAAGATATAATCTTGTTTGGTAGAGTTAAGACAGATCTAAGAATTTCTGCACAAGAGTCAGGAACTGCAATAACAAACATTGTTGTTAGCAATCTTAAGGATGCTAGCTGTAACCAGATTTATATGGAAACATCTGGAGTTAGAAATGGTAAGGCTACAATATTTGAAGTAGCGTCTCATGAGCCAGTAATGGGGCCTTTTGGTAAGGTAGAATTTTTCAAGGTTGTCCTTAGAAGATCAGAGAACCAGGGTGTTGATGTATGATTTCTGTATCCTTTGACCAAAAACAGTTTCAAAAAGAAATGGATAATGTAATCCAGTACTCTTTGGGATATTTGCAAGGAATCGAATCTGGCAAGACAGAATTCTACAAGAACTTTGGTAAATCAGTCATTGATGTAATGAAGCAATACATTGACAGTATGGCTAGAGTTGACCATGAAATGCTGCACCATGTATATGAGTGGAACCAGACTGGTAGCCCAGATGCTAGATTATTTGATTTAGAATATTTTGTTGCTGGCAATGGAATATCTATAGGCAGCACATTTAGACAGTCTGTATCAGTCAAGAATGGCTCTAGAACACCATTTTATAACAAAGCTAAGATCATGGAAGATGGATCTCCTGTAACAATTAGACCAAAGAAAAAAGTTCTTGTTTTTGAGCAAAATGGAGAAACAGTTTTTACACAAAAGCCAGTTACCATTAACAACCCTGGTGGTCAAGAGGTTCAGGGTGGCTTTGCACGTGCAGTAGATTCTTTTATGCAATATTTTTCACAATCATATTTGGACCGTAGTGGTCTATCAGCATACCTATCCTCTCCAGTTGCTTATAAGCAAAATCTAGCAGCAGGAGCAGCAAGAGGTAGATCGGCAGGGTATTCAACAGGATACCAATGGATAGTTAAGGCAGGTGTATTTGAATAATGGCAATAGAGTATCCACCAGCATTTATTAATGCATACCTACAGGAAAAGGTAACTAATTATTTTAAAGACAATCCACTAGATGGATTTTCTGGAGACTACACATTTCCATTTTTCCCAACAAGCCCAACTGCTATCGATGACCTAACTGAGCAGTTCCCAGCCAATGAAGGTAAATTTGCTGTGTATGATAGAATGCTAAAGATGAGAAGATCTCCATTCCCTCATATCAAATCAGAACAACTACTTTATTACTTTTATGCTACTGGATCAGAACCAGTGGTATTCATTATTGAGGCAACTCAAAAGATACAAGATTTCCTGGATAGAGAAGACGAATCAGCACAAGAGCTAAATGAGTGGATTAGGGCAAAACAGTCTAGCCAACAACCACTAGTAGATGCAGCTGGCACACCCCTGGAACCAGTATTTTTCCACAGAATGAGGGTATATCAGATCCAAGAAACCAGAGATATTATCGACTTTGGTACAGCACGAACCTATGCTGGAAACAAGATAGTGATAGACTACGACTGGCACAAATGTTAGTTTAGTTTAAAAGGGCGGTATACTTATAACGAGGAAACAAACCGCCTATTGATTCAATACAAAAGAGGTGAAAAAATATGGCATACACACGTGGTACAAGTGCTAACATCATCGTTGGTGCAGCTGCACTTTGGACTTACGAGGACGGCGAGCTTACAGACTCTCTAACTCCTACATTCCCTAGCTCAGGAACATCCTTCAAGGATACCCTTTCTGACAATGGCGTAGGTGGAGACGGTGAAGGCTTCCGTAACGTAGGTTACACAACAAACGGTCTTGAACTCCAGTTCCAGCCTGACTTCGCAGAAGTTTCAGTGGACCAGGTTCTTGACGCTGCCAAGCTATTTAAGCAAGGCATGAAGGTCAACCTTAACACCACATTTGCTGAGGCCACACTTGAGAATCTCTTGTTCTCGCTTGCAAGCAAGGGTACAAACCTTACTTCTGGTACTGGAACACAGACTTTGAACCTATCTGCTGGTGACATCGGTGAATGTCCAGTAGAGCGTGGTCTCATCGCTGTTGGTCCTGGTACAGGAGACTGTGCTGCAAATGAGGAAAGAGTATACGTTGCATACCGTGCACTATCAATCGATAGCGTTACAGTAGCAGCCAAGCGTGACGCAGCAACTGAATTCCAAGTATCATTCCGCTTGCTTCCAAACAACAGCGGATCATACGGTAAGATCGTTGATCGTACATACTAAAATATAACTTAATACAGTAAAAAGCTAACCGCTCAGAAAACCTCTGGGCGGTTTTGCTTTTTTTGCTATAATATTAGATATGGCAACTCAGGTGTACAAAACAGGGTATGTAGAAACTATCAATGGTAAGATTATTAATGTTAAACCATTAAAGCTTAAATACCTTAGAGAATTTATGGATGCATTCCAATTTATCAAATCGTCTCAGGACGATGACCAAGCCCTATCTTTTGTTTGTGAATGTGTCAGGGTAGCCATGAAGGAATTTTGTCCAGAACTGGTGTCAATACAAGATATTGAAGATAACTTCGATATGGAAAATCTGTATGGTGCACTTAGGTTTGCTGCCAACATTAATATTGAAGATAATGATGTAGAAGTTAGTGAGCAAGCAAGTAATGATGAAGAAGGAAACAAGTGGGATTCCCTTGATTTGGTTTCCTTAGAGTCAGAGGCATTTATGCTTGGAATTTGGACTGACTATGAAGAGCTAGAATCTTCCATCTCTATGCCAGAACTAATAGCAATTCTTGATGCCAAGAGAAACAAAGAGTATGACGAGCAAAGATTCTTGGCTGCGTTGCAGGGTGTTGACTTAGACGAACAAACTGGCAAAAAAGAGCAAGATCCTTGGGAAGCCATGAAGGCAAGGGTATTTAGTGGTGGACAAGCTACCAATGAAAATGATATACTTGCATATCAAGGAGTAAACGCAAACAAGGCTGGATTTGGTATTGGCATGGGCCTTGACTATGAAGATTTACGCCAAAACTAATGCCTTTGTATGATATAATAAAATAATCAAAAAGTTCTTAGGAGGAACAGTGTCAGATAACAAAATCACACTCATCGATGGAACTGAAGTAGCCATTAGACCACTAAAGGTTTCGCTACTTAGACAGTTCATGAAAAAGTTTGAAGGACTGCCAAAGGTGGCAGACGACAACGGTAAGTCTATGGACTTGCTAATGGAATGCGTACAGATTGCAATGCAGCAGTATGCACCAGACTTGGCAGATGACAAGGCAAAGCTTGAAGATAATATCGACTTGCCTACAGTCTACAGAATTATCGAAGAGGCTTCTGGATCAAACCTGGCAGAACAGGGCTTTACAGGGCTTCAGTAATAGAGGAGCTTCGTTTGAATGGCTGATATCCAATCAAATATAAATGTTAATATTGATACCGCTAGTGCTGTAGCGTCTATTAAGGCACTGCAGTCACAGATATCAGCCTTTCAAAAGGAGATGGCAGCATCTTCTAGAGCAAACGTTTTAGCTGCCAAAAATTTACAAAAAGCATTTATTGATGACATCAATGCTACAGGAAAGTTTTCTGCAAGCATTAAAGAAATCTCATCAACAGCAGATTACTTTACTAGATCACTAGAAAAGAATAAGCTTTCGCTTGGCGAATACTTCCGTTACGGAATGGGTGCCAGCAAGTCATTCTCAAAATACTTTCAGTCTGAATTTGAAACAATAAATAAGGTTGCACGTGAACGTGTAAAAGACCTACAGACACAATACGTATCACTTGGCCGTGATGCACAGGGTGCACTCAAAGCAATTTCGATTAGACCACTTGCTCTTGACATGGAGAACCTTGGCACAAAAACTCAGATAGCTGCACAACGTGCACAAATCTTTAATCAAATCCTAAAGCAGGGTTCTACACAACTTCTTAACTTTGGTAAAAACACACAGTGGGCTGGTCGTCAGCTTATGGTTGGTTTTACAATTCCACTTTCAATCTTTGGAAGCAAGGCTGCTCAAATGTACAAAGACATGGAAGAAGCAGCTATTAAATTTAGACGTGTTTATGGAGATGCAACAACTTCAAATGCTGAAACAGAAGGCATGATCAAGCAGATCCAAAGACTTGGTCTAGAGTTTACAAAATATGGTGTTGCCCTTTCAGACACAATGGAGCTTGCTGGTAAGGCTGCAGCGATGGGTAAGACTGGTGCTGACCTACTTGGACAAATTTCTCAGGCAAACACTTTGTCAGTATTGGGTGGGGTAGACCAACAGCAGGCACTAGAAACAACCATTACACTTACCAATACATTTGGATACAGCACAGAAAATCTTGCTAGAAAAGTTGACTACCTTAACGCTGTTGAAAACCAGACAGTTCTATCAATTGAAGATTTGACAATCGCTATTCCTAAAGCTGGTCCAGTAATTAAACAGCTTGGTGGAGACGTTGAAGACCTTGCAGTATTTATGACCGCCATGAAAGAAGGTGGAATTAATGCATCTGAAGGTGCAAACGCCCTAAAGTCTGGTATCGCATCACTTATTAATCCAACTAAAGCATCATCTGCAATGCTTATGAATTATGGAATTAATCTTAGAGATCTTATTTCAAAAAATCAGGGTAACGTATCTGGACTTGTAAGAGACTTCTCTTCTGCACTAGATACACTAGACCCAACAACAAGAGCCCAAGCAATTGAAAAGATGTTTGGAAAATTCCAGTTCTCACGTATTTCAACTTTGCTTCAGAACATTTCGAAAGATGGAACTCAGGCAGCTAGAGCACTTGAGCTAAGTCAGATGTCAGCTGCTCAACTTGCAGCTATGTCCAGAAAAGAATTGCAGCAAGTAGAGAACTCTCCTCTATACAAGTTCCAACAATCAATTGAAAAGTTTAAAGCCTCTATGGCACCAGTAGGTGAAGAGTTCATGAAAATGGTTACTCCACTGATTGAATTTGGAACTAGAATTCTTGATCTATTCAATAACATGTCTGATGGATCAAAGAGATTTGTAACTATTCTTGTTGGTGTAGTGGGTGGTCTAGCACCAGTATTTATTATGACATTCGGTTTGATTGCTAACGCCCTCGCAAATGCTATGAAGGGTTTCCTCTTTTTAAGACAACGTATTCTAGGACTTAAGTCAGACACTAACGATCTTGGAGAGCAAACTCAGTACATGTCAACTGAGCAGCTTGAGGCTGCAACAGTTGCTGCTTCGCTTGACCAGGTTCACTCAAAGCTTATTCAGACTTTCACATCAGAAGCTGCAGCAATTGATCAACTAAGAATTGCTACAGAAAGAGCTGTAGCTGCACAATCACGTATGGGTGGAGTTAGGGCTGCAGGCAATAGAAAAGCCCAAAATTTTGCAGATGGTGGAATTGTAGTTAAGGGTCCTGGTGGTCCAAAAGATGATGCAATTCCTGCAAACCTATCTAATGGTGAAGTAGTTCTTTCAGTAGAAACTGTTAAGGACAACCCAGCAGTTGTTGATGCACTGTTGGCTGGACAAAAGATTCAGGTTCCTGGATATGCCAACCAGGGTGTTGCTGGCGATGGTGGAAGACACCAAAGAACAGCATCATCTGGATATCAGCAGGCACACTTCTCTGGCTTCCAGCAAAGAACTGGTGCAGAGCTACTATCTACTGCACAACAAGGTAGCAAGCTATTTGAAACAATAACCGCAAAGCTTGAAGAACAGGCAAGACATCTAGGAATGACATTCGATCAAGTTCTTGATCACGTATTCCAGGCTTACGACAACCGTGTTGTAAATATGTCTAGCAAGTTAAATAACCTTTTTGGACAATCTGGAAAGGGTGGAGGCATAGAAGCCAAAGCTGTTAAGGATGAATTCGGCAAATCTAGAGGTGCTGCACATGGTGCAATGGCTGCTCAGCTAAAGAAAAACGGTGTAGCTGACGAAGAGATTAAGTCTCTACTTAAAGAATTGGCAGATGAAGTAGACAAGGGGCTTTCAGAGTTTGGTGACGAAGTCCTAATGACTGGAGAAGACCTAGACTCAGTAATACAAAAAGCATACGAAACAGTTTCTAACGGCAACAAGAATCTCAAGAAGGCCTATGATGAGCTATCTCAAATTTCTGGATTTGCATCAGAAAAGAGGGGTAAGAATGGAGAGATCACTAGACTAGGCATTACAGATAGATCGTCTGCATCACCATTCTATAAGGGCTCAACCCAGAGAACAAAGAATTATAGTGCTGGAGTTGCATACTCTGAAACACCAGAAAAGTCTCCATGGTCAGATGTTTCAAGAAGATACTTCTCCGATGCTCAAGTCAAGGTATTTGATGAAATCAGAAAGATCGATTCAAGCATTTCAGATGCGATTATTCAAGAGGGAGATGCTGTTAAGCGTCTCGCAATGCTTGAACAAGAAGCTAGAAAACTTGGTATTGATATTCCAGAAAGCATTATGCAGGGATTCCACGATGGTGTTGTAAAGGTAACAGACCAAGCATCACCATCAAGAGAAGCACATGTGCTTGGAGAAAACTCTGGACAAGGATATCTTGACGGAGCCAAATCAAAAATTGATGATGCACAAGCTGTTGGTGAACAGGCTGGAGATGCACTTGCTAGAGGTGCTGCTTCAAGAGCATCCCTATATGGAAATGCAGAGATTACTCCAGCACTTAAAGCAGCTAGAAGAAAGTTTGGCAGTGTTGAAAACATTCCTTCTGGTGTACAGGCTAAGCTTGGAGTCGGAACAAAAGAAACATCCCAAGAAGCTTCTAGACTAGCAAAAACTTTTAGTGGTCTTAATGGCAAGATCATGGGATTCTCTGGAATCATCAGCACAGTTAGCCTTGGTATGCAGATGTTTGGTGTAGACCTTGGATCAACTGGAGCTGCACTAACAAATCTTTCAAATATTGCATTTGGTCTTTCTGCTGCCTGGAGCCAGCTATCACAACTCAAGGGCATTCAAAACTTTATGGGTGGACTAGGTGGACTAGATGTGGCAGGAATGTTTAAGAACAATGGAATCTTTAAGGGTATCGGCCAGCTTGGAAAGGGAATTTTTGAGCTAGCACCTAAGTTCTTCAAGTTAGCAGGATGGGTTGGTGTTGCAATCCTGGCATTTGAGGGTATCTCATGGCTAATGAATGTTGCAAAAGAACAAGAGCAAAAGATTACTGGTCTTGGTGATGCAGCAAATATTGCTTCAGAAAAACTAAATAAATTTGCTTCTGACTTTGGTCTAGCTTTTGCAGCTGATACTGATTTTGGTGGAATGATTGGTGGAGGATACCAAAGTGCTCAACAGCAAAAGGCACAGGACAAGGGTCTAAGCCAATACGAAGGTGACACACGTGAAGACAAGCTAAAATCATTTGCTTCAGACTATGAGGCAGAAATCAATGGTCTTAAAGGTGGAACCAAGCAGCAAGCAATGGCAGCACTTCAGTCTGAGGCAAGAAAGCAAGCACTCAGTGGTTCTACAGAAGAGATGACAACAGCATTTATTCAAACTCTTATCGATGCATCAAATGATCCAAAGCTAAAGAAGATTAATGTTGGTAAAGAAATTATTGGAAATATGTTTAAGCCAACTGCAGATAACGTCCAGGCACTTGGTGACGGAATTTCTAAAACAGTAGATGCTTATGGTAAGACAGCAGCAAAGGATCAATCTCTTAATGATCAGCGAACAGCTAACTTGTCTTCTGGATACATGTATTATGGTCGTGGTGGTTCTATGGCTGGCATGCAACCAGTCAAGAGCACGGAGACTAGAAGATCAGAAGCACTACTTGCTGGGCAAGTAAAGGGTGGTGCTCAAGCACTAAAGAACCAATTTGACACAAGCAAAGACAAGAATGCTCTAGCAACATATAAGAAGGGCATTGAGGGTCTTATCAATCCTTTGAACAAGCTTAAGGGTGCTGCCAAGGGTAATGCAATTAGTGCAATTGCAAAGGAAGTTGGAGGAAAGCTTCCAGACATGATTAAGAAGACTAACGATGCAGGCAAGCAAATCTTGCTGCTTAAGCTAGCCTTATCTGGAAACATCTCTCCTGAACTAGAAAAGAAAATTAATAGTCAAACAGTTACGACAAAAGAATTGACAGATGCTCTTTATGCAGCACAAGCTGCACAAGATGCTAAGAATAAGTCAGACGCATCAGCAGAGGCTAAGGCTGGAATGCAAGACCTTATTGCAAACAACCAAGCACAGATTGATACATACTACGGCCTTGTTGCAGCTGGCTTTGCTGCAGCAGATGCAGTATCCCTAATGGGTGATGCCTCTGTTCAGGCTGCAGTAGCAGCTGGACTTGCAGCAGATCAGGTGGCTCAGCTAAAGGGTCAGCTGGCAGAACTAGCAAAGATTAATGCATCATCTGGTGGAAGCAAGGAGAATCCTTTTAAGGATGCTATTGAATCACTAAAGAGCCAGATTAAAGAATCAAAGAATTTGATGACAGCTTACAGCAAACTAAAGGCTGCTGGGCTAAGTATTGCAACATCCTGGAAGTATGCAAATGATGCAACTGTTGCAGCTGGACTTGCAGCAGCAAAAACCAAGGGACAGATCAAGCAGATCGTTGACAAGATTAAAGAGCTTGAGAAGCAACTAAAGGCTAATTCTTGGACAACATTCAGCAGAAACATGGACGATGCTACCAAGGCAATGAAAGATCAGCTAACAGTTACATCAAAGCTGACAGCAATGGGAGCAAGCCTAGAAGAGATTCAAGCATTGCTTGGTAATGAAGATTTCATGTTTGCATTTGCAAGTGGCAAGGTTGGTGCAGAACAGTTTGCTGCAGCACTAGCAAAGGTTCGTGAACAAGCAAAGATCAAGCTTGAAATTGAAATGTCTACCCCAGAGGGTATGCAAGCTAAGATTGATGAAGCTTACGGTAAGGTACAAGAAGCATTTACTGCACAAAAAGAAGCAATTGAAATTAAGTACGATGCCAAGATGAAGAGTGACAAGGATATTGTCAAGCAGGCAGAAGAAGACATTGCCAAGATTAATTATCAAATTCAAGGTTACGAAGCTGGCCTACAAGAAATTTCTTGGAAAGAAGATGAGATCAACAAGAGGTATGAGGATAGAACTAAAGCTCTTGATAAGATTCAAAAAGTTAATGAAGAAATTATTAGACAGCAAAAGTCTCAGCTTACAATTGCAGATGCTTTGTCACAAGGTGATATTGGTGCAGCTGCAAGAGCTATCCAAGAATCACAGGCAGCATCAGCAACAGCTGCAATGCAGTCACAAAGAGATGCTCTAGACACTGCCAAGGAACAAGAGCTTGGATCTGTTACAGATAGCCAGGGAAGAAATAGAGAGAGCCTAGAAGCTTCTATCCTTGACCTGAAGAAGCAAATATTTACTATTGAACAAGAACAGCTTGCACCAGCTAACGAAAGACTAAGACTTCTTGATCTTGAAAAACAGGGCGAAATTGACAGAATCACTGTGCTTGGAAAGACTGCAGCACAATGGGCTGCGATTAAGAGCGAGATTGACCTTGCTAGAGTAAACACAAATAACTTTAAGACTGCTATTGATAATGCATTTGGATCTGTTACTAAATTGCTTGCTGCTTATGCAAAGCTTGGCTCAAAGCCAGGAAACGTTACTGCAGTTGCTCCAGCACCTAGCACAACCACTACCACAACCAAGCCAACTACTACCACAACAACCACTCCAACCGCAGTTGACTGGAGGGGTATTCCAACTACAGTAAATACAACAACATTGGCTGGTATTGCTGCTGCTTCTGGAACAACTGTTGATAAGCTTGTACAACCTACAAAGTCACAGATTCCTGCAGGAGTTCCATCTTCTGCACTAATCTCTGGTTTGGGTAGCCGTGTAATGTCAGCAATGGGATTCAACTCTGGTGGTAGAGTCCCTGGTGCTGGAAATACAGATACAGTTCCTTCAATGCTAACTCCAGGAGAGTATGTTGTGAATAAGGATGCAGTAAGCAAGTATGGCTCAGGACTACTATCTGCAATTAATGATGGAAGTTTTAATCCAAATGTTGGCTCTCCATCATTCAAGGTTCTTCCTAAGCCAAATGTAAACATTGGTCCTTCTGGACAAACTGCTGCCACAGGCTCGTCTTCAGTGTATAATAATTATACGCTAAGTGTAAATGTTAAGTCTGATGCTAATCCAAACGAAATTGCTAAGGTTGTTATGGATAAGCTAAGAACAGTAGAGTCACAGAGGGTAAGAGGAGTTAGAATTTAATGGCAACGCAAGCATACCTGCAGGGTAGAAGAACGTATACTAGACCACACGCAATGATGTGGTCAGAACAAGCACCAACTGTTGTTAATGGTCAATATGTTCCATACGGTCTAGAGATGAACGATTCAGTGCCAGCGTTGACAGCTACAGAGTTGCAGAATCAATTCTTGATTCTTACTGATGACAATAGAAAGCCATTACAGTTTAAGCCACAAAGAATTGAAACACGTAAAAGAATGATTAATGGACAGATGCGTTCATATCACACTGCAGACAAGTTTACAATATCTACTTCTTGGGACCTAGTGCCATCTAGAGGATTTGCTACCTATCCACAGTTTAATGCCATCACTGGCAAGACAGCACTGACAGATCCATCACTACAATATACAACTGATGGAGGTGCAGGTGGTGTAGATATGCTTGATTGGTATCAGAACCACACTGGATCTTTCTGGGTATATCTATCCTATGATAAGTATAATGAATTTGCAAAAGATCAGTTCAGATTTCAACGCTTAGGAGAATATCCACAAGCCATGGAAATGTTCATATCATCTTTTGACTACGATGTCGTGAAGCGTGGTGGATCAACACACGATCTATGGAATGTAAGCATAACGCTGGAAGAGGTTTAAATGTTTGGAAATCAGACATTAGTAAATTACCTCCAGAAAGCTTCCTCTATTGACGTTAAGCCAATAATCCTTGCTGAATGGAATATGAATATTGCAGAAAACTTTGATGCAATTGGTAACTACAGATATAGAAAAACATCAAACTCAATCTACTCAACTTTACCATCAACCTACGACAGGTATGACCAGGGCAACTACTATACAGGTGCAACACAATCAGATGTCACTCTAGACAACGGATATGACGATTCCAACCAGCCACAACAATTTACATCAGTAGATGAAAACATGAAAAATCTATTTTCTCTAGAGGAATGCTTTGGCAAGTATAGACCACGTTCAGGAATCAATAAAGCTAGATTAACAAAATTCTGGGGGTACTCATCTAAAGATGTTGCAAGTAGACCTAGGTACTATGTTGCAACAAGAAAAGACAAGTTTAAGTATTGGACATCGTATAGGTATGAGTCTGGACTAGCTAAGGGCATATCATATAGTCTGCCAGCAGGTGGCTACGGTATTGATGATGCCTGCCCATTTATCGTATACAAGGATTCTGTGCCAACCAACAGAATTGTTGTAAAGATGCAGACACACGTTGGTTCTAAAAACAACGGTCCATTCTACTCATCTACTGGTTCACAATTTTCTGACCCATTTTTTGGATATCAAAATTCACAAACTCCAGCAACATGGAGGATTCAATATTTAGAAGATTCTGTATGGAAAGACGCTATATCATTTTCATCAACAGATGTTAGATCTGGAAATCGTCCAATCATTGGTCCAGATGGAAATGTAGAAATTGCATATGGCCTAAAAGTTCCAAATAACTTTAAAAATACATTCAATTTTAAAAGAATAATCAAGACAGTTGAAATGCTTCCTAACAATGATGTTGTTGGTTCAGCATACCTGTTTAAGCCAACAGAAACCTCTAAGGGTATTCTGTATATATTTAATGGGTCAGCTTTCATCGGATATGATGCACAGTACGAGTGGTCACTGCTAGACGGTGTAGTTGATTACAGGAATGTGGTTGACAAGTTGTCAAATCCAGACTACTTTATCAACACACTTACTGGACTTAGACAGTATGAAAAGTTTGTAAATATTTATGGTCTGAGAGTAGTTGTTGAAACAATGAACACTGATGGCTCATCATTTGACCTAATTGAAATGTCTCCAAGACTTGTTGCAGACATGACAGATATGGTTACAGACTATAGCGTTACCAAATCGTTATCTGACTTGGGTGCATCTGGAATGCCAGTTGGACAATTGCTAGCAGGTACTGGTTCTGTAAAGCTCTTTGACTATAATCAAACATTTAACGAAAACAATCCAGCAAGCGTTATTAAAAACTTTATCAGACAAAACATAAAGTTCATGTTCTATGAGCAAATGTCAGATAACAATGGAAATCAGTATATGATTCCAATTAAAACTTTGTACTCATCTACACGACCAGCAATCTCTGGCGGTAACAGAGACGTATCTATCGAGCTAAGAGACCTAACACACCTAATGGAACAGACCTCATGTCCAGAGCTAATGATGGTAGATGTTAGCTTTAGTGTTGCTGTAACAACTTTGCTAGACTCAATTGGCTTTACAAACTATAAATTCTACAGAACATCTGGTGAAACAGAGATCACCATTCCATACTTTTATACAAATCCAGAATCATCTGTCCTACAAACATTGCAAGATCTAGCAATTTCTGCACAGGCAGCAATGTTCTTTAATGAAGAAAATGATTTTATCATCATGAGCAAAAACTACATGATGCCAACAACTGCCCAAAGACCTACAGATTTTATTCTGAGTGGAGAAAAGACAGATGCAATTTCAGCAAATATTGAAAGCATTTCTACTCAAGACAGTAAAGTATTTAACAATGGATCTATTAGTTATCAAGAAAAGTATATTCAGAGATCGTATGGTTCATTGAAGCAAGCAATGCTTTTGGATCGTAATAAGACCTGGATATATAAGCCAGTTCTTCTATGGGAAGCTGCTGGAGATCAAAACACAAAGACACAAACTGGTCAAATTAGTAATGCATCAAACTACACCCTATCTGCAGTACCACTAAACTCTGCTTTATCTTCTCAACTTCCAGAGGTTGTTGGTGGACAAATCAGAAACAACACAATGGACTTGGGGGAAGGAGTCTATTTCCTATCTAGATATAATGGATATTTTTATGCAAACGGTGAAGTTATAAGATATGATGCAGTACAATACTCAATACCAAATGGCCCAGGAAATGTTTGGATCCAGAGTGCACAGGAATACTCTGACTATTTTCAAGATGTAAAGTTTGCAAAGTCAATGTTCCCAACAGGACTAGTTAGAATCTATTGCGAGCCATTCTATGAAGAAGTAAATGGAGTAACAGTATTTAAGAACGGTCCAGTTAATAAGCATGGAAGAATGCAATTTAATACAGGCCAGCGTAATTCAGCTGGGGTATTAGAGCCAGTTACACATAATGCTGGACTTGCCCTAGAATGGTCAAGTCAGTCTGTAAATCCAACAAGAGGATGTAAGGTATCACTAAACACTACCCTTAACTTCGATCCTAAAAATGCAAAAACAGCTTCTGTTGCTGCACAAGTTGGAAATGCAGGAGTTGCAAACTCAACTGTATCAAGTGCACTAAGAGCTGGAATTATAAAGAACTCTATGGGTGGTACAGACAAGACTGATGCTCAAGTGGCTGCTTTGCAAAATACAGAAATTGGAACAGTTCAGTCATCAGCATTAGTAATGACTGGTCCAACATTCGCATCAGATATTATGGCTCAAGACTACATCTCTTATGTTCCCAAAACACTTTCTCAGGTATATGCTCACTACGGCACTAGATTGAGAATCATTGGCCAGTATGAAGATGGAAAGCAAAAGAAGCAGTCTCCAACAGGGTCTATGGGATACTACGATAATGGAAAAACTGGTGGAGCTTCAGCAGGTATCGCTGTCCTTTTGAATAAAGAAACCAATAATGGATACTATTTTGAGTTATGTGCACTAACAAATGATAGTGTGACGAACACAACGACTGACCCAGATACTGGAGAAGTTACATCAACAAATGTTGTATTTAATGATGTTATATTTTATAAGATTAAGTCTGATGGCAGTGGGAATGCTGTGCCAATTAAGCTATGGGGCGGTATTGCAAATATTCTTGTAGACACTGGAATGTTTGTCGGTCAGAGCAGGGTATATGGAGAAGACAATCCAACAATATACGACCTATCTGTAGAGCACGAAACACTTGGTAATGGATCAAAGCGTTTCTACCTTTACATCAATAATAGATCAGTTGCTGTGGTAGATGACGAGAATCCACTTCCAGAATATACATCTTTTGCACCTTTCATTAGAGGAACTAGCAAGGCGATGTTTGAAAATGTGTATGCACTCAAAAAGCGTACAATTGATGATTCAACTGCATCGCTTTCAACACCAGTACAGTCATCAATTTTTGGAATCAATAATGTATCAGCTGATGATGCACTTAGAAAATATTCTCTTAGTGGTGCAATCCAGCAAACATACCTCTCTGACATAAGCAGTGGTTCAGGTGCAGGACATGACATATACTTTGATGAATTTGGAACTATCATGCGTGAGGCTGCATATTTTAATATTAAATATGATAAGGCATGGCCAGCACTCAATGCTAAGATTGCACCAACATTCACTAGACAAAAGGGGTACACAGTTTCTGGATTTACCCCAACCGCATATGGTGCAGACTTCATAGTCTTTAATAATACAGATACTGTAATCAGCTTGGACGAAACCACTGGTAACTATTTGAGAATTCAGGGTGTAACTTTTACTCAAAATTCAGATAGAAAGCTAACAGTTGACGACTTCTTTAGTCTTAACTCAGACCTATCTAACGTTGACCAGCTAAACAAAAATCCACTAAAGTCACCAGTAAAAGCTAGCAAAACGTCCTACTCAATCAAGGCAAGCAGAAAGTCATATGGTAATTTGGAATTTTCAATTAATGCCAAATATATTCAAAATGCTGCTGCTGCAAATAGTCTGATGGAATGGATGATCAATAAGGTGATGAAGCCAAGAAAGTCTGTTGGTGTCAGTGTGTTTGGTGGTGGAGTATTACAGTTGGGTGATATCGTACAAATTTTCTGGACAGAAAATGATGTAGATCAGATCGTTGATAGAAACAAGAGATTCGTTGTTTATTCATGCGAGTACCAAAGAGGCGTAGATGGACCATCATCAATTATTTATCTTAGCGAGGTTACAGAATAATGGCTAAAGCAGCTCCTAAATCAACACCTACTCCAAAGCCAACACCAGCTCCTAAACCAGCTCCTACTCCTAAGCCATCTCCAGCACCAGCCCCAAAGGCAGTTGCAGCTAAGGCACCTGTAGCTACAAAGGTTGTGGTACCAAAAGTTACACAGTCTGTTGCGTCACCATTTCTAGCTCCAACATTTAGACCAGTGGGCAACTTTTTACCAAATAATATGTCTACCGTTATTCCTAAATCTTTAGCTAAGCCAAAGCCAACAGGTTCTAAGGGATCAAGCACACTGGATAATTATGTATATCAAAAGCAGATGGATTTGTCAAACGCTAAAAAAATTGCTGCTGATGCTGCAAAGAAAAATGCTGGACGAATTCCATCTACTTTGGAAAACTATGTTTATCAATCACAGGTTAATCTTTCAAATGCTAAAAAAGCAGCAAAGAATGTTAATGTTAAGCCTGCACCAAAGATTACCAAAGATAGAGTTGAAAGGATGCAGCCACCATCCAAGCCAAAACCAACTCCTAAAAAGACAACCACCAAAAAGACAACTACTAAAAAGACAACTACCAAAGCACCGATAATTCCACCACCAGTACTAGAAGTACCAGAGATTGAAATTCCAGTAATTGAGGCAGTTCCATACACTCCTCCAGCTGCTGCTTCGGGATCTTCAAAACCAGACACAAAGCCTGCAACTCCAGACTTAATAATGATAACTGACGAGGCCTTCCCAGTAGAGCTTATCACAGACCTACTATTTGAAGACATTGGTGGAACTGAGATTTTGAATATAGCTAGGCATGACCTAGTCGATGGTGCTGAGCTATCATATCAGCAAATATCTAATATGTCAAGGGTTACTACTGTTTCTGGTGGTGCAAACCTTCAATCACTTACTCAGACATCAGAAGACGTATTCAGCCAATTCCCACTAAAAAGATACCAATATGTGCCAGCAGATACAGATGATCCAAGCGGTATGAATAGAAATGTTTACTTAAATAGTAATGGCGATTTGGTGGTAGAATTAACTGGAGTAGATAGCTCATATCAGCTAGAGGTATCTTTTCAGGTTGGTGCTGTTAGTGATATAATATACTAGAGGAAAATTATGCTTACAAATAAAGGACAAACGATTCTATCAAAATACTTGATAGGACAAACAAACTCATATGCTTCGCATATTGCTATTGGCTGTGGACAAAGACCATACTCAACTACGGACGATATCACATACGCCAACATTGCCGAACAAAGAGCAGCCAAGTCTTTAGAGTTTGAAATGCTCAGACTTCCAATTAAGTCTAGAGGATTCCTAACAGATGTCAACGCTACATCGCCAATCAATATGATAACCGTAAATGGAAGCAGCATTACATACGAGTATATCTCTGGTGGAACCCCACAGTCACTACCATTTGAGGTGGGAGATAGAGTTAACGTAACTGGGGTTGCAGATACAAGATTTAATGTCGTGGATGCAATTATTGTCTCCAAAAGTAGCACATCATTTACCATTAAGAAAAACACTGGATACTCAGGTCCACAGCTACCTTTACCAGGTACGGTGACATCTTACTATACTAGCATTGTTCTATCTGCTGATCTTCCAACAGAAGAAAGATATGAGATAACAGAGATTGGTCTTTATCCAGCAGTATCCAACCCTGATGCAGGTTCTCAAGATAGCAAAAATATATTTGCATTTTCTCAGTCTGAAAACTGGGTATATGAATCTACAACAGGTTCAGAATCAATTCCAGTAGTATATTCAAAGCTCGATGCAAGCAATGAAGCTGGAAATATTGATGGCACTTATAATGGCAAAGACTGCTATGTGCTTCACACAAACTCAGACAATCATATTTTTAGCAACATCGCAAGAATTAATAGACACGAGACTTGCAGATTTTTAAATAACATTATTGCAGTTCGTGGAAATACATCTACAATTACATACAACACTGGGACAAAAGTTCTTACTAAGAATGCATCAAGCCCCCACATAAAGCTTAATGGCCTATCTCTTGGTTTTGACAAAAACTCACCATCCGATGAACTAAGACTAGCATTCTCAGTTTTGAGTAGACTTGGAACATCATCTACACCACCTGCACGTGTTCTAATTTCTATGGACTTTGTTACATCAGACGGATATATTGGAACACTGGATTATGTTGCAGAGAATTCAGTAGATGATCCGATGCTGAATTTTCAATCAAATAGATATATTGTTTTGAAAAAGTCATTGAGTGACTTGAAGAAAAATGATTCAAGATTTGCATGGAATAAGGTAAGCTCTGTATCTGTATACGTAAACGTTATAAATCAAGCAGGAGAAAAGACAGAAGACTTCTATGTTGCCCTAGATGCACTAAGGCTTGAAAATGTTTCTTCTGATAGTGCCATATATGGACTTACTGGGTATGCTGTTGTAAAGACTGTTAATGGAGTTACAATTAAAAAGCTTGCCAACACAACCAACTCTATTGAGTTTAGATTTGGATTTGATACATAATGGCTAATAAAAAAATAGTTATCCCCAAGGGTCAACTCCCTAGTCCAACATCAGACAACTCATTCTTAATTAAATACAGACTTATTGCTGATAGAACTAAGGCATCTGATTGGTCTACTACAGAAGTAGTTAGAAATGTGTCAGTTGCATCGTCTGCGATTGTTCCATCCTACAGTTCTGCTACCAAGATTTTGTCTGTTGTTTGGCAACCATCAAACACAAACCTATATGATGTTTTTGTTAGATATGGATCAAGTGAAACATTTACTTATGCTGGATCGACAATGGCTACAAACTATTCAATTATTGTGCCAGAAGCCAATTGGTCATCTACGGCAGTCGTCAGGGTACAGTCAAATACTTCCTCTCACGAAATTTCCAATAGTTTGCTGGTAGCCTTGACATCTACCATTAATCTGGTATAATCTTATAAGGAGAAAACATGGCAAATATACTAAGAACACCAAGTGCAGGTCAGCCAATTGATGCAACCTATTTGCTAGAGATTGCTAAAGCTGTCAATGACCTATCAGACAGAATTGCTGCAACGTCTACCATGCAGTACTTGACAGTAGACACTAAGTCAGTAGGCAAGCAGTCAATCAAGACATCAGAGGCTAGAATCATTGGTGCATACACTGATGTATTCAGTGGCACTGTTACTGCTAACCAAGAAAAAGAATGGTCCATTGACTTTCCGCCAGACTTTAAGTATCCACCAATAATTACAGCAACCCCAGTAGCGATTACTGGTAGCTCTTCTGGAACTGGTGTTAGTGTTGTTATTAAGACTATTTCAAAAAGCAAGGTAACTGGTGTGGTCAGCTTTTCCACTGGTGGTAACTTCGCTATTGGTGTAAACGTCATTATTGTTGGAATTCCAAACTAAAATGGATAAGCCCAAAAAGAGGTATGGGGCTTTAACAAGAGAAGAATACAACAATGCTCCTGTTATTCCTGGAAGTAAAAAAGTATTCTTTTTAAACGGAGATTTGGTTAGAGCACACCATCTAAATAGATCTGATGGTATTATGTCTGTTTATAATATTACAAAAGATCAGATAGAAAGTTGTTTAATTAGTGATTTTAAAACCAAAAGAGAAAGAGCATTTACTGTTGGCGAGACTGCTAGTTTAGTTAATCGTCATAAAAAGTATATGCCATCATTGGTTAGAAGAGGCATTGTTCCGCCTGCTATGGGGTCTCAGAAGGGCGGAGAGACTGGTTGGCAAGTCAGGTCTTACTATTCGGAGTCGCAAGTTTTTGCACTTCGTGATATACTGGCTTCATATCACATTGGGCAACCAAGAAAAGATAAGCTTGTAACGAATAACATTACACCAACACGCCAAGAGTTGACAAGGCGTATGGGAGATGGTATACTTACATATACAAAAACAGAAGATGGCAGATTCATTCCAGTCTGGTCTGAATCAATCTAGTAAGGAAAACGGGTATGGAAAACGAAAACACTAAAGTTGGTGTAACTCTTGGTTACACTCTAAATCTGGGAAACTTCCAGTCGCTAAGGATTGACCTTAACGTTATTGATAACAAGCGTGAGAGCGAAACTATTAACGAGGCTTTTGATCGTGTCTACTCTTTTGTAGAGACGAAGCTTGCTGAAAAAGTTACAGAAGCAAAGTCTGAAGTCGAATAATGGCTGAACGCAAAGACCGAATGGCTTTGCTCAGTCGTTACTCAAAATTGCACACACAGCGATTTGAGCAAAAGCCTACACTGAATCTGAATGTAGAGCAATGGGCTGCTGATGCACTCATTGAGTCGTACGGCATGTCAGCATGTTATGATTTACTAGAATATTATTTTTCTGTTGCACAAAACCCAACATGGAAATATTTTGCAAATTATGCACATGATATAATTGACAAACAAGAGCAACATAGAATAGACGCACAAGAAAGAAAACAACGAAGAGAAATGGCAAGGAAGTGGCTAAGTGAATAATACAGAAGCAAAAGTAATATCAGCCGTACTTGCAGATAAGCAGATGCATGTTCTTCTACAGGCAAACGTAGAAAATATTTTAAAGACACACAAAGACATCTGGAACTTTCTTCGTCTCTACTTTGAGCAGAATGCTTCAGTCCCACCAGTATCTTTGGTTGTAGAAAAGTTCAGAGACTTCTCTCCAGTAGAAGGTGTTGGTGCAACAAAGCACCACCTAGAAGAATTGCAGTCAGAGTATATGACTGATAGCCTAAAGGATATTCTTCGTACTGCTGCAGCAGATGTGCAGGCAGACAAAGGCGTAGAGGCACTAGAAGCCATCATCTCCAAGACATCAGAGCTACGCAAGAATACAGCTGCTATCCGTGACATTGATGCAACAGACTTAGAGTCAGCAATCGCTTACTATGAAAACGTAAAGAAGCAAGCAGAGCTAGGTCTATCTGGAATCAAGACTGGTCTGCCAGGATTTGACAACTATCTTCCTGCTGGAATTATGCCAGGACAACTTGGAGTAATGCTTGCATACCCAGGTATTGGTAAGTCATGGCTATCCCTATATTTTGCGGTACAGGCATGGAAGCAGGGTAAGTCTCCAATGATCGTATCACTTGAAATGAGTGAGACAGAAGTTCGTAACCGTGTATTCGCTATTATGGGAGATGGCCTATGGTCACACAGAAAGCTTTCGTCTGGACAGATTGAGATTGAAGACTTGAAGATGTGGCACAAAAAGGCACTTCAAGGTAAGCCAGAATTCCACATTATTTCTAATGACTCAGGTGGAGAAGTTACACCATCTGTTCTTCGTGGAAAGATTGATCAGTATAAACCAGACTTCGTTGTCGTTGACTACCTACAGTTGATGAGTCCAAACCAGAAGTCAGATAATGAAACCGTACGCATGAAGAACCTTTCTCGTGAACTAAAGCTGATGGCCATTGCTGAAGAGGTCCCAATCATTGCAATTTCATCTGCTACTCCTGATGATGTTACAAAGCTCGATACCGTTCCTACTCTTGGTCAAACTGCTTGGTCTCGTCAGATTGCATACGATGCTGACTGGGTGCTTGCTCTTGGTCGTGGAACAAACTCTGATATTATTGAGTGCGTATTCCGCAAGAACCGTAATGGATTCATGGGTGAGTTTTTGGTACAGGCTGACTTTGATAAGGGATACTACAAGTACAAGGACTTTGAGGATAAGTAATGTACACCACTGATCAGATTAAGAAGGTTTTAATTGGCTCTGGGCTAACCATCGAAAAAGAGGTTGACACAGACTACATTATTTTCTGTCCATTCCATGCTAACAATAGAACTCCAGCAGGAGAAGTTGACAAGAATACAGGAAAGTTCTTCTGTTTTTCTTGTCACCATATTGCTGACTTGATAGAACTTGTTATGCACACTACTGGAAGAACCTACTTTGAATCTGCTCGTTTTATTAAGTCAAGAGAAGGTCTGTCATCAATCACCACAGACATTGAGAAAAAGCTGATTATGGTTCCAGATTATACTCAATATGATCAGGTACTAATTAAGAGATTAAACATACAAGCTTTGGATTCACATAGAGCAATGCAGTATTTTGCAGGTCGCTCTATAACTGAATCTTCAGTAAGAAAGTTTATGCTTGGATTCTCAGAGAAGCAAGATATGGTAACGATTCCAGTTTCTGCACCAGATGGAATGGAAGTTGGATTCGTTGGTAGATCTATCGAGGGCAAGGATTTTAAGAATACGCCTGGGCTTCCAAAATCAAAAGTTTTGTTTAACCTACACAGAGTAAAAACATCTAATAGGGTATATGTTGTCGAGTCATCATTTGATGCAATTCGTTTAGATCAAGTTGGTCTTCCTGCAGTTGCTACTCTTGGTGCTAATGTGTCAACTAAACAAATAGAACTTCTTCGCAAATACTTCAATTCAGTATTTGTAATTGCTGATAACGATGAGGCAGGTGGCAATATGAAAAATAAGATTGTTGAAAATCTTAAGTCTATGGTCACTGTAATTAAGCTAGATAGCAAGTACAAAGACATTGGAGATATGAACGATGAAGACATAAAAAGGCTAGATATGTCATTTGACAAATCAATAATGGCCATGCTACAATAATACAACAAACAACAATAAGGAGAACACCATGGGTGTAATTAAAGGGCTAAAGGATATCAATGCAATCCTTGATAAGCCAAAATTCGAAGGTACAGGAACAAAGGTTCGTTGGGTCAAGCTTGCAGATGGTCAGGCTGCTAAGATCCGTTTCGTTGAGGAGCTAGACTCTGATTCAGCACACTACGATGAGGCACGTGGCCTCTCAGTAGTTATTGCACAGCACACTAATCCAAAGGACTACAAGCGTATGGCTGCTTGTACCATGGAGACTGAAGGTCGTTGCTTTGCATGTGAAATGGCTCGTAAGGAGCCAAAGGCTGGATGGCGTTCAAAGCTTCGCTTCTATTGCAACGTACTTGTTGACGATGGCCTAGAGGCACCATACATTGCAGTTTGGTCACAGGGCGTTACCAAGCAGTCAGCATTCAACACAATTCGTGAGTACGCACTAGAGACTGGTTCAGTATCAAATCTTGAGTGGAAGCTAAAGCGTAATGGTCAGGGAACTGAAACCAACTACACACTTCTTCCTACCAAGCCAGATTCAGAGCCATTCAAGTGGGGCGAATTTGAATTCCACAACCTAGAGAAGGTTGTACGTGAAGTGCCTTACCCAGAGCAGGAAGCTTTCTACTTTGGTTTTGACACTCCGTCTGTAACATCAACCAACATCGATTGGTAATTAAGTTTGATTTGGGGGTGGCTTCGGCTGCCCCCATTTCATCCTATTTTCAAAACAACACTATATACAGAAAAGGAATTAAATGAGTTACGCTGGTCTACACGTCCACACACACTACTCACTATTTGACGGAATTGCAACACCACAGGAATATGTGGACCGTGCCGTAGAGCTGGGAATGCCAGCAATTGCAATCACTGACCATGGAAGTCTATCTGGACACCGTGAAATGTATCGTGCTGCTAAAGAAGCAGGAATCAAGCCAATCTTGGGTATCGAGGGGTATATCACAAAGGATCGCTTTGATCACACAGACAAGAAGGAAAAGAATGATCCTCTTGATCTTAACTACAATCACCTAATTATTATTGCCAAGAACTCTAAGGGTTTGCAGAACCTTAATAAGCTAAATGAGATTGCTTGGACTGAAGGATTTTATAAGAAGCCACGTATTGACTGGAACATCCTAGAAGAGTATAAGGATGGATTGATCATTACATCTGGATGTTTGTCTGGAGTACTTGCAAAGGCCATAGAAGCCAATGAGTTTGCGTATGCAAAAGAGCACATTCAGAAATGTAAGAAAATCTTTGGAGATGACTACTACATCGAGGTAATGCCACACAACCCACCAGAGATTAATAAGGCTCTCCTAGATCTGGCAGATGAGTTTGGCGTAAAGCCAGTTGTAACCCCAGACTGCCATCACTCTGACCCATCGCAAAAAGAGATTCAAGAGCTAAAGCTGATTCTTAACTCTTACTCTAATAAGGTTGAAAAGGGTGCAACCTATGATGGTTCTAAGAAGTATGACAACCTAATGGACCGTCTTGACTACCTGTATGGTGCTGACCGTCAGATGTCATTTAACAAGTTTGAGATTCATCTACTATCTGATGAAGAAATGCATAATGCCATGAAGGCACAGGGCATTGACCGTGAAGATATGTACGAGGCTACTCGTGAGATTGTTAACAAGGTAGAAGACTACAAGATTAAAGACCACCAAGACCTTCTTCCTGTACAGTATCAAAATCCTAATCAAGAACTTCGTGAGCTTGCAATTGCAGGACTAAAGGAGAGAGGCATTGAGACTGAGGAATATCTTGCAAGACTCGAAGAAGAGCTTGAGGTAATTGAGGCTAAGAACTTCGGCCCATACTTCCTTGTAGTACGTTCTATGATTGCATGGGCAAAGAAAGAAGGCATTATGGTGGGGCCAGGTCGTGGTTCTGCTGCTGGCTCATTGCTTTGCTATGCACTTGGTATTACTGATATTGATCCAATCGAACATGGTCTATTGTTCTTCCGTTTTATTAATCCAGAGCGTAACGACTTCCCAGATATCGATACAGACATTCAAGACTCACGCCGTGAAGAGGTAAAAGACTATCTTGTTCGTCAGTATAAGCACGTAGCATCTATTGCAACATTCTTGCAGTTCCGTGGTAAGGGTATGGTTCGTGACATTGCACGTACACTAAATGTGCCATTGCCAGATGTGAACAAGGTGCTAAAGGTTGTAGATGACTGGGATGACTATTGCTCATCAAAGCAGTCCGCATGGTTCCGTGAGAAGTATCCAGAGATTGAAACCTATGGAGATTTGCTTCGTGGTCGTATCCGTGGTACTGGTATTCACGCTGCAGGTGTTGTAACATCGAAGCAGCCTATCTTTAAGTTTGCACCACTAGAAACTAGAACCTCTCCAGGAAACAAGGAGCGTATCCCAGTTGTGGCGGTAGATATGGAAGAGGCAGAGCGTATTGGTCTAATTAAGATTGACGCACTTGGTCTAAAGACTCTATCTGTATTGCGTGATACTCTTGATATTATTGAGGAACGTCATGACAAGAAGATTGATTTGCTATCTGTAGATATGGATGATGCAAATGTTTATCGCATGCTTTCTGATGGATACACAAAGGGTGTTTTCCAGTGTGAAGCTACACCATATACAAACCTATTGGTTAAAATGGGAGTGAAGAATCTAGCAGAACTTGCTGCTTCTAATGCTCTTGTTCGTCCAGGTGCTGCTAATACTATTGGTAAGGATTACATTGCTCGTAAACAAGGTCGTCAAAATATTGATTACAAGCACCAAGTTATGAAGTCATTTACTGCAGAAACCTATGGATGTATTCTATACCAGGAACAGGTTATGCAGGCTTGTACAGAACTTGGCGGTATGACAATGGCTGAGGCTGACAAGGTTCGTAAGATCATTGGTAAGAAGAAGGATGCCAAGGAGTTTGACCAGTTTAAGGACAAGTTTGTCAAGGGTGCATCACGATTCCTATCACCAAACGTTGCTGAAGACTTGTGGACAGACTTTGAGGCACATGCTGGATACTCTTTTAACAAGTCTCACGCTGTAGCTTATTCAACGCTTTCGTACTGGACAGCATGGCTAAAGTATCACTATCCTCTAGAGTTTATGTACTCAATTCTTAAGAATGAGAAAGATAAGGATGCACGTACAGAGTATTTGATTGAGACTAAGCGTATGGGTATCTCTATTAAGCTGCCACACGTAAATGACTCAGATGCTGACTTCAAGATTGAGGGCAAGGGTATTCGTTTTGGATTGACTGGCATCAAGTATATCTCTGACAACATTGCATCTAAGTATATGGCTGCTCGTCCATTTAACTCGTACAAGGAGTTGGAAGAGTTTACATTTGGCAAGGGCAATGGAGTTAATAGTCGTGCACTACAGGCAATGAGAGTGGTAGGTGCAGCAACATTCCAGGATCAGCCTAGAAACGATGATGAGATTCGTGAGAACCTGTACGAGTATCTAAACCTACCAGAATTTAACATTTCAGTACCACAGCACTATCATGCCTTTATTAATGAGGTAGAAGAGTTTGAAGAGAAGGGGTCATTCATCCTAATGGGAATGGTCAAGTCTATCAAGCGTGGTAAGGGGTGGTCTCGTGTCGAACTACTAGATAAAACAGGAAGCGTAGGTATATTCGATGATGAACAGTCTACAATCGAAACTGGAAAGACATATCTTATTTTGGCTAGCGATAATCGCATTACTGAGGCCATCCAGATTGATGAGATTGGTAAAGCTGATACGCAACCAGCACTTATAAAATATCTTAACTATAAGCAATTGCCTTATAAAGATGAAGAACTATTTGTTGTATCGTTCAAGTCACGCATCACAAAGGCTGGCAAGAAGATGGCAACACTTACATTAGCAGATGCTGCAAGAGAGCTTCACCCAGTGACAGTATTCCCTACAGCATATGCTAAAGCATATATGAAGATTCAAGAAGGGTCTGCATATAAATTTGATTTGGGTAAGACCAAGGATGGAACAGTAATTATGGAGGATGTACATGCAATTTGATGATTGGGCAGAAGAGCTACACAAGACTGCCGTAGCAAAAGGTTTTTGGCCTGAAGATGTAGATGATATCTTTATTACCAAACAGTTGATGATGATTGTGTCAGAGGCTGTAGAGGTAATGGAAGCTATCCGTAAGGACAAGGGAGAAGACCAGATCGCTGATGAGATGGCAGATATCCTCATCCGTACTTTTGACCTGTATGCAGGACTTGTAGAAAACGGGTATACTAAGACTTCCCTAGATTATGCTATGGAAAAGAAAACTAACTTTAACAAAACCAGACCAGAAAGACACGGTGTAAAATTCTAATGATTAAAGTATATACAAATGTAAATTGTGTTCAGTGTGACCAAACAAAGAAGTTTTTGGATAACGCAGGAATTGATTATGAGGTAAGGCCATTTGCTGACTACCCAGAAGAGCTTGCAAAGTTTGTTGAGCAAGGATTCAAGGCAGCACCAATTGTCGAAACTGATAATGATGTATGGTCTGGATTTAAGATTGATAAGCTAAAAGCTTTAGAGGTATCTGAATAATGGCAGTAACTGTAGAAGATGTTTTGGCACAACTAAATCCAAAACTACGTAAAAATATTATGGTTGGCGACTCAGTTCCTGAAACTGAATTTCAACCAACACCAAGCTTTGGCTTGAATAGAGCACTTAATGGTGGATTGCCGTATGGTCGCCAGGTACTAATTTGGGGATCAAAGTCATCAGCCAAGTCATCAGTATGCCTACAAACAATTGCTCTTGCACAAAAAGAGGGAAAGATCTGTGCATGGATCGATGCTGAGATGTCATACGATAAGTCGTGGGCAGAGCGTCTAGGGGTAGATACATCTAAGCTAATTGTCTCTCAGGCACGTACAATTAATGACATGGTAGATGTTGGCGTACAGCTAATGGAAGCAGGAGTAGACATCATCGTTGTTGACTCTATCACATCCTTGCTTCCTGCAATCTATTTTGAAAAAGACTCTGATGAGCTTAAGCAGCTAGAAAATACTAAGCAGATTGGTGCAGAGGCACGTGACTTTAGCAATGCAGTTAAGATGCTTAACTATGCCAATAACAAGGTAAAGCCAACGCTGCTTATCTTTATTAGTCAGTCTAGAAATAACATTAGTGCAATGTATACCAGCCAGCAACCAACAGGTGGAACGTCTGTCAAGTTCTATTCATCCACAATTATTAGATTGTTCTCATCTGAATCAGATAATCAAGCAATTAAGGGGAAGATTAGTGTCGGAGATAAACTCATTGAAGAAAAGATTGGTAGAAAAGTTCGTTGGGACCTACAGTTCTCTAAGACTTCTCCTGCTTTCCAAGGTGGCGAGTATGACTTCTATTTTAGAGGCGATGACCTTGGCGTTGACAGTGTTGGTGATCTTGTTGACACAGCAGAATCAGTAGGCCTTGTATCACGTACAGGAGCCTGGTATCAGCTAGAAGACGGTACAAAGATCCAGGGTAGAGAGGCTTTTGTGGCTAGAGTAAAGGAAGATCTAGACCTACAAGATTCACTTAAGGCAAAACTTAATGGCTAAATATTCTGTTTATGCTGGAGAGTTCTTATGCCATACCTGCAAAGAAAACGTTAAGAGTATGAGGCTATACCCAGAAACCTACGAAGTTAGCTGGATGTGTTCTCAGAAGCACCTTACTCGTGTTATAATATACAAGAAGAAAACGAAAAAAGACTATGAGTGAACGAGGCGAGAGCAAGCGTATTGGTGCCAAGCAGCATAAGAATTCTGGTAGAAACACCCACAAGGGTGATGCTACATGGAAAAACTTTACTGTTGATTTTAAAGAGGTTGGAAAATCTTTTACAATCAATAAAGATGTTTGGGCCAAGGCAAGTACTGATGCCATCAAAAATGGCAACGATCCTGCCATCTTTATTGTCTTGGGTAGCGAAGGAACAAAGACACGCCTAGCAGTTATTGAGTTATCTTTACTAGAACAAATAATGGAGGATAGCAATGAATGATGTAGTTATTCGTAACCTGTTCAGTCCTGAAGAGATTGCACAGCTAAAGGATTTCTTTGCCAATGAAAAAGCAATCAGAAAGATGATATCTGCTGAGGACGCTGACGTAAATCAATACCATACATTTGAATATACTATTAATAATCAAACTCTTGGCAAAATAATTATCGATATTACTGGTTCAGATATACCAGATAATATAGTTAAGACAATTCAGTCTAAGGTGCCAGAGCACTGGGGTATTGGTAAGCCACTATCATTGGCATATACAGAATATTCTAAAGCATATGGTAAGCCAGTGCTACCTGTACATAAAGACAGAGCAGATAACCTTCTAGTTGATTATCAGCTAGAAACAAATACTGAGTGGCCATTAATTTTGGATGAGGATCATAGAGAGGTCATCCTTCAGGACAATGACGCTCTTGTATGCGAGCCATACAATCAACTGCATGGTAGACCAGAAAAAACTTTTAACGATGGAGAAAAGGTGGCTATGCTATTCTTCTATTTCGTGTATAATGGTAATAAAGAGGAGTACAAATACTTATGATTAATAACCAAAGACCATACAATCCAGCACCCATGCATAAGTGGCTAACGGATTTTGACAAATATAATAAAACACTGCCAATCTATATTGAGAAGCCATTCTCAGATGATCAGGTAGCAGAACTGCGTAATGTAATCGAAAAGAACAGACAGCTAATGTATGATAACTCATACTATGCAATGCCAGGTTCTCAGGAGCAATATTACGGTCAGTCACGCTTTCATCCAAAAAAGATTGTTCACATGTCAAGGCTGCTGATTGAATTCTTGTGTCCACCATCAATTGAGCAGACAATGGATTCATATGCAAAGCCTTTGCACCAGGATCCAGTTAGGCTGACACACTTCAACTACATCGACTATAACATGAAGTATGGTGATGGAAAGAATGCACCATCACTTCCACCACACTTGGATGCAGACGAGAATCTGGTAACATTTAACTACTGCCTTGATCAGAACATCGAAGACTGGACTTTGTGGGTAGACGATAAAGAGTATAACCTTAAGAAGGGTGATGCCATTATCTTTAGTGCTGTGAATCAGGTTCACTGGAGACCAAAGCGTAAGTGGAAAGAGGGAGAGTTCTGCGAGATTGTAAGTTTTGATTACTGTCCAGTAACAAATTACAGATGGACTGGCATGGACAATCCTCTTGATGGACAGCTAAACTTCGAGGGCAGAGAAGCCTACGGAAGAGAAGTAGCTGCACATCCAAAGATGGTTGCAGCATGGGAGATCTATAACGCTATGGGACTTGAGGCTGGAATTCCACAAAACGAGATTGCAGGCTTTGTGAATGAGTAATGAAACAACACTAGATATGATCAATGGTCTAGCGGACATTGCTGATTACATGCAAGATGAAGAGCTAACTACAGCACTTACATTTATTGCGAAGTTAATAGTTAAACCAGACATTCCTTTGAATGTCGCAACAATTGAGATCGTACGCCTACAGGCAATTGCTGCTAAAATGTCTTTTAAGGCAACCTGGATGGCTAACGTAGATAAGGGAGATAGAGCGAAGAAAAACTTGTACTTTACTGCTGCAGAATCAATCAATAACTTGGTTGCTGCCCTAAAGTACATAACTCGCTAGTGGTATTATGGCTAAAAATTTATTGAGTCAGGTAATGGAAAGAAAGTTAACTGACAAAGACAATACTTTTATTAATCACGAGCAATTTATTCAGAAGCTAAATTCTGGATATCTTGTTGGTAGAGAAACTAAGTATCAAAAGAAGAAGACCTTTGCACCAAGCACTATTGCGTATTCTCATGGAGAATGTCCACGCTATTGGTACTTGGCATTTGACGGAGGTAACTTTGAAGACTTTGCTGACCCATATGGTGTAGCAAACATGACAGCTGGAACTCTGTCTCACGATAGAATTCAGAGTGCTATGATGAAATCTGGTATTGCCAAGAAGTTTGTAGACGATAATGGCAATGAGACAACTGAGTTCAAGATCACGAGCCAGGACCCACCTATCTTTGGATACGGTGATGCCATGGTTCTTTGGAATGATGAAGAGCTTGTTGGTGAAATTAAGACAATGCCAAATGAGGGATTTGAGTATAGAAAAACTGCAGGAAAGCCTAAGACTGGCCACCTTGTGCAGATTCTTATCTATATGAAGATTCTTGGCAAGTCTAGGGGAGTTCTTATATATGAGAATAAGAACAACCATGACCTGATTCTATTTCCTATCGAAGTAAAACCAGGCAGCTATTATGTATCGTGGGTAAACAACGCATTTGATTGGATGCGAACAGTTCGTAAGGCATGGGCAGACAGAACAATGCCTGAAAAGAACTATCGATCTAATTCAAAAATCTGTAAGACATGTCCTCTAAAGGCTACATGTGCAGAGGTTGGCAAGGGAGATATTAAAATTAAGTCCTTGGAGCCAATCGATGAAACATTGCCAATGGTGTGACACACAGTTTAAGCCAAAAACTTCTTATCAAATATATTGTTCTGTAGCCTGTAGAGACGCAGCAACTAAAGAAAAGATTGCAGCCAGATACGAGCAGACACGCAGAGAAAGACGTAAGAATCGAGATCGCAAGTGTAAGATTTGCGATACGATATTGTCAATATATAATGATGAGAAAGTTTGTGAATCTTGTATTGTAGATCCAAAAGAAGTTAATAAAGTTTTAAGACAAATAAAGGGAATAGTTAATGGGAAATCTAGCATCATTAATTGGGAAACCGAAGAGAATCCTGGCAATTGATGCTAGCACATCCAGCCTAGCATTCTCTTTATTTGACTCAAAAGAATTAGTTTCTTTTGGAAAAATAAAATATACAGGAATAACAACTTACGATAAAGTTATTGATGCCTGCAAAAAGACTAAGGGATTTCTAGATGCCTATCAGTCTATAGATGCAATTGTCATTGAGCACACTGTGTTTATGAATAGTCCAAAGACTGCTGCAGACCTAGCACTTGTACAGGGTGCACTGCTAGGTGCTGCAGGTCTTTCTGGGGTATCTATAATAAAGTCGGTAGCACCAATTACATGGCAGAACTATATTGGCAATAAGAAGTTGACTAAGGAAGAAAAGCTTGAAGTGCGTAAAGAATACCCTGGCAAGTCTGAGTCATGGTATAAGACACATGAGAGAAATCTCAGAAAAGAAAAGACTATTAATTATATTAATATTCAATATGATAGGGTGGTCAGCGATCCTGACGTTGCTGACGCTATTGGCATTGGGCATTATGCTATAAATAACTGGGACAGGTTGACAAACTAATGGCAAAGCTGTATACTAATGAGACGTGGTTGAGAAAGAGATTTCTCGTAGACAGAAAATCACCAGAGGACATTGCTAAAGAGTGTGGTGTTAGCATGGAAACTATTTATGTTTATTTAGCTAAATTTGGACTAAGAAAGAGTAAGCGATGAGTAATAAGTTAAAGATCACAGTGGATCAAGTAAATCACCCAACGCACTATACCAGCCACCCCAGCGGTATTGAGGCACTACAAATAACAAGACACATGAATTTCAACCTAGGGAATGCTATGAAGTATATTTGGCGAGCTGGGATTAAGAGTGAAGAGAAGCATATCGAAGATCTTGAGAAAGCAATCTTCTATATTCAGGACGAGATTAAGCGTATTAAGGGTGAGTTTTAGTTGGCACGTAAGAAGGCTTTTGCAGAACCACTAGAGACTAAATTTTCTAGAGAGTTCTCAATGGAGGTTAATGGGTTTGAGATTAACCGTGGTGATATAATTAAGATTAGTGGAGAATATGGCCTCAAGTTTAAATTTGATGCTATTGTTACCAACAAGGAGACTGGCTCAAAATGGGTAGACTGCTTCGAAATCCATCGAGGTATGTCTCATTCATATAGGTCATTTGATATGGGCAGGGTAAAAAGAATTCCACAGAAGGGCAAACGAGGTGTACGAAAGAATACAGCACAAGTCGTATCCAACTAATGTTTGGATTATCGATAACTTCTTTGATGATGCCACCATTACGGCAATCAATGAAGACTTCTACGACTTCGATGATGAAAGATGGCTGACTCGTAACCACACTGAGTTTGAACAAAAAAGATTGTCCACACACTGGGACTGGTATCCAGGAAGCATTTATCGTGCTATGTTTCACCTTTCGTCTCAAGACTTCGTAGATCAACTTGAGGGTATGACTGGAATCAATGGGCTAGTTGCAGACTATGGCTTGCATGCAGGTGGTATGCATTTACACGCACACAATGGAAGGCTAAACCTACACAAGGATGCTGACCTACACCCAAAGCTAGGGCTAAGGCGTAAGCTAAACATTATTGTTTATACTAATCCAGATTGGAAGCCAGAGTATGGTGGCCAGTTAGAGTTTTGGGATGATGAGAATGGTCAACCAAAAGAAAAGATTTTTGATGTAGATCCAGTATTTAATCGTGCTGTAGTATTTGAGACAGATCAAAATTTTTGGCATGGCCTACCTGCAGATGATGCATGTCATGCTCCAGATGGAGTAAACAGAGAAAGCCTAGCGTTGTTTTATTATGTCCCAGTTGAGAATGTTTCTGGACTAACCACAAGAGCATTATTTGCACCAACAGAAGAGCAGTTGCAATCACCAGAAGCTATTGCTAAAATTAAAGAGCGAATGGAGAGTGCTTTTAAATATGGAAGATAAACTAATTGAGCATTTGGATAGTGTAAACAAGGTAGTAGAAAAATACCTTGCTGGTAGCGATCCAACACAGATTTCTAAAGAACTTGCTATGCCAAGGCAGACAGTTGTGGCATACATTAGTGAGTGGCGACAGATGGCTGCTGATAATGCTGCTATCCGTGCACGTGCCAAGGAAGCACTTGTTGGTGCTGATACACACTACAGCAAGCTTATCTCAAAAGCCTATGAAGTTATTGATGAGGCAACTACAACTGCTAACCTTAATGCAAAAACCCAGGGTATCAAGTTGGTCATGGACCTTGAGAAGACACGTATTGATATGCTACAAAAAGCAGGACTATTAGAAAATAAAGAGCTTGCAGAAGAGATGATTGCCATCGAGGAGAGACAAGAAGCACTTATCCAAATCCTAAAAGACATTGCATCTGAATATCCAGAAGTCCGTGATGAGATTATGCGTAGACTTTCTAGGATTAGCAAGAATTCATCAGAAACAATTACGATAGTGAATAACGATGTTCGATGAATTTTTAGATGCACTCAAGTCTGATAATTTTAGGGAAACTCCCGTAGATGCACGTACATTTGTTGAGGGGGAAGATTACCTAAACCAGCCTAGACTGTCAGATGTTCAGTATGACATTGTCGAGGCAATGAGTCAAATCTATAAACTAGAGGACCTCATTGATCTAATGGGAGAAACAGATGGAACAAGATACTATAAGAAATACACCAAGAACGAAGTCATCCTTCAGCTTGGTAAGGGGTCTGGTAAAGACTTCACTTCGACAGTTGCATGTGCTTACATTGTATATAAACTTCTATGCCTTAAAGAGCCTGCTCGTTATTTTGGTAAACCTCCTGGGGATGCCATTGATATCATTAACGTTGCGATCAACGCTCAGCAGGCGAAGAACGTATTCTTTAAAGGCTTTAAGACAAAGATTGAAAAATCTCCCTGGTTTATTGGCAAGTTCAACGCAAAAGCAGAATCTATTGAGTTTGATGAATCAATTACAGTATATTCAGGACATTCAGAAAGAGAGTCTCACGAAGGGCTCAACCTTATCCTTGCGGTGCTTGACGAGATTTCTGGTTTCGCTACTGAGATTGGAACTGGAAATGATCAAGGTAAAACAGCGGATAACATCTATAAAGCGTTCCGTGCATCAGTAGACTCTCGTTTCCCAGACTTAGGAAAGGTAGCACTGCTATCCTTCCCACGTTTTCCAGGAGACTTTATTTCTACACACTATGATGGGGTAATTGCTGAAAAAGAAGTCATACACAAGACTCATAAGTTTATTCTTAACCCAGATATCCCAGAAGATGCAGATGGTAATAGTCTAGAAATTGAGTGGGATGAAGATGAAATTGTTAGCTATAAGTATCCCAATGTATTTGCTCTAAAAAGACCAACTTGGGTAGTTAATCCAACTAGAAAGATTGATGACTTCAAGCTTGCATTCTTTACAGACATGGGAGATGCGATGCAACGTTTTGCATGTATTCCAACATATATGACTGATACCTTCTTCAGACAACGTGACAAGGTACGATCTTCTATGAGCATTAGAAATCCTCTAGACCAGTTTAGAAGATTTGAGCCATCATTCACTCCAGATCCAGATAAGATTTATTACGTTCATGCTGACCTTGCACAGAGACACGACAAGTGTGCAGTCGCAATCGCACATGTTGACAAATGGGTTAATGTTCAGGTAATCAAAGATTATCAACAAGTCTCTCCAGTTGTTATTGTTGATGCCGTTGCCTGGTGGGAGCCAAAGACAGAAGGTCCTGTTGACCTATCAGAAGTAAAGCAATGGATTCAAAATCTAAGAAGACTTGGATTTAATATAGGTTTGGTATCGTTTGACCGCTGGCAGTCATTTGATATTCAGAAAGAACTTGCAGAAGTGGGTATGAGAACTGATACTGTTTCTGTGGGTAAAAAGCACTACGAAGATCTGGCTATGCTCGTATATGAGGATAGAATTGCAATGCCAGCAATCGAACTTTTGTTCGAAGAGCTAACAGAGCTAAAAATTACTAAAAATGGAAAGAATGTAGACCACCCACGTAAACTCTCAAAAGACTTGGCTGACGCTGTGTGTGGTTCTGTTTTTGGTGCTATAAGTCACACCCCAAGGGACCTTAACCTTGAGGTAGAGATCCATACATTCAGAGATAGGCCCAAGTCGGAACTTGACAAGGCAAAAGATAGTGTGATACAATATAAACCTATGCCAAAAGAAGTTAAAGACTACTTGGATAGATTAAAACTAATATAACAAGAAAAGGAAATATATATATGACTTCAATTAAGAAGATCGCATTCGCAGTGGTTGCAGCTACTGCCCTTGCAACATCAGTAATCGCAACACCTGCAAGTGCTGCAGTATCTACTGCTCTAACAGTTGGCGGTTCAGCTGCTACTGGCGGTACTGCTATTTCAGCACCAGTCGCTCTACCAGTTCCTGCAGATAACTCTGTAGATGCTGCAGACGCACTAAAGATTGCCCTAACAGGCCTTGACACTGGAACTACTGTTTCTGCTGTCGCAACTAACGGTAAGATCGTTACTGCACTTGCTGCTTCTGGTTCTCCAGTAACTGCTGCTGCAGGCACATCATCTGTATCTGTTCCAACTGGAACTGGTACATCTGTTGACCTTTATGTATTCACTACTACTACAGCAGTTGGTTCTGTTGCAGTAACTATTGGTGGAAACACAACTACTTACTACTTCCAGGGTACTGCTGGTGCATTGAACGCAATTGAACTTGCTGGCTCTGCAACTGGTGCTGCTGGTACTGTATACACTGCAACCGTTCGTGGTGTGGATGTATTCGGTAATGCTAAGGGTGGTGCAACCATTAACCTTCAGGTTACTACAGCAACTACAAACGAAACATTCGCTCTAACTACAGACACTGCAACTGCAACTCTTGGCACAAAGACCAAGGACATTACACTTCCTGCTTCAGGAACTGTTCGTCTGCTTGCAACTGCAACTGTAGCATCTGCTGTAACTGGACTAGCAACACCTGTTGCGGTTCGTATTGCTGATGTTACAGTTCGTGACCTTGCAACAGAGCTTGCTTCTGAGAAGGCTGCACACGATGTAACCAAGGCAGAGCTTGCCAAGATTAAGGCAGAACTTGCACTTGTAACTGCACGTGCAGAGGCTGCTGAGGCAGGCACCAAGTCTGCAAAGGCAAAGTACAACTCACTTGCAACCAAGTGGAACAAGAAGTTCCCAAAGACTAAGGTTGCATTGCTTAAGTAATAATAGTCAAACTGGTAGGGGGAGGGAGTAAAATCTCTCCCCTTACTTGTCTAATAATCAGGAGTAAAGTAGATGTCTGTGGGTATTGTGTATTTCTCTAACCATTCTGGAAATACTAAAAAGTTTGTAGAAAAGATAACAGATAACGCAACAAGGATTCCCATAATGTGGGATGATGACAACCCAATTATTATTGATTTTAAATATGTCTTATTTGTTCCAACATACGGTGGTGGAAGTGACAAGACAGCAATCCCTAAATCAGTTAGAAAATTTTTAAACATACCAGAGAACAGATCAAAATTAGTTGGTATAATAGGTCTTGGTAACACAAATTTTGGAGAACATTTCTGTAAAGCAGCAGAAATGATATCTCAAAAGACTGGAGCACCAGTCATTGCAAAGGTAGAAATCTTTGGTACATCAGAAGATGTACAACGAGTAACGAATAGGTTGGATGAGATAAATGGATAACTATAGCTATCATGAGCTAAACGCCATGCTAAATATTTATGGCGAAGATGGAAAGATTCAGTTTGACAAAGATAAGGAAGCAGCACGTAGCTATTTCCTAGATCACGTAAATCAAAATACTGTATTCTTTCATTCACTAGAAGAAAAGTTGCACTACTTGGTGGAACATGACTACTATGATGAGACCATTCTTAGCAAGTATTCATTTGAGTTTATCAAAGAACTATTCAAGCAGGCATATGGACATAAGTTCCGCTTCCCAACCTTTGTTGGTGCTTACAAGTTTTATACCCAGTATGCTCTAAAGACATTTGACGGTGAGCGTTACCTAGAGCGTTTTGAAGATAGAATCTGCATGAATGCCTTGATGCTGGCAAATGGTAACCAGGAGTTGGCAAAAGATTTAGTAGAAGAAATCATTACTGGTCGTTTCCAGCCTGCTACACCTACCTTCCTTAATGCAGGTAAGAAGCAGCGTGGAGAGTTTGTTTCATGCTTCCTCCTTCGTATCGAAGACAACATGGAATCAATTGCTCGTGCCATCAACTCTTCGCTACAGCTTTCAAAGCGTGGTGGAGGTGTTGCTCTAAACATAAGCAATATCCGTGAAGCTGGTGCACCAATCAAGAAGATTGAAAACCAGTCATCTGGTGTCATCCCAGTGATGAAGCTCCTTGAAGACTCATTCAGCTATGCAAATCAGTTGGGTGCACGTCAGGGTGCTGGTGCAGTTTATCTAAACGTTCACCACCCAGACATCATGAAGTTCCTAGACACCAAGCGTGAGAACGCTGACGAGAAGATTCGTATCAAGACTCTGTCCATCGGTGTGGTTATTCCTGACGTAACACTTGAATTGGCTAAGAATGGTGAAGACATGTACCTCTTCTCTCCATACGATGTTGAGAAGGTTTACGGAGTTCCATTCAGCGACATTTCTGTGACTGAGAAATACCAAGAGATGGTCGATGACCCACGCATCAAGAAGACCAAGATCAAGGCTCGTGATCTATTCCAAAGAATTGCTGAGCTTCAGTTCGAGTCTGGATACCCATACATTTTGTATGAAGACACAGCAAATCGTGAGAACCCAATCCAGGGTCGCATCAACATGTCAAACCTATGCTCTGAGATTCTGCAGGTCAACACCCCAACCACCTATAACGCTGACCTATCCTATGATGAGATTGGCAAAGATATCTCATGTAACCTAGGATCATTAAACATTGCCAAGGCTATGGAATCTCCTAATTTTGGTAAGACTATTGAAGTAGCAATTCGTGCACTTACTGCCGTAGCAGATCTGTCATATATTGATTCGGTAATGTCAATTGCTGAGGGTAACAGAAAGTCACGTGCAATCGGCCTTGGCCAGATGAATCTACATGGTTACTTTGGCAAAGAAGAAATGATGTATGGTGACGAGGAGTCAGTTGACTTTACCAACATTTACTTCTATACAGTACTGTACGAGGCATTGAAGGCATCTAACAAGATGGCAGTTGAGACTGGATCGCCTTTTGATGGTTTTGAAAAGTCAAAGTATGCTTCTGGACAATTCTTTGCTAAGTATATTGCAAACGAGTGGAAGCCAAAAACAGCTAAGGTTGCTAAGCTATTTGCAGATGCAGGCATTAAGATTCCAACTCAGGAAGACTGGAAGTATCTAGCTGGCAACATTATATCTTTTGGATTGTATAACCAGAACCTACAGGCTGTTCCACCAACTGGTTCAATTTCATATATTAATAATTCAACATCCTCAATCCATCCTATTGCTTCTCAAATTGAGATTCGCAAGGAAGGAAAGATGGGTCGTGTTTACTATCCAGCACCATACCTAACTAACGAGAATCGTAAGTATTTCCAAGATGCCTATGAGGTTGGACCTGAGAAGATCATTGATGTCTATGCTGCTGCAACTCAGCACGTTGACCAGGGTCTATCCCTTACCTTGTTCTTCAAGGACACCGCAACCACTCGTGATGTAAACCGTGCCCAGATTTATGCATGGAAGAAGGGTATTAAAACTATCTATTACATTAGAATTCGTCAGCTAGCACTTGAGGGTACTGAGATTGACAACTGTGTTAGCTGCATGCTATAGTAGAGAATAAAAGGGAGAAAATAATGATTAGTCGTCCAGTAAACTGGAATAAGCTAGAGGATCCAATTGACCTAGAGGTCTGGAACCGTCTGACTGCAAACTTCTGGCTGCCTGAGAAGGTGCCACTATCCAATGACACTCAGTCTTGGTCAACTTTGAAAGATCATGAGAAATGGCTAACAATGCGTGTTTTTACTGGTCTGACGATGCTTGATACAATCCAGGGTACCGTTGGAGCAACATCCCTTATCCCTGATGCACGTACCCAGCATGAAGAAGCAGTAATTACTAATATTGCCTTCATGGAGTCAGTACATGCTAAGTCATACTCTAGCGTATTCTCTACTCTAACTTCTACACAGGAGATTGAGGATGCATTCCGCTGGTCTGAGGATAACCCATACCTTCAAAAGAAGGCACGAATTGTTCTTGAAAGATACAATGGAAATGACCCAGAAAAGAGAAAGATTGCTTCGACTCTGCTTGAGTCATTCCTCTTCTACTCAGGCTTCTACCTGCCGATGTACTGGTCATCACGAGCTAAGTTGACAAACACCGCTGACCTTATCCGCCTAATCATTCGTGACGAAGCTGTGCATGGCTATTACATTGGCTACAAGTTCCAGCAAGCATATAACGAATCATCAATAGAGAGACAGGAAGAGCTTAAGAATTTTGCATACTCTTTCCTAATGGAATTGTATGAAAATGAAATCAAGTATACTGCAGATCTTTACGATGAAGTTGGACTAACAGAAGATGTAAAGAAGTTCCTTCACTATAATGCAAATAAGGCATTGATGAATCTTGGCTTTGATGCACTATTTCCAAAAGATGAATGCAATGTTAACCCTGCGATTCTTTCTGCACTGTCACCAAACGCTGATGAGAACCACGACTTCTTCTCAGGTTCAGGTTCGTCATACGTTATCGGTAAGCACGAAGCTACAACAGATGATGACTGGGATTTTTAAAGTTATCTGATTTGGCCCCTCTTTGGAGGGGCCTTTTCTTTTGTCAAAATGGTGTATAATTAGATTGTTAAGCTTCTTAACCCTACAAAGGAGACCCCTACTTTGAAGAAGTCTTGGGCAATATTTGCCTTATTTGTGCTAACTGGAGTCATGACACTGTGGCCACTTGCTACTGCATCAGCTGATGAAGTAGTAAATTCTGCTACCGTAACTGTTGTTCAAGAGGGCGATCTGGCAACAGTGGTGGTTCAGGTGCAAACAGCCAATACTGATTTAGTGGTCGTTTCTCAAAATATGGAATCAGCGGCACAAAGCTCAGGATCAGTCTCAGTAACAGAGGCAATCTCTACAGCAATTACTACAGCGACACAAGCAATTGAGGTTGCTGCAAATGCGGTAGATTCTGCAGAGACGGCTGTAGAGCAGGCTAATGTTAAGATTTCTGTAGTAGATGGTGCCACAGCAACAGTAACTCAGGCAGAGTCCAATCTAAATAATGCTCAGGAGAATTTAGTTGATGCTACAGCAGATCTGGCAGAAGCATCTGCAAACGTTGATGCACAAGAGATTGTAGTTGCAACAGATATTCAGAATGTTCAATCAGTTCAGACTGCCATTAATCAAACAATAGGATTGTCTTCTGGCCTTAAGGCAGAAATTTATAACATGGGTGGATATAATAATGCTCCACCACTTCCAGAGCAGATTGGTAGATCGCCAGTATACACAACCACTGTAACACAGATTAGTTTTGACTGGGGTAGTGGTGCAGCCTTTAATCTGATTGCAGAAGACTTTATTGTTAAGTTTAGTGGTAATATCACATCTCAATACACTGGAACAATTGCTTTGTCTGCCCCAGCAGATGACGGTGTTATCTTGAAGCTAAATGGAGAAACAGTTATCAATGACTGGTATGACAAGGGTGGTGGTGGATCAACTGTTACATATAATGTTCAGGCAGGTCAACCAATACCAATGACTCTTTACTACTATGAAAATGGTGGGGGAGCTAATGTTCACCTTCTGTGGACTCAGGGTAATAATTGGGCAATAGTTCCTACAACAGCTTTTTCTAGAACTACCTCAAGCCCAACACAGCAACAGGTACAAAGCTTGGCAGATGCAAATAATCAATTACAGTCTAGCAATACATTGTTGAATAGCCTAATTCAAATTGAAAATGAATCATTAGACCAAGTATCTTTAGCCACATCTGAAGTTGCTATTGCAGAAGAAGCAGTTATATCAGCACAGGCTGAACAAGAGGTTGCAATTCAAGATGCCAATCAGGCAATAACAACAGCCGTTAACTTGTCAGCAATTGCAGTTTCAGCAGTTCAAAGTGCAAGTGGATCAGTTAGTAATTTGTCTACTGTTATTGCACAGCAGTCAGCAGCTGAAGAGGCTGCTAGACAGGCTGCTATAGCTGCAGAACAAGCTAGATTGGCAGCAGAGGCTGCAGCAAGGGCAGAAGCAGAAAGACTTAGGCTAGAAGCTGAAGCTAGAGCTGCTGCAGAAGCAGCTGCAAAAGCAGAAGCAGAAAGGTTAGCTGCAGAAGCAAAAGCTGCAGAAGAAGAGAGACTCAGACTTGAGGCAGAAGCTAAGGCAGCAGAAGAAGAACGGCTAAGGCTTGAAGAAGAGGCAAGGCTTGCTGCAGAAGCAGAGGCTAAAGCTAAAGCAGAAGCAGAAGCATTGGCTAAGGCTGAGGAAGAAGCAAGACTAGAAGCAGAAAGGTTGGCTGCAGAAGAGGCTGCAAAGCTTGAGGCAGAAAGACTAGAGGCAGAAAAACTTGCAGAAGCAGAGAGACTAGCTGAGGAAAAGGCAAGACTTGAGGCTGAACAAAAGGCTGCAGAAGAGGCAGCAAAAACTGAAAACATTGTAGATGATGCCAAGGCAGACGGGGTAGTTACAGAAGAAGAGAAGGAAGCAATTGTTTCATCTTTGGTAGAGGAGCTAAAGCCAGGAGAGGCATTGTCTAGTGAACAAATACAGGCAGCAGGTATATCATATTCTGATCTACCACCAGAAACACCAGTGGATGTTAGAACTGATGAAAATGGAAACGCTGTTGTTATTACTGCTGAAGTAGCAGCAGATATTGAATTGATTTCTGACCCAGCAGCATTCGTAGGGGAATTGCTGTCTGATCCAGGAGCAGCCATTGCTGCCCTTGGCTCTATTGGTGCAGACATGAGCCCTGCTGAGAGAGAAGAGGCTCAACACATGGTAGTGGCAACAGTGGTCGCTGCAGGTGCAGCGATGAATGCAGTTTCTGTTGCTTCATCAGGTGGTACTACAGGTGGGTCTAACAATACAAGGAGACAATAAGAATGGTTAAATTCTTTAAAGATATGGTAGACCAACTTTGGACACTTCTAGGCATGTTTATTGCTTGGGTTGTCCTTGACGGTAGTGCCAAAACAGTAGTTGGGTATGCGATATTAGGAACCATGTTTGCATGGATTGTTACCTATCCGATAAGAAACAGAGAGGAAGACTAATGGCAACTAAAAAAGAAGCAGGAACAGTGCCAGCAAAACCCCAGGGCCAAAAAGCTCTGTCTAATGTCCTCATGAGAATCGTTGCAGTATTTGCTGCAAATGGTCTTGGAGTCCTTGGTGCAGGAGCTGTTGTAGGTATTGATACCGCACAAGCAGTATTTCTTGCAGGTTTGCTAGGTGTAGCCACAGTCGTAGAAAAGCTTGCAAGAGCATTTCTTGACGATGGCAAGCTCACAATTGCTGAAATTAATGACGCATTCGCAACAGTCGATAAGAAACAAGTTAAATAGTCATTTTCAGGGGTAATTGACGAAGTCCCCTAGTTCGTGTATAATAGGTATGTACCTAATACTACAGAGAGCTAGGGGATTTTGCTATGACTTGTATTGCCGTTGTCAGACAAGACGATAAAATTTTTATGGCAGGCGAACGTGCTGCCTCAACAGATGACGTTATCATGACTTTAACATCCCCAAAAGTTTGGAAATCTGGAGAGTATCTATTTGGATATTGCGGTGCAATGGATGGCGACAGAATGAGACATAACTTCAAGCCACCTGCACCAAAAGGTGATCTAGATAAATTTATGTACACTGAATTCTTGATGGCTCTTAAAGTATTTTATGAAAATTGGTGGGTAGACACAGGCAAAGATTCAGACTTTGCACTTATAATTGCTGTAAGAGGCAAGATATATGAGCATGATGCTGTTGATATGTCATTAAATCAATACACACAAGATTATATTGCAATGGGCTCTGGTGCATCATATGCATACGGATCTTTGTTCGCAACAGAACACCTTAAAGACCCAAAGAAGCGTGTAGAAAAAGCTGTTGAAGCAGCGGTAAGATTCTCACCAAGTTGCCGTGGTCAAGTTGACATTGTCAGTCTTTAGTGCTATTATATTTATATGACAGATAAAAATTTTGATGAGCTATATGATTGGCTTATGCACGGCGTTGAAAAGGGATGGGTAACTGAACCATTCTGCTACACCCATGATGGTGATCCTTATATGACAGAAGAAGAAGAGCAAGAGTGGGAAGACGGTGGAGATCCGTGTTGCCCAGTAGTTAAACTTAAGCAGTAAGGATATTCTGTATGAAAAAGATTATGGTCTTTGGCCTAACTTTTGTATTTTTATTTACTGGTGTTGGTTGTGCAGATGCAGCAACTGTAAAGTGTTCATCTTCAAAAAAGACAGTTGCTTGTAAGACTGTTACAGCACCAAAAAATCCTACTCCTACTCCTACACCAAAGGTATTAGGGTCAGACTTTTCTACGCTAGTTGCATCATTCAAAGATGTAGATAAGTATATTAATTATGGCGGATATGTTTTTCCAACTGAAAACCTAAAGATTGGGCCAAGCCTTGACCCAGCAATTAAGAAAAATATTCCAGAAGTCTATCAGCTTATAGGTAGTGTCTTTTCTCCATTCTATGCACCAACATACTATTACTCTATCGTTACATCTGAGCTTGACGTTGCTTGGGGAGCATCTCCAGAAATCAATCGTGTAGATGATAGATGGAAGGGCTACTCTACTGACATCAATGGCAAAACCTGCGAGAATGGCAATGGCGGTAATGAGTGGAGCTCAATCTCTTGCATGTGGTCAAACAAACCTGAGTGGTGGAGAAACCAACTATTAGCACATGAGTATGTTCACAGTGTGCTGTACACAACAGGTGGAACAAAGCTTGGCAAAGTAACTAACTACCAACGTGCTTTCGATATTCCATCTTGGCTCAATGAGGGTGCTGCAACATACTATGGTTGGTGGCTAGCACAGGTTAAAGACAAGAATATTGAAAAAAATGTTGGAGGTCACCTGTCTGGATTTGGCTGCATGATTCCTGGATACAATGACCTAAAGACACAGGATAAATTTGTTTCTGAAATGAAGTCAATTGAAACAGGCAAGGGTAGCTGGGCAAAGCAGTATGGATATGGTGCTGTCTCTGTAGCAGAACTGATCACATACTATGGTGGGCACAAAGCAATGTTGAACTTCTATGAACGCATGAGAACTACTAGTGACTGGAGACTTGCTTTCAAAGAATCATTTGGAGTTACTCCAGAAGATTTTTATAAACAAGAATATAAAGATTTCATGAAAATTTCTCCAAGTTTGACTTGCAAACTACCGTAGTACATGTTATAATTAATTACAACAAAATAGGAAGTCCATCCTTAACGGACACAATGCCCTATAGCTCAGCTGGCAGAGCGTCCGACTGTTAATCGGCAGGTCCCTGGTTCGATCCCAGGTGGGGCAGCAAACACATTGACGACGGTTGATGTGGAGTATGACCGAATAATTCCCAAAGTCAAATGGGGGGAATAAGGTACTATCGGATCTTAGCGGATCGTCTTAGCGGACAAACGGTAGGTGTGCTCAAAGCGGTACTTGATGAACCGTATTGACTAGGCACTGGTGGTAAAAGGCAATCCACCTACTCACTCTTGGTCCTGTAGCTCAGTTGGTTAGAGCACTACCCTGTCACGGTAGGGGTCGCCAGTTCAAGTCTGGTCAGGATCGCTCAGAAGCATGAGTCTGAACAACTTATGTGGAGATTGTTATACTGAAACTACGCTGTGGACGCATCATACGAAGGGGTTCAGCCCGATGGAGATTGCTCTGCTAATCCACTAGGTATAACAGCCAATGGGAACAGTTCCTTAACCAAAAGGTGACCACGATTGGCAAATGCTTCTCTAGCCCAATTGGTAGAGGCACTAGATTTAGGATCTAGGTGTTACAGGTTCGACTCCTGTGAGGAGCACTGGGATATAGTGTAATGGTAACACAACGGCTTCCAAACCCGTTGACGTGGGTTCGATTCCTACTATCCCTGCCATGCCTTCTTAGCTCAGTGGTAGAGCAACGCACTTGTAATGCGTAGGTCGTCAGTTCAATCCTGACAGAAGGCTCCATGGTCCCATAGTTTATCGGTTAGAACGCTGCCCTTTCACGGCGGTGGGAGGGGTTCGACTCCCCTTGGGACTACCAATATTCTCCCTTCGTCTAATGGCAAGACTCCAGGTTTTGGTCCTGGCTATCGAGGTTCGAGTCCTTGGGGGAGAGCAAGATTAATTCATTAGTGCTATAATAGTCTAAGAAAGGTTTGGATGTGGAAAAACCAGATATAATGACGATGGACGTACCCAATTTTAACGTGTGGTACGAAACTTTTGATCCTATTTTTTCTAAGATAAGTCAGCAGTCGAATATCCCATTAAAGTGGATAGAGTTTTGGCCAATAAGATATGGGCAGAACAAGAACTCTCCAATCAAACCAATCAATAGATATGTAGAAAGGTTGTACCCAAAGCCAAAGCTTATAGATATTAGTAATAATATAGTTAGGCTTAGACAGGGCAACCATGCAGAAATCATTCTACTGGTAGATCCAGAAAATAGATTCCATAGTGGCGGTCAAGATACAGATGGATTCTACAATGTTGATAGGCCATGGATGAGACAATACTATCAGTCTAAGCTACAAATTCCAAAGCCAGACAATTGCTTTGACCCATTATATAAATTTTACGTTCCATGGTTTCCAGATGCTGATGTTACTGTTCATTTTGAGCCATCTCCAGTAGAGACCCCATTCCACACCTTTGAGTCAGTAGGATCGTACAAAAAAGTAGATGCATTCCTAAGATTTGCTGAGCCACACTTTGTTCCCTTCTATTTTAAAAAAGAAGGGGCACACATGGAAAGTCCAACACAAGGAAGAGTTCTAAGACAGTCTGCAATGTACGATATGGTATTTCATGCAGATGATGCTTTGATAGAGAGAATAAGGAAACAATATGAAGAAAAAGAATAAAGTAAACAAAGTACGTTTTTTCAACATTAGCGAAAAGACACTAAACTTTGTCCCAGAACCTGGACCTGCAAGTAAGTTTATGCCAGCTTGGTATAAGAAGCAACCAGGTAACGTTGATGAAAACATGTTGGCTGTAACTGGTCAGCCAGCAAATACTGTAAAGAAGTGCATGCCAATCTTTGATGCAATGACTGGTGGATACATTATTACACTTCCAATGGACATCTTTGTTGATGCCAGCCATCCAGATAAGCTAGATAAGCAGATACCTGCTGCAATGGGTGGATACAAAGCAGAAATTTTTGCAACTCATGATCGCAAGCAATACTCAGAATACCCAATTGATGAAGAGGTCTACCACAAAGATCTTCTTAGAATTTTCCCATTTTGGGTTGTAGGTACTAGCGAAGGCGTAAGCTCTTTGTTTATTCAGCCATTGCACAGAGACCAGACACCACTATTTGCATTGTCTGGAATTATTGATACAGATCAATACCCATCAGATGGTCATCTATCCTTTATGGTCAAGAAGGGCTTTAAGGGTATCATTCCACAGGGCACTCCACTAGTACAGGTCATTCCATTTAAGCGAGAACCGTTTGAGATGGAGTTTGTAGATCAGGCAGAAACAGAAGAGTACCTGATGAAAAAGCGTATGACACTAAGAAGTTCATTCTCAAACAGTTATAAAAACAAGTTTAGAACTAAGAAGGAATGGAACTAAGTGTCAGACAAGCCACTAGAGATACGATATATCCCACCTTATCTATATGGTAAGCAGCCTGGGATGTCTGAGCATATCCCTCCTGAACCTGCCGTTAGGCATATCCCAGAGTGGTATCGATCTCTAGCTAGGCACAACAAATCTAATGATGATATAACTCTAGATCCACAGAATCATATTGGCAATGATGGTGCACAGGTATCTACAAAGATGTGTATGCCATATTTTGATGCACTAACTGCAGGGTATGTTTATGTTCTAGAAGATGACTTGTATGTTGATTTAGATAAAGATGGTCATCCAATCCTATCTTGGAAGAATGATATCATGCTTGTAGATACAAGAATTATCTTCGATGTTCCACTAATCGATAACTGCCACCCAATTCATTATGGATGGAGACAGAACTGGTATTATGAAACACCACCAGGATACTCAGTTTTAATTACCCACCCAATGAACAGATTTGACCTACCATTCTATACTCTATCTGGAATAGTAGAGTCAGATATCTGGGGTCTTCCAGTGTTTACAGCGTTTCAACTTAAAAGAAATTTTAGGGGGGTTATCCCAAAGGGCACACCACTCTTCCAGGTAATTCCATTCAAGAGGGATAACTGGGAGCTGAAGGTAGACGATAGCCAAGAAGCAATTGATGAGCATTGGTTTAGGGCTGAGAACAGAAGATCTATGCTATACGGATACTACAAGAAGACTGCATGGAGAAAAAAGCTATTTGGAATCTTTAATAAGAAAGATGACAAGGGGACAGATCACGATGACGTTTGATAAAAAGATCGAAGACTATAAGATAATATTTGTTGTTACGTCCTATAAGGATAAGAACTTTATAGATTTTCTTAAGCACACATATGATGTAACACACCCACACTGTTATTTTGAGGTGTATGAATCTAACCCAATTATTCATGATTTGGAAATCAAAAAGCTAGATTTTAATGTGGCATATGATTATAATATCTGGGATTCAATAGAGAGCCCAGTTTCTAAAAAGACTAAACGCCTAGAATGGGTTGCTAGAGATAACAGGAATGATAATGATGTTGTATGCTTTATAACACCAGACACTATCCTTTCCAAAGATTGGTATGTCGATGTTATCAAGTTCTTAAAAGAAAATCCAAACTCAGTCATCTCTGGTAACGGTAAGGCAAAGATTGAGCAAAAGGATTATTTTTCATATCAGATTAACTTTGAAGAGTCTAGCCAGTGGGAAAAAAATCAGATTGTGACAAAGCACTTTATGGTTGGTTTTGCTAGAACGTTCAAGCCTATCAAGGGCCCAGGGTATTTAAAGTACAATGGAGAAGATGAAGCGTGGACACTAGAGCTATTATCAAATAATATAGATATATATGGTGCACCATCATCCTTGTATACAGACACTAAGAATAGATCTATGGAGACTACTTATAAAACTTGGTCACCTGACCATAATTACAACGTAGTTGTTGATTTGATTAAGGGGAATAACCTTGACAAGTATAACGTTACAGAACAGGGATTGGAAAAATTCTTGTCTGCTCATAGCTCCATAAATCCAGACGAGCTGTACCCACTACCATATCCTACAAATGATGTTGACTATGACCCATACAATCTCAAGATGCATGAGGTTGATGCTAGAAGATTTATCGCTGGAGTAAAGGCTATTTACTAATGACAAATTTAATTCATGTTATACCTAATTTTGTAGATGCAGAAGATGCAGAACTTTGGATGAAAGAAGCAGATCATCCATCTGCTAGAGAAGACTATCCAGATTATTATAATGATAGATTTGGTGGTACAGCCTTACCATATAACGACAACACAAGATATTTAAATAAAAAGTATGGTCGTAAAGCTGCAGAATATGTTAAGCAATTGTATGGATTTAAAAGTCCAGTACATGTGTATAAGGTATTTATGAATCACACTACAGATGTTGGATATTCTGGTGGTGTACACACTGACTCAGTTGATCCAGAACCATGGATAGAGTGGTCAGCAGTTCTATATCTAGACGATAAGTTTACTGGGGCAAACCTACATTTTCCAAATCAGGACTATATCCATATACCAAAGCCACTAGAGGCTGTGATATTTCCATCTTCTGGAACATCGCACGTTCACGGCATATCAGAAATGAAGAGTGGTGAAAGATATTCTATAGTCGTTTGTCTGACAAGTCTTCCATGGAAAGCTGATCCAGATATGCTGGAATCAGATGATAATATGGATTATGTTGGTGGATCGTGGGACATGGAAAAAGAGGAGAAAAAGCGTGGAATGGCGTAAAGACTATTACAAGCCAAGAATTATCAAGAATGTTCTGACAGAAGAAGAGATTGATGAGCTAACTGCTGCTGTCCATTTTGCCAGAAACAATCAGGGATACTCTCCTGTTGTATTTAAGTGGTGGGGCAGACTATCTCATGATGTAACCGTTCCAGAAAGTGTTAAGAAAAAGTTTGACAGCATAGTCAAACAGATTGATCCAAGCTTTAATCAGGTAGATCAGAATTCATTTATATACTCTGGAATATATGGAAAGAAGACCCATCTACCGCCACACCAAGATGCTGGTGGAAAATTGGAAATAACCCTTGACTATCAACTAGATGCAAATGTTAGTTGGCCAGTAGTTGTAGAGGGCGAAGAGTTTGTACTTGAAAACAATGATCTGTTAATTTTTGGTGGGGCATCATATGTGCACTGGAGAACAGAGAAATTTTTAACAGAAGATGAGCACGTTGACATGTTTAGTGTTAGCTATGCACGTCCAGAGTATGCTCAAGAATTTAACAGTAACCGTGAAACCTACATGGCAGATGTTGACAAGAGAATGCTAGAGGCACACAGAATATATAATCCATCTTTTGATACAAGATCTTGCATAAGTAATGACCAGATAGACCACTCAAGATGCAGTCACGAAGAATTATAAATAATATAAAGTTCTTTTTTTGGAAAATCAAGAATAGAAAAAAGCTTAAGAAGAAGGACTTTATTTATTAATGGGCTTGTTGTTTGACTTTGGGGAAGGCTCAAAAGGCAGTGGAATGAAGTTCTCAAGGGGACTGCAGTACAGTGGATATAGCCAAGACTTTGGTCTCAGGGATTCCAGACTGAACCGTATTGAACAGCTAAATAGTTTAGGTTTCAGATGCGATGAGTTTACTAAAACCCACAATGGCAGACATATATTATTTGCTGGATGCTCTTTTACATGGGGAGATGCATTGCCTAAAGAAGAGTCTTGGCCTTACCTTCTCTTAAAAGACCTAGAGAAAACTGAGCCAGTAAGTGGATTCTTTAGCGTTGCCTATCCTGGATCAAGCATTGCACATCAGATATCATTAATATTTAAATACATAAATGATTATGGAAACCCAGATGTAATATTTTTTATGATGCCAAATCTTGGAAGATTCTTTACTATTGTAGAAGATCATAACCAGATTACCTCATCAATTATAAAGCCAAACACCCACAAAGAATGTCCACAGTCCTTTGAACTAGTGGCACACATATCTTTTGAGATGTACTCAATGCTAGATCAATATTGTAGGTCAAATAGTATCAAGCTGGTATCATCTTCTTGGCAACACTCAGAAGATAAAAATATAGTTGGAAACACTGCAGAATTATTTGATGGCAAGTTTGAAACCTTTTTCTCATACAGAGATATGGGCGAGGGTAAATGGATGTATGAATATATGCAAACAGATAAGGATGCCAAGATTTTAGCTAGTGATAATGCTCATCCTGGTAAAGCTAGACAGGCCTGGTTTGCACACATTATGCTGAATAAGTATTTAAATTAACTTGCATGTTACTGGATCATATCCAGCAAACTCAATATACTCTTCAATTGAGCGTTCTGTAAGTGCACCATTAATTGGATCATATATCTTATTAATAAAGATAGACTTAAAATATTCATGGTCCTCTTGCTCTTTTTGACCCCAGGCCTGTTGCCACTTTGGATCCTTGTACCTTGAATACTTGATGTACGAGTCTGGATCCGCATGCTTGTAGTCATAGCCAATCAGGTAGCATCCAGCAGAGCCAATAATATTGTAACCACCTGTATACGCTCTAAGCATCATCATAGGCTGTTCATATTTGAATAGAATGTTGTTGGCCTGTGGTACATCATATAAGAATTGTGTTTTTCCAAATAGATGTCCTGCACATACAAATCGCTCTATAGTCTGCACATTTTGTTTTGTAATCTGCTTGCCCATAATTGGTCCACCATAAATCTCAAACCACTCTTCATCTGGCTCAGCTGTCCATGTAGAGCCTCTAAACTCTCCATCCCAATCCGTAAAGGTTGTTGGGATATATCCACCAATAATGCTTTTGCCAAAATTAGCATTGGCTTCATCTAGCTCTCTTATGAAGTCAGCGTCCCAGTTGTCTGCAAATTTTGTGTGGGAGTCAACTTGCAAAAAATAATCCTCATCTTGTACCATAGTCATGGCAACTTCACCACGTATTTTTGTGAGGGACAGTGGGGCAGTATTAGCATCTATCCAAGTAAGCCTTACCTCTGGACCAAGATTATATATATCATTAATCATCCACCTATCTTCTTCGTAGCCCTGGAAGACACAGCCAAACACAACCCTATCCTTTTCAGATGCTGTAGCATAAGCTGATTTGATAGTGTTGATTATGAATGGATCTCTCCAAGCAGATATCTGAACAATTATCTTATTTTCCATGATTTTCCTTACGTGATATAATTAAGTATACCAGAACGCCTAAAGGGAGGTAGTATGGCAGAGAAAAATACAGCAGCTCTATTGGTAGAGATTGCTAAGCAAGAACTTGGAACTATCGAAGGTCCAAAAGATAACGAAACCAAATATGGTAAATTTACAAAAGCAAACTTTCAAGCTTGGTGTGGAAGTTTTGTTATGTGGTGTGCTGATCAGGCAGGGGTAAAGGTGCCCAATACTGTTTACACACCAGCAGGTGCAGCAGCATTTGAAAAAGCTGGAACATGGATTAGTGCAAAAAGTGGAGAATCTCCACAGCCAGGAGATATCCTTTATTTCGATTTCCCAGAAGATGGGGTCAATAGGATTTCTCATGTTGGTATTTGTATTAAGGCTGGTAAAGACGGAGTGTGCACAGCCATTGAGGGAAACACATCAGGAACTGCAAAGGGTGACCAAAGAAATGGTGGCATGGTTGCAGAAAAGGTACGTGGGTATGCAAAAAATAAAAAGGGTATCCAGGTGTCTATTGTTGGCTGGGGTAGACCAAAGTTTACATCTTCATCTAAATCAACAACAACTGAAAATACAACAGTGTTAGATACAGACTCTGTAGAAGAAATTTGTTGCGAATATCCATTAACATAATGTGTTAAAATAGATTGTACAGAAGGAGGGCCAAATGGCCAACTATCAATATCCGATTGACGGAGGAAAGAACAAGGGCTGGAAAGTCAGCAGCCTAATGGGATGGAGAATCCACCCAGTTCAGAAAACTAAAAAGCACCACAACGGTACTGACATCTTTGGACTAGGCAAAGGTCCATGGTATGTAGAAGCATTTGCTGATGGAAAAGTTCTAAAGGCACAAAAGTCAACTGCTCCTGGCGGTGGCTTTGGTAACTATGTAGTTCTTTTGCACAAGATTGACGGTGTTGCATATACCTCGTTATACGCACACATGGTAGAAGGATCTTTGCAGGTTAAGGTTGGGCAGACAGTAACAGCTGGAACAGTTCTTGGTAAGATGGGAACTACTGGTATGTCAACTGGTGTTCACCTACACTGGGAGATCTGGAAGGGTAAGGAACACGGCTGGTCTGCAGACGGTAAGGGATTCGTAGAACCAATTCGCTTTGTAGAAGCACTCATGGCAGCAGAAAAGGTAAAGGCAACTGCTGATGAGGTAACACCTGCTGACGCACCTGCACAGCCTCTACCAGCACACTCAGCTATGCCAGAGGAGAAGCCAAAGGCTGCTCCAAAGCCTGCTGCAAAACCTACTGCAACGGCACCAGCAAAGGTACATACTGTTAAATCAGGAGATACCCTTGCAGCAATTGCAGCTAAGAACAAAACAACAATTGATAAGTTAGTTAAGCTTAATGGAATTAAGAATGCTAATAAAATTGCTGTTGGTCAAAAAATTAAGCTTGGCTAGTTGACAAGCATTCCCATTGGGTGGTATACTTAATATAGTATGCCACCCTTTGTGGCTTTAATCTAGGAGGATATATGGAATCCAGGAAAAGAAGTCTTATTAAGACTATTAGCTGGCAACTTTTGCACATGTCTATGGTTGCTGGAACAATTTTGATCCTAACTGGCGAATGGGAAATTGCAGGCATTGCAGCCATCGCTGAACTATTTTGGGAGTCAGTACTTTATTTTGCACATGAACGTGTATGGGCTAAGTGGGGAAAGAAAGTCAAGTAATGCCAGTATATGAATATGCATGTACATCATGTGATAATACTTTTCAAGAAACCAGAAGCATTCATGACCCATCTCCAGATCACATCTGCGAGAAGTGTGGCTATAGAATGCGTCAGGTATTAGGTACACCAGCTGTTCATTTCAAGGGCAGCGGTTTTTATAACACAGACAAATAATAGGAGAGACTGTTATGGATGCAGTAGCAGAAGTAAAAGAGTGGGTATTGACAGCAAATGATCGCTGTGACTCTTGTGGGGCTCAGGCCTATGTTCAGGTAACTGGTGTTTCTGGTGACCTACTATTTTGTGCCCACCATTACAATTCCATTATGGATAACGCTGTTGGATATGACAAGATGATGAAGTTTGCATACTCATTTATTGATGAGCGTGAACGACTACAAGAGAACAGGACAAAGGGAGATGACTAAGAGAGTATTGCTGACTGGCTCATCAGGCCTGCTTGGCTCTCATACCCTTAAGAGGATTTTGCAAACAACTGATTGGGATGTTGTGTGCCTATCAACATTTAACCATACTGGCATTCAGGATCGTGTTATCGAGGCTGCCAATCTAAACACTGACAAATATCGTGCAAGAGTTAAGGTGTTGATTTGTGACCTGTCTTCTCCAATTTCAGATGTCACTAAGTCAAAAATTGGAAAGATTGACTACGTTATTAACTTTGCTAGTGAAAGTCATGTGACAAGAAGTATAGAAAATCCTACACCATTTATTTTGAACAATGTTCAGCTCATCTGTAACCTTTTAGATTGGGCAAGAGAAAATCCAGTAGAAAAGTTTTTGCATATTTCTACAGATGAAGTTTTTGGTCCATATCAGAATAGAGTTTTTACAGAGTGGGATCCTCATCTTCCTAGCAATCCATACAGTGCTTCTAAGGCTGCTCAGGAAAATATTGCATTCTCTTACTGGAGAACCTATGGGGTTCCAGTAGGCATTGTAAATATTATGAATATCGTTGGTGAATATCAAAACGTAGAAAAGTATACGCCAATGATCATGAAGAAGGTTATGAACGATGAGGTTCTAGACGTACATACCTATGACAATGGAAGCAAGATTGGTAGACGAAGCTGGCTTTATGTTGGCAATATGGCATCAGCTGTTTTGCATATTCTTGGACAAAGCTTTGATTCAGTTAATGAGTCAAATAAACTAAGTAGATGGAACATTGCTGGAGATGGCGACTATTCTAATCTTGAATGGGCAGAAAAAATTGCAGGTATTATTGGAAAAGATCTAAAATATAGATTAGTAGATACAGCATCTTCTAGACCAGGCTATGATGCTAGTTATGCACTAAATAACCAGAAGCTACTCAATTCTGGATGGAAGCCACCATACGATTTAGATGAGGCATTGGTAGATGTCGTTAAGTGGTATATGGAGCATCCAGAATGGTTGTAAGAAATAAGTGTCGTGCATGCAACAGTCCTAATCTATTTTTAGCGATTGACCTTGGGATTCAACCATTGGCTGGCGGATTCGTCAAAGCAAAAGAGCCATCCTATCTGTATCCGAACAAGATGATGATTTGTAGTGATTGTGGTCTAGGCCAGCTATCTGTTGATATTAAGCCAAGTGAATTATATAAGAACTACAACTGGAGAACTTCAACAAGCAAATCTTATCTAGATTATATCTATGAGTTTGCAGATAAAAACATTATACCTAGGGTAAATCCAGGGGAATGGGTTCTAGAGATTGCAAGTAATGATGGGTATCTGCTTAAGTATTTACAGTCAAATGATATTGATGTGCTTGGTGTAGACCCTGCAGAAAATATATCTAGATATGCTATTTGTGATGGGGTACCAGTCATTACAGACTTTTTTGGAACAGCGGTAGCAGAAGATATCGTTAGACTAAAGGGTAAGCCAAAGTGGATTATTGCTAATAATGTTATGGCACATACTCCAGATATTCAGGACTTTATGGCAGGAATAGCATTGCTATGTGACAGAGATACAATTGTTACAGTAGAGAATCCAACCATTATGAATATCATTGATCACGATCACTTCGATGTGATATTCCATGAGCATTACTCATATTTGTCTGCTCATGCTGTTGCAAAGCTTGCCAATAAGATGGGGCTATCGTTATTCAATGTTCAGTCAGTTCCACCACAGGGTGGATCAAATAGATATTGGATAAAGCAAGGTGGAGAGCCAACAGAAGGTGTTAGAACCGCAATCAGGGAAGAGCTGCAGTATGGTCTTCTAGATATAAATAAGTGGTCTGAAACTGAGGACAGGATTCGCAAATCAGCAAATGCATTCAATGGTAAAGTTGAGTCTATTTGGCAATCTGGTGGTGTTGTCTGTGGTGTTGGGGCATCTGCAAAGTCAACTGTAGTCCTTAATTTTGCTGGCGTACAATCAAAAAGAATTTCAGCAATTGCTGATGACGTAAAAGAAAAACAAGGTCGCTATGTTCCAGGACCCAATATACCAATTACAAGTATGGATGAAATGCTAAAACTTGATCCAACTGATATAATAGTTTTTGCATGGAACATCAGAGAGGATCTTGAGAAAAAGCTCAGAGATCTTGGGTACACAGGCAATGTCTGGGTATGGAATGGAGAATAAATGTACGAGTATTATGTAAATGAAGTAACCAACGTAGTAGATGGAGACACCATTGACGTTGTAATTGATCTAGGGTTTGACATCCTATTTAAGAGTCGTGTACGCTTGGCTGGTATCGATACCCCAGAATCACGCACTACAGATAAAGCTGAGAAGGCCCTAGGTCTTGAGGCTAAGGAGTACCTTAAGAAGAGCATTAAGTCAGCTAAGAAGGTAGTTATCCGAACTGAGAAGATGGATTCATCTGAGAAGTATGGACGTATCCTTGGCTGGGTTTATCTAGATGATAGCTCTGAGTCAATCAACAACAAGATGATTAATGATGGCTATGCTTGGGGTTACCTTGGGGAAACCAAGATTAAAGATTTTGATGCACTAGCAAAGGCAAGAGCAAAGGCTGCTACAAAAACCAATTAAACAAACAGGAGTATAATACTGTTATGGAAGTTCTTTTAGGCTCTTTGTTTACTCTCGCTGTCATTATGTTTGCATCTAAACGTTTCAGTGAGAGTACAAAGAATACAAAACTATCTTTGCGTGTAGATATGACACAGTCAAAGAAATTAGACTTGATGAAAACAACCAATATGTTTGCTGATATGGTTAAATATGTTGAAAAACTGAATAGTGGTCCGCAAACTCAGAGCCAGAAGCACTTCGACTCTATGCATATTAAGGTTATTATTGCACAAGACGAGGCCTATTGGATCGCAAATAATGTATTCTATGTAGCAGACATTGATTCGGAAAGCAGAATGGTATTACAGGAAACTGCAAGAGCAGTTGACACAATGACCATGGATGATGTACAATTGAAAAAGATAGAAGAAATAGTTGAGCTACTTAGAAAGGGCGAAGATGATAGTCGTAGTACAGGGAACCAAGAGTTTTGATGATTACTCTGTGTTCCTAACAGCTATGCGTTCAGCATTGATACAAATCAATCCAGACGATAAAGAATTTACAGTTTTGTCTGCAGGTCCTTTAAAGATAAATGAAATGGTTATGGAGTTTGTCAACGTTTCGGAAAGATCGTTGAAGTTGAAGGGAATCAAGGCACGTCATGCTAAGATTCATCCAGAATGGGTAATACATAATTATGCTGAAATTGATTTTTACGCATACTTGTGCAAACCTAAAGAGGAACTTGGCACAATTGTCAAGGATGCTCAAAATAAAGATGTAAACGTACAGGTTTACAGACAATTCTAGATCTGCAAAGTATGCAGACTATGGATATAGAAAGATAATGAAATGAAGAATATCAAGTCATTAGAGCAAATGGAAAAGATTGTGAAGTCAACACGCTCTCTTAGTTGGGATGGTTGGGATGTGCTCAAGTCATATCCAAATCCAACTGCATGGAGAAAGCCAAATGCACGTTATATCAAGGGCAGATGGTTCACTGTTGACCGCTACCCAGTAACAGAGAATGGGTGGATCATTCCTGAATCAGCACTAAAGGACAACTATGCAGGTAAAAGAAAATAGAAATGCATGGAAGTCTAGAGCACAGTGCAAAGGGTTTGACACAGAACTATTCTTTGACAAGTATGAAGAAGATGTTGAGTTAAGAGCTGACGTTGATGAGCTGTGTGCCATGTGCCCAGTAGCACGTCAATGCTTTGCTACTGGAGTATCCCAAAAAAGTTGGGGTGTCCATGGTGGAGTTTACCTAGTAGATGGTGAAATCTCTAGAGAGTTTAACAATCATAGAACAAAGGCAAAATGGTCAGAGACATGGAAGAACCTAACAATGGACAAATAAATGGCCATATAGACGGGCTATTTATTGAAAAAGATACAACGGTGTACTCTGAGGGAAACTTTGTTGGATATGGTTTTGATAGGGTTAGTAGCATTAAGCAGGAATTGTTTGGTGTTATTAGAAATAAATACTCTAACTTTAATGTTTTCAGTGATGTTCTAGAGTCTGATAAAACCATAACCGCAGTTGTATTTTTTGAAGATGCTGACGTTGAGTTATTGGGTGTAAAAATACACGTTGCACAAGGATCAGTCTTTGCATCTACAAAACAGATTGATCTTGATGCAATCTCTAGTGTTCCTAACATTGCCTTTCATTTTGGGTATGGTCCAAGATCTGCAACAGTTTTTGGAAATGGTAGTAACGAGTATGAAGTGTCAGTATTGATTCGTGATACATACAAGGTCAGGATTTTTGCTAACTCAAAAGATGAAGCACTCAGTATAGCTGATGACATCCCACTTCATGATTGGGAGCATCCAGATGTACTAGAGGATGCACACCTGGAAGATAGACGTATAATTCGTCACTGTAGATGGGGAAACCTGTCAGTTAAGGAACTATAATGTACACAGATGATATGCGAAGAGCATTTAGATCTTTAGATCACCATAAACCAGCAGGGTTTAAACTAAGCATTATAGACAATGAGCATTTCCTTACTGTCAGTGCTAGTGAGCCTGACTTTTTTAGGCTTGATATTGATGGAAAAATGCAAGCTGTTCAGTATATGATGATGGTCAAAAATGCACTAGAAATGAATGGTGCTATTGTAATGCTAGTTCGTGAGGGTGGAAAAGAAGACACATGAGAAAAAAGATAAAGATTGTTGCGTATTCACTGCTATCTATTAGTGCTGTAGGTGCTTTATATGTTGCTGCACAGTTGACAAAGCTTAAGGATTCGGATATACTAGAGGTACACTTTGACGAAGATGAAGAGGACCTATTTTAATGCAAACTTTTTTGCCATCCAAAGATTTTGATGTAGCTGCTAACATGCTTGATTCTAAGCGTCTTAACAAGCAGATTCTTGAATGCTACCAAATCCTAAAAGTATTGTCTAACAAAGATCCAAAAGCAGCGTGGCGTAATCACCCTGCTGTAAAGATGTGGCGTGGGCATGAACATGGACTATTTACCTACACACTTGCAATGGTTAAAGAGGCAAACAAGCGTGGCATTAAAACAGATAAGAATATGGAAAACCTAATTGCACTTCGTGTTGTATTCATATCTGAGTGGGGCAGTGGATTTCCTTCTTGGTACTACAATAAGAGTGAAATGAAGAGAATTACAACCACACACAGAGCACGTTTATATGTGAAAGATCCAGTATATTATTTTGACTTTGTTTCCTATCAGGACCACGAAGCAAATAAGCCATGCTGCGATGGGTGTAACTACTATTGGCCAACTCATATGGAGAAGGTGCTATCTTGATACAGACAATTATCACAGACCTATTACTTTTGGTTCCAGTTGCAACAACAATTTTGCTAGCGTACCAGAGTATCAAAATGCGTATTAGCAACATAGAGCTTGCCCAAAGACTAGCACAATCAAGCATTGACAAAGACATGCTTACTATTGAGTTGGATAGGGCATATGAAGATAAAAAGCTTGTTGAGTCTCAGGAGTTTATGCTGTTTTTAAATAAAACTAGAGATGATGCGTTTGAGTATATTGAGAATGTACAGCAAGAATTAGATAGGTTTGATAAAACCGTATCACCAATTCTTGAATATCATCAAACATATGGAACAGTCCTTGGTGAAACAGTTGACTGGAAAAATATGGAAGTTGTAAACAAAGCATACAAGAGGCTCAAGAAGATTATGCCAGAATCCGCCAAGAACAATTAATTGGTGACATGGTATAATAATAGAAACAATTCCTAGGAGGAAAAAATGAATGAACAACTAAAGGCAATCCTTGCATCATATGGACGCTCAGTCCTTGCAGGTGCTGCAACACTATACATGGCTGGAGTTACAGATCCAAAGGATCTCGTATACTCTCTAGTCGCTGCTATTGCACCAGTTGCACTTCGCTACATCAATCCAAACGACAAGGCTTTTGGTCGCTTGCCAAAGGTCGAAGAGGTTGAGGTTGCAGTAAAGAAGGCAACACCTAAGAAGGCTCCAGTCAAGAAGACTGCTGCAAAGAAGGCTCCAACAAAGAAGTAATGGAGAAGGTGAGGGGGGCCAAAATCCCCCTCACTAAACAAAACTATGAATAACTCAGTTTTTATTATTGTGCCTGCCTACGAAGAGACTAGGCTTATAGATACACTACGTAGCTGTATCGATAATGCAGTGTACCCAGAGAGGTTGCGATTTGCAGTAGCACTACAGTATAAGGAGTTGCCAGAGCCAGATCTATCTGAATTTGCCGAATATATTGTAGGCATAGACAGATATGATGTTGATACACGTCCTGGACTAACAAGAATTAGATACAATCTTGTAAACAATTACTTTACTGATGAAGAATTCTTCATGTCAATTGATGCCCACAACCAGTTTGATAAGAGTTGGGACGAAACTTTGTATAATGATTATGCAGAGTTGGTCTCTAAATATGGAAACAAGGTTGTATATTCTAAGCAAGTGGCAGACTACTATGGCAAAATTGAAAGAGATATTCTAGAGGTAACTCGCTGGGAATTCAACAAAGATTTTTCTAATCCAAAGGTAGCTAGTTCTTATGGCATTGATCAAAACCATACAATCATTGGAAATATTTTTGGTGCACCACAGTGGATAAATTCTCCAGATAAGTTTGTAAAGACACAGTTTATTTCTATGCACCTTGCCTTTGCACCAAGAGACTGGGTTCTAGAGGTTGGTGTCAATCCTGATTTGCAGGTTTTTGGAGAAGAAACTTTTAGGTCGATAGTTTCATACATGGCTGGCTGGGACACATATGCAAGAACTGATTATAACCACCTTGGACATATGCCAAAGGTAGGGGATCCAAATAAAAAGCATATGTATGATATGTGGTGGGACCTGAAAGAGCTAAGAGATGACCCACTAGAGACAGTTCTAGAGCAAGATAAATGCATCATACTTAATGATGGAAAATTCTCTGCCTATTTTGAACGCTCTCCATTTGATTTTTGGAATGAGATTGGGTACGGAAATCTATTCCCAAAGCTTGTTTCTTTAGTAAAAAAATGATATAATAGATTGTCTGCCCAAACGGGGGACACAAAACTCGCTTAATAAAAGGAGATGATATCTATGGTATATACATACGTAGACCCATTTAAGACCTTTGCAGCACTTGGTCAGGAATTTGACAAGATGTTCAAGGCAACCGCAGTAGCAAGCAACTATCCACCACACAACCTTATCAAAGAGGACGATGAAAATTTTGTCCTTCAGTTTGCTGTTGCTGGATTTAAAAAGGAGAATATCAGCATCTCTGTTGAGAATGGTATTCTAACAGTGTCTGGCGATAAGCCTGATGCAGATGAAACAAACTATGTGCACAAGGGTATTGCTACACGTAGATTTGCTCGATCATTCAACCTGCCTGAGTATTTTGAGGTAGGACTGGCTAACTATGAGGATGGCATTCTATCTATTGATCTATTCAAGGATGTGCCTGAAGAGAAGAAGCCAAAAACAATTGTAATTCAATAAGGCAGTTAACCCTGGGCATGGTTTAAAACTGCCCACATTATGCTATAATTAAGCTTATGGATAATTCAACTATTGTGAGCCAGCTACAAGCATTGCTGGCAGATAACATTGCTCTAAAATTTAAAGCACACGGATACCACTGGAATGTTGAAGGAGATGACTTCAAACAGTTCCACGATTTTTTCGGGGATATCTATGAAAATTATGATGCTGCAACAGATACATATGCAGAGTGGATAAGAGTATTCCAAGCGTATGCCCCATACAGATTGGTAGATTTCTTTGATGCCTCATCTGTTGGCGAACCATCTATTGTAGGTGACCCACAGCCAATGCTAGCTGACTTATATACATCTATTGAAAAACATATTGCAGACTTAATAGTTGCAGGAAAGATGGCTACTGCAGCAAATGAATTTGGGTTGGCAAACTTTTTTGCAGATCGTCAAACTATTTCACAAAAATTCTGCTGGCAAATTCGTGCAAGTATTGAAATAGAAGATTAAAAAACTGATATAATAATATTGTCCCTCATACAGGCCTACGCTTAGGATGGATTAGTTACCTATTTTATGACCGTGGCCTTCGTGCTTGAATAGCCTGTATGGGGGCTTTTATGTTATAATTGGTATGTAAAGAACGGATTATAATGAAACTTGAGCTACAGAGTGTCTTGGAGCAAAGAAGACAAAACAACAAACTGAAGACTGATAACATTTTGCCAGTACCATGGGTTGAATTCAAAGACACTTATGAAAAAGCTTTTGCAGAAATAGATCCATACAAGACAGATTATTTGGCTATTTCTGCTGGTAATTCATTTTCATCAAAAGTAAAAGGTCAGAATGAATTGGATGATCAATCTGTAATTTATGACTTTGCTGGCCCAGGCAAGAAGGTAGTCCTTACCCTATATCACCAGTGGTATCATTTTCTGTTAGACACCCTAGTCTATGTATATCAAGCTTGGAAATATGACAAAGACATAAAATTTATTTTTATTGAAGATCTGAAGCATTCACAATATTTTGAAGAAAAGCTAATGCCATTTCTATTAAAGTTTTTAAACCATTTTAATATTACAAATTATTCTTTTATTAAAAGAGAAGCTTTTCAAAAAAATCCTGTTCTACTAATTAATAACTATTATTATGAAAAATTAGAGTTTGGATCAGATATTTATTGGATGTGTAATGAATTTATTAAAGATATGTACCCAGATGATGATGCTGAGCCATTCAGGAAAGTATACATATCAAGAAGAAAAAATTATGTTAAACGATCTGATGACCAGGGCTTTGTTCAACAAGAAGGATTTGATGTGTCACGTGTTGGCAATGAAGAGGCCGTAGAGGATTATTTTAAAAAATATAATTGGGAAATTATGTACCCTGAAGATTTTGATTCAATAGATGATCAAGTTAAATATTTAAGAGAAACAAAATATTTGATGGGGGCATCTAGTGCTGGTTTGATAAATGCTTGCTTTATGAAGCCAGGGACCAACTTGGTTGAACTACTAACCACAATACACATGTTAAAAGCAGGTGAGCATCAGACACAATTCCACGTGCTATATACGGTTATGTGTTGGAGCCTTTCTATTTTCCATGCCTCAATTCCAAATATTAAAAATGAGTTAGCCCTTTTTGAATTCATAGAAAGCAATAAGCATGCCAAAGAGCTTATACAGAACACGTAATTTTAATCAGATTGCTGAATTACTGAATGGGGCAGTCCTAGAAAAAAGATCTACCAATGTAGATAAGCTTAGGTCTGAGTATAGATACTATTATGCATGCAATACTGTTATGCAAAGATATATGGTAAAACCGTTTAGCTTTAAGGTTGAAAGCGGAGAGGCCTCATATCGTATGCATAATTTGAAGTCTCCAGACTTGGGATATCTTTATGCTAATGAAATGCTAACTGAAGATATGTTTAAGGCCTTCCTCAATAGCTTTGATATCTTTAGAAATTCTGAAGGTGCTAAGCCATTTCATCCTGCAGAATCCTACAGTTTAGTGGTGCGAAAAGCTAAAACTAGAATTCTGGATATGTATGGCGGTACATTGCCACAAGATAAGAGAGAGTTGATTCGTAGACTTGATCTTGCATACAATCACTACAATAACTTTAGACTTACATCGTTTGCCAGACCATCACATGGAGACCCATGCTTGTCAAATGTTGTCATCACAAAAAGTGGAAATGTAAAGATGTTTGATCCCAAGGGTATAGAGTTTTTCTATTTAGATGAATACTATGACATTGCAAAAATATCACAGAGTATTCATGGTGGCTATGAGCATATAGTTCATGACAAGACCAATTTTGTTCCACAATACCAATCAATTTTTGAAAAATATCTAGATGCTAATAAAATAAACATTGGGCTAGTGCGTGTGTATGAGGCATCGCTGTTTATATCTATGTGTCCAATGCACCAGGATAGACCTGACCATATAGATAGATTTTTTAATACGGCAGATAAGATACTGAAAGAGGTTAACTTTTGATTAACGTTGTTGTTCTGATGTCTGGTCTTGGAACCAGATTCTATAATAGTGAATTTGAAAAGCCAAAGCCTTTTATAGAAGTAAATGGAAAAGAGATGTATCTAAGGTCTGCTCACAACTGTCCTGGTGATCGTTTTGTGTTTGTTGTTCAAAAAGAAAATTCTATTCGTTTCAACATGCACACCAAGGTTTTTTCTGAGTTTGAGTCTTCTGTGATTATTGAGTTGGATGGCGTTACATCAGGTCCTGCTGTATCTGCACTAAAAGCTGCAGAATGGATTGATAACGACAATGAACTGTTGATTATAAATTCTGATCAAGAATTATTGTGGAATTATGATGACTTTATTTCTAAGGCAAGGGAGTCTGATGGTTGCGTTGTGGTTGTTGAACGAGAGGGAGACCGCTGGTCTTTTGCAAAAGAAGTAGATGGTGTCGTTACACTGATAGCTGAAAAAAATCAAATAAGTAAAAATGCATTGTGTGGAATACATTATTTCAAAAAGGGTAGTGATTTTATTAAGTATGCAAAACAAATGTTAGAAGACGATAATAAAGTTAATAATGAATTCTATGTATCTAACGTATATAACTATGCCATTGAAGATGGCAAAAGAGTAACAATCTATAAAGCAGACGATATGCTTGATTATGGAACACCAGAAAGCTTGAGGGCCTATATATAATGCTTAATCTATTAGGAATCAACAGATATGATCCAAAAGACATTGCACCACGTGTGATTGAAACTTTGAAAAATAGTCAAATAATTTTTGGAGAGCATGAGGATGCAGCCAAAGAATTTATGAAGATGGTTGGTGTAGACTATTCAAACAAAGAAGTCTATGAGGTAAATGCCAGCAATGAATCTAAATATGCTAGATGGGCGGTAGAACAGGTTAGGCTTGGTAAAAGCATTTCATTCCTTACTGGGGATGGGTATCCAGTTATTACAGATCCAGGATATAAGCTAGTAAATACGTTTATTCAAAATGCTGAAGAGATTCGTGTATACCCTCAAGTATCTGCAATTGTTTCATCTGTTATCTTGTCTGGATATCTTGGTGCAAACAATGAGACATTCTTTTATGGTGGGATGCTAGATTTCATGGACGAGAAGATGAAGCTAGAAGCAATGTCCTCAAGGGATACTATTGCGGTTTATCTGTTCCAGGGCACTTTTCCTGCAATAAGAAATCTTGAAGAAATATATGGACCAGAACGTGATGTAGTTATTTGTGTAAACATGGGTCACGACACACAACAGGTTATCCACACTAAGGTTGGATTTTTGGCCAATGGGATTCCTGGAAAATCTATTTATGCTACTTTTGTAATTGCTCCAATAAATAGAGAGTCATTCTTTAATATGAACAAAATGCCAAACAACGTTCTTGAGTATGGCAACTTAAAAGAAATTGGAATACAGCAAAGAACTAATTATATTCATAATAGTTTTAATTTTAGGTGTGATGAGTTTACCCAAAACCATTCTGAAAAACTACACGTTCTTTTTAGTGGTTGCTCTAATACTTGGCCACAGGCAATTGATGAGGACAGGGGCTGGGCAAAACAAATGTACTACAGCCTAGATCAATCATATAATTTAAGTGGATACTACAATCTTGGAATGCCTGGTTCTACCATATCTGAGATTTGTCAAAATGTAATGAGTTATTGTAAGATTTTTGGCAAGCCAAAAATAATATTTTTAAATCTCCCAGATGCTGGTAGAGAATCAAATATTCCAGAGAGTCCAAACAGTAAAGATGAGTATACATCTTTTGAAAAACAACAGTATGCAGACAAGGAATATGAAAAGCTTGAGGGATATTGTGCTGTAAACAACATATTGCTAATTACTTTTAGCTGGACAGACACTATGGTTAAATCTGGAGGCTACGTTCTTTCTAACCTTAAAGAGCTGCTTGGTAAAAATCACAAAAATGTATCTATATCAAATAAGTTTAATACGTATAAACATTTTGATAAAAATGATTTTAAAGAATATGTAGTGAAATACTTCGAGGATAACCCAGAAGATCATGATGCTGATGTGGCAAGGGATGCTGATCACCCAGGTCACGCCATACATTGGGCATGGTACAATTGCTTATATGAAATGTTTACAAAAAATACTCAATACCTTAGCTTCATTGAAGGCTTCAAGAAGGTACAAGAAAGCAATCAAGCGTAAGAAAGACTATATATATTGAAAATCTTTGGCTTTAACGAAACCTCTCATGATGCTTCTGTGTCTGTAATTAAAAATGGAATGATTCTATTTGCTGGTCATGCTGAAAGATATAGCAAAGAAAAAAATGACTGGTATACGAACAAAGAATTGTGGAATGACGCATATATGTGGGGCAAGCCAGATGCCATTGCATACTATGAAAAGCCGTGGCTAAAGAAGATTAGGCTATCTTTGCGTGGTGGTGCTGCAGACTGGAAGCCATTACATAGATATGATGTTGCATTTAAACATCACTACTCTCATGCATGTGCAGGATACTATACTAGCCCATTCGACAAGGCAGTAATTGTTGTCCTTGATGCGATGGGAGAGTTTGCGACATCTACTGTTTGGTCTGGCGATGGCGAAGATATAAAGTTAGTCAAAGAAGTTAAATATCCGCTAAGCTTTGGTCTATTTTATACTGCTTTTACCAAACTAATAGGACTAAAGCCAAATGAGCACGAGTACATTCTTATGGGAATGGCAGGGTATGGAGATCCAACAACCTACTATGAAGACGTATTATCATATTTTCCCAGCATAACTAGCCAGAAGTATAACTACCACAAGGGGATAACAGACTGGCCATACAACATTCTTAAAGAACAGGACAAGTTTGACATTGCTGCTGCTGTTCAGTTTGTATATCAAGAAAGACTAATGGAGTTTATGTCTAAAGTTAGACAGGACCTACCAGAATACAATAATCTTGTTTTTATGGGTGGGTGTGCCCTGAATGCCTCAGCTAATACAAAGCTTTGGGATCTGTTTGATGATATTTGGATAATGCCAAATCCAGGAGATGCTGGAAGCTCTTTAGGTGCAGCTCTTGCACTACGTGGACAGCATGTTAAGTGGGAAGGCCCATATCTTGGGCATGATCTTGGTAACGAATACCCAGTTGATGCAATCTTTAATGAGATAATGACAAATAAAATTTGTGCTGTTGCTGCAGGTAGAGCAGAGTTTGGACCACGTGCATTAGGAAACAGAAGTATCTTGGCAGATCCACGTGACCCAGATATTAAAGATAAAGTTAATCTAATTAAACAAAGAGAACTCTTTAGGCCATTTGCCCCTGTAGTCATGGCAGAACATGCATCTGAATGGTTTGATATGGATTATGAATCTCCATACATGCAATACACACCCAAGTGCCTCAAGCCTGAGCTGATTCCATCAGTGGTCCATGTAGATGGTACATCTAGAGTTCAGACAGTCACAAAGGAGCAGCATCCAGGGCTGTACGAGGTTCTGAGACGTTTTTATGAGGCAACTGGAGTTCCAGTACTACTGAATACCAGTTTAAATGTAAAGGGCCAACCATTGCTTAATGACAAAGAAGACATTAAGCTTTGGGAGCAAACATACAATACCAAGATTGTGATATAATTTTAGTATGTCAGAAAGCATGTTTGAATCATTATTTGGCTTTAGTAAAAAGCCTGCAGAAGCTCCTGTGGCAGATAGTATGCCCCTAACAAATGGAGAGGTGTTTGGAGATCTTAATCCAATTCACCAACGTATCAGTGACGCTGAGTGGGGTTCTAATCAGAATGGACTACCTGACTCATGGCAATTGACAACAGACCAGTAAATACAAAAACTATATTTGTAACCATTCCGTCTTACAATGACGTATCTCTTTTGCGTACCCTAGACAGGGCATTAGAAACAGCACGGTATCCAGAGAACATATACTTCTGTATTGGGCTACAGTATTCTGAAGAACTTATGCCAGATCTATCTAAGTATAAAGACAACCCAAATTTTATTTTCCTAACATACGATGTAGATAAACGTCCAGGAGTTTATTGGATTAGAAGAGAGATGGCAGAGAAACACTCTGACCAAGACTACTTCCTAATGATAGACTCACATATGAATTTTGTTGAAAACTGGGATGTTAGATTAATCAATGACTACGAGTCATTAGTTAGACATCATGGTACAAGGACAATTCTCTCTAAGCCAACAATGTCTGAGGTTGGACATACATTTGATAATGGGCATATACATGATATCTGTAGGTGGAAAGCAGACTTTTCTTTTGATCCAAACAGTATAGAAAGAACAATACTGCCATGGGTTGATATGGTTCCATGGGATGGAACAAGATTTATTAAGCACCTTTTATCATGCAGCCACTTCTTTTTTACTAACAAGCTTTGGCTTGAAGAGGTTGGGTTTTTCAATACCATCAGATCATATAGTGAAGAAATGACAATCGCTGTTTCATCCTTTTTATCTGGATGGGACTTCTATTCTATGCCAGAATTTATACACATAGGTCATGATGATGACGAAACATCAAAGAAAATCTACGGAGGAATGTATACTCTGGCACAGGGTAAAAGGTATCAGGCAATCTTTGAGAATGATGAACTAAAGAAAGAGATTGATAGTTTTTGCTTGCTGGACAACTCCAATATCTTTAAGGTAAGAAATCAGGCAAGATCGATAGATGAGTTTTATATTGAAGCTGGAGATGAGATATCTGATGCAAGAAAACAGCTATTGATTAATTTAAATCTAAATCAATTCCAAGCTTAAGCTGCCTATCTTTAATTAGCTCAAGGTTAAGTTTATATTCTTCATCCATTTGCTGAGCCCATTCGCTTTTACGAACCATGTCCTTAATCAAATGATATTCTTCTGGCTTTTCTGTTGGCAAACCATTTGCAGCACCACTCGAAAAGTTAATGTCATCAGAAAAGTGTTCGGTTAGATGTTTTACTCTATCTTCAACTTCTTCTTTTGACAACACTCTTACATTATCCGACACACCAACTAGTCTGTGTATGTGTGGCAAGATGTCTGCAACCATAGATGTTGTCTGCTCAAATGTAAATGGTATAACTCTGTTAATTGCTTTTCGTAGTCCATAGCTATAGCCAAGCCACATCATAGACTCCTGATACATTGACTCACGAATGTATTCTTCTTTTTGTGTCTTGAAGAATTCCATATTACCCTCAACAATCTCTGGTCTTCCAGCAATTGTTGCGTTACCATAACCATAAGATGTTTTTAAAATTTGCGAGGCAACGGCATCAAAAGGATCTCTCATTGTAGTAATCATGCTAATAGAGTCATCAAAGGTAGCATGAAAAAGCAATGGGTCATGTGCTAGGGTAATCCAGGTATCCTTATGGCTCCATTCGCCAGCATACCTTGGCTTATGCAAGTCTCTCTGATTGTGTCCATAAGACTCACGTAGAGTGTCAAAAAAGAATGAACTTGCTGACCGTGGCATGAAATTTAAAATTATTTTATACAAGACTTCCCCTATATTCGCATCGTTGTGCATTAATTATATCACGATACACGTCTGAAGGAATTTCGATGCCTTCATTAAAAGCAATTTCCTTGATTGCATCCACAAATGTTTGGTCAGATATGTATGCTGAGTTTTTTAAACATACCCTATCATCATTTTTAATCTCTAATGTTATTGGGTCATAGCCTAGAAAGTTTATAAACTCAGATATAGATCTGGTCTTATATGCTCCCCACGGTAGGTCATACCCTATATGACCACTCTCAAACACTTCCTTGAATTTCCTATATGATTCTTTGACCACATCAAGGTAGATACCTTCTAGCTCTTCTGTTTCCCATCTCACATGGCGATGCAAGTCTTTGTTCTTTTTGTGATCATCATCCCAATAGTCAAAGTTATTTGTATACATGTGAATTGGAGATACTACCTCATATCCTGCAGTCCAGGTTCTTAGAAGCATTATCTGTTGTTCAAATGGCTGTGCCATCTCCATTGGGTGTTGCACTGTTTTAGCATAATAAGCATCAGTGAATACACAATTACCATTATAAAATTTTTCTTTTATCATTAGGTTGTTTGGCTTTACGTGCACCCTGCCATTAAGAGGTGTGACTGCAGGTGATCGAATTACATCTTTAATTGACTCCCACTCTTCAAGATTTGCATATGCGGTTAGTGGGTCTGCCCACAGTGGGTCTTCCCATCCCAAAAAGTATACTGTTTGAGAATTGATTATACTTTTTCCAAAAGTTCTATTTGCAATAAGGTGCTCAGCCTTAAGCATTATGTCCCAATTTTTTCTAAACTTTGTGTGTGCATCTACCTGCATCCAATATTTTTCATCAGTCATAAAAGAATCAACGATATCTCTTTTAATTTCACACAGAAATGGAGAGGCATCTCTGCCGTGAACCACCTTTAGCTTAAGATTAACTATCTCAGATAAAGATGCAATCTTTTCAATCATCCACTCGTCACCATCCAGCACCTGTAGAAGTACTCCATAGGTTATGCTATCTGGATTTAATGCCTGACTATGTGCAGACATGATCGTTTCATATACCATTGGATCTCTCCATGCTGGTATGGATACAAAAATACTCAAATTCTTCCTCTCAGCCACTCACGCTGTTTGTGACAGTTTGAGCAAACAACATCACACTTTTTTACTTCACGCCAAGCAGCATCTTTTCCATGTTTTCTGAGAACCCTATAGACAAGGTCTATCTTCTTTACACCAGGACGGTGATCAAATTCAAGTATATAGTGGGGGTACTTGACCTTACAGTCTTTACACCCCATCCGTTCCTTGTAGGCCTGAAACTCAGAATACTGATTCATTACATATATTATATCAAATTTAGCGGTATAATGAATGTATGAATATTGAAGCTTATGACAATGAGATTGATGAAAGACATCAACTATTGCTACAAAGAATAGATGATATCACATCTGAGATATATAGTCTTGGTGCCATCGAAGAAAGACAAGCCATCATGGGCAAGCTAAGAACCTTGATACACCTAAAAGATTACGAAAATGATGAGATTGCATCTGCTGTCCTTGGTTGGGCATATGAGCAGTTAGCATCGGCTGACTAGTGTCACCTGCTGCAAACCCACGTGATCCTAAATTTAGTTCTGCCTTATGGACTAGGACATCTGACAATACCAGACTATCTGATTTTAAATATATCCCTGCAGAAAAAATACTAGACAATCTAAATGCATCTGAACTGCTGCATGGCATGAATGGGTTCAGGATGTGTGAACATTTTTCAAATCTTGAAGACTTGCCAACAAAAGATGAACACCTTATTAAGCTAAACAATAATAAGAAGAATGTGCTATTTGCAGGCTGCTCAATGACATCTGGGACTGGCTTAGAGATTGGTGAAAGATGGGTAGACAAGGTATATCTAGATTTAAATAAAGATAAAGAATATTCTGGACTGTTTAATTTAGGTCAAGAGGGTGGGGGTATGCAAAGTCAGATTAGGTACATATTTAAATATTGCCAAGAATATGGGATACCAGACCTAATCATTTTTAATATTCCAGACTTCTGGAGAATGACAATTGACGATAATACATACAAGGTATACTCAAGCAGCCCATCTACCTATTCTCAGGATGCTGTGGGTAAGCTTGTATGCTCTGCTGGCAAGCAACTATATGAATCCCTAGAGATCTTTTGTGATTTAAATAAAATTGATTTACTTTCATTTTCTTGGGACAGGGTAACAAATAGTATATTAAAAGATTTTAAGACATTCATGCTAATTGATGAAAAAGATATACAAAAAGAAATCTTCAATTATGATGATGGTGGCAAATATGCTATACTGGCAAGAGACGACATCCATCCAGGAACTGCCACCCATATGGCATGGTCAAAAAGAATACTTGACAAATTAGCCCAAATGCTGTAAACTATTTTTATGGCAAAACACAGAGAAGAAACAATGTATTGGCTAGATCGTTTACGCATATACGTATTCTTTTTAAAGAATAGGTGGTACTTTTTCGTTAAGCCAAAGCTAAAAAAGAAACTAAATAATATAAAGAGTTATATTCAGCAACGCCTGGGGCAGTAGTTCAGGTGGTTAGAGCACCACTCTTATAAGGTGGCTGTCGTTGGTTCAAGTCCAACCTGCCCTACAAACAAAACAAATAATGATTGGAGAAACAAATGATTAAACCTCTTGAAGATAAGGTTCTTGTAAAGCCTATTGAGGAAGAAGAAAAGACAAGTGCAAGCGGATTGATTATCTCAAAGCTTGAGAAAGAAAAGCCAACAGAAGCAATTGTTATTGCAGTTGGTCCTGGATTCACTGCAGCAAATGGAGACAAGGTCACTATTGACCTAAAGCCAGGTGACAAGGTTATCTATTCTAAGTACTCTGGTACTGAGGTTGAACACAACTTTGAGAATTTTATTATCCTGCCATACCGTGACATTTTTGCAGTAATCGAGGAATAATGGAACACTTTCTAGATGTAGTATTTGGTGTAGATCACATCGTTGCAGAATTTTTTTGGAATGCAGTATTTGCTTTGGTTGTATTTTTATTTTCTAAAGCAAATGCACTACGAAAAATTCATAAATATATTGATGATAGGCACGAGGTAAAGCATGACAAGTACTGAGCTGTCCTGTAATTGGCCAGAGTCATATCTACATGTTACACAAAATCTGCTCGATGATCAACGCAAGCATCAAAGGTTTGCGGTTTATAATGAAATCATCAAAGATCTTGAGTCAGAATTATATGCAAATAAGGGTGAAGATTTGTACTATGCCACAGCGATTGAGTCTCTAATAGATAGGCTTAAGAGCAAGGTGGCATAGCCCATCATCTCTCCATAGCTCAGCTGGATAGAGCAACGGACTTCTAATCCGTAGGTCGTAGGTTCGAATCCTACTGGGGAGGCAACTGATATAATATTATTATGGTTAAAGTAATTAAGAATTTTGTAAGTCCTGCAGATGCAAAGACGGTAGTTGACTTTATAGAAGATAATCACAAGCAATCCTTCAAATACAACGATGATCGTAAACGCTTTATGTTGCGATTTGGTTATGATGAAGAGCTTCCAGACCAAGCAATACATAGCATGTATGTTGTATCTAGCATTAGAAATGTTCTTATAGATATTTTTAAAAAGACAAATAAAGAAGTTGGATATGATGTATTTCTAACCTCATGGTTTATGTCTAAACAAATTCCTGGAGCCAAGCTTACACCACACAAGGATGGCTGTGATGGTCTTAATGAGCACCTAGACTACACCGCAATGCTTTACCTAAACTCATCTGCTGATGGTGGAGCAATTGGCTTTACAGAAAGCGGTATTGAGATAGTTCCTGAACTGGGTGACCTAATCATATTTAAATCTCAAGAAGATGAGCACTATGTAACTGATGTATTAGAAGATAGATATTCATTGCCAATGTGGTTTTCAAAAGATCAGAGCAAGAAGTTTGACACAAATCGTTAAACATGCTATACTTATATAATGACAGAAAATGCCAAGTGTCCAGGATGTGGAAATCTAGAGGTGGTTCCAATCCAGTATGGCTATCCCACACCTACACTAATTGAACGTGCAAAGAAGGAAGAGATTGCATTAGGTGGTCTTTATGATCACGGATATACGCACTATTGTTACAAGTGCCACGAAACATATCCAGCAACAGAATATCCTACGTGATTTACATCACATCGCAATTTGCTTTTAAACTTAATATATGGTAAACTAATACATAGTATGAAGACACCCTTTAACAAGGTGTCTTTATGCATCTATAGGAGGTACTAAGTATGATAAGACCAGAAGATAATCCGAAGGTCATCATGGCTGGACTCACAGTCATCGCAACTCTGGTGACGTTTAGTCAAGTTTCTGCTGCAAATGCAGAAATGATAAACAAACCTGGTGTTGCCACAGTAGGGGCTCCTACACCGTCTCTGTCTCCCACAGCAACGGTTGTAAAAGAACCCTCTATTAATAAGCTGGTTGCTGAAAATGCAAAAAAGCTAACTACAACTAAATATGATGGGAGCGATGCATTAACTCCACGTGAGTTACAACTTTTGCTTTATAAAGTTGGTTTTCGTGGTCAGAACCTAAAAGAAGCCTGGTGTATAGCAATGAGAGAGTCTTCAGGCAGACCTATGGCTCACAACACAAATGCATCTACTGGTGATAATTCATATGGATTGTTTCAAATCAATATGATTGGTTCACTTGGTACGGATCGTCAGGACAAGTATGGGCTAAAAACCTATAATGACCTGTTTGACCCAGTCACTAATGCTGAGATTGCATTTCAAATGTCCAATGGTGGAGAGAATTGGTCAGCTTGGAAGGGCATGAATGCAGGTGCAAGACAATGGTTAGATAATTACCCAGGCAATGTTAACTAATCACGTTGGTAACGTCTATCCCTACCTAGAGAAGTTTTGGATTACATTAGAAAACCAAGCTGCTCTAGGTGGGGTAGATTGGGTAGTAGATGAGGCTGGCAACAAGTCAGTAACAATTCCGTTTAATGGTTATGAGAGAGACCCATATGCCATAAACGATGAGAAATATAAGTTTGAAGTTAAGATGATTAGATTCATCATGGACTCTGAGATATTAAAATATGTGCCAGACTTTAGAAACATATTTGAGCTTCAAATTATTTTAACAAAAGATCATAAAGCAATCAATTTTCCAGAAAAAGATTATCTTTTATATTTTCCAACAACCAACTCTTTAGCTACTCTATTCAGAGGCATACCAGTTGATGAAAGAGTGTGGGATGTAACGCAATCAGTTATGATTATTAAGTACGATACTAATTATTTTGCATCGCCACAGACAGAGCAAGATCCAACACAATCTTGACAAGCATCTGAATTAGCTATTTTCTGAATTACTTCTGGTTTTCTATAGTCAAAGTTAAAAGTAATACATGCTACATGCTCACCACGCATACCAAGAATCCATGCCACACCATTAAGTATCTTAGATTTCCATTCTGGCATATCTAGAATTGAAAGTCCAGTAATCTCTTTATTCATTGTCTTTCCTAACTGTTGCTGCTTTAATAACATTACACTGACCATGTGATGGCCTTACGTTATCTATTGTATCAGTGCCACCCTTTGATAATGGAAATACGTGATCAATGTGCAGTGACTTTTCCCATCCAGGCTTGCCACACTGTCGAGGGGCATCAAGATCAATCGGTCCAAGACAAATATGACACCTAACACCGTATATCTGCAATACTTCTATATCTGAGTAAAACCCTACTTCACCCTTGTATCTTCTACCCCTACGATTACCACCAGGAGTACGCTGTCTCCAAGCCCTACGAAGCACGTTAATGTCTTCATTTCTCTCTACACGCTGCTTCTTCCAATGGGCTCTCATAGCCTCCCTACAGGGCGTACAGGGCTCTTCTCGCAGCTTTCTGGTATGTTTGTTATACCCAGACATGGTTCCACAGTTTTCTAGCACGGTACTCATCTAACAATTATCTCATAAAACAGGATAATACGCAAGTATAATTGTCTTATGGATCTTTATGATGAACTTGGAAATATACTTTTTAAGATAGGCACTGAGGTAAAAGTTCACAAATTACCAGATGGCAACCTTATATTAGATATTGATTACGATAGGTACATAGAAGAAATCCTATGCCTATTTGATGATTTCTTAGATTACCAAGAATATCTTAAAGAATCTCAGCCCAAATGGGAAGAGTAATTCTTGCCCCACTCGTAATCTCTTCTACCTCGTGAGCGTAATTTAGGTTTCCAGGGAAGAATATTAGCTCACCAGCCTCTGGACTGATTGATAGGTTGTGGGTAGGGAAGTTAATGTTTCCACCTTCGTAATCATCATTTAGATATATAACTGCAGATAGTTGGTTCTCACCACTGCCAAGATCGTCTACGTGAAGGTCCATCTTTTTAGACTGTTCCCACTGAACTAGGTATGAGCCACCAACAAACTTACAATCAACACCAAATGTAGACTTAAATAGATTAAGAACTCTCGTTGTATATGGCTGGATAATTGCATCTGACCTAGGTGTTCTCCAGATCATTCCAGACCACTGACCTGGGGTATCGTCTGCTGGGATGTTATTAACCAAGTCTATTAGTGATTGCCTGTCTTCGGCTGAAATAAAGTTTTTTACTCTATGTATGTGCTCTACACCAGATGCAGTTCGGGCGAAAAAATCTTCATAATTTTTACTACGCACAAATGAGTCTGGGCTATGGCCAACCCCTTTGCCGTTAATACGATAATCATTCATATTAAAAGTATATCACGCTTGAAAGCTCGGCGGTAAATAAGAAGGCAATCCAAGCCACAGGCTTGACAAATTCTACTATCTGCTCTATAATAGAAGCATGAATAAAGAAGAATCTAAGATTAACGTACTTGACAAGGGATACATACGACTAGTAGATACTTTGGGTGATGATCTATCCATTGTAAATGCTGCACGTGTTAGCTACGATAAGGAGAGCACAGAGTTTGCTGAGAGAGATGGCAAACTAATCGACTTTCTTATTCGTGAGGGACACACCAGCCCACTAAGACATGCTGCCCTAACCTTTGAAATCTATGCACCACTAATGGTTGCTAGACAGTGGTGGAAGTACGCAGTAGCATCCACACATGTAGATGACCAGAATGGCTGGAATGAATCGTCTAGACGATATATTACTGAGCGTGAAGAGTTCTATATTCCAAGTGCTTCTTCTTGGCGTAGCAAGCCAGAGAATAGCAAGCAGGGTAGTGGGGAGCCAATCAGTGCTAGTATTGGATTCTATTATACTAATAAGCTTAATGAAACTATTATCAAGGCAGAAAGCCTATATCAGGAAGCAATGAACGATGGTATTGCACCTGAGTTAGCACGTCTGTTCCTACCTGCATACTCGATGTATGTACGCTGGCGATGGACTGTATCCCTACAGGGTGCTTTGACATTCCTAGACCAGCGTCTAGAGCATGATGCACAGGTAGAGATTCAGGAGTATGCTAAGGCAGTTAATGATCTAACAGCACAGGCATTCCCAGAAGTAATGCAGTCGTGGAAAGATTTGAAGTAATGGCAATTGGAGACTATTTTATAATGCTAGAAGCTATTGCGTCTAGTGCTATTGAAGGAATTACTCTTACAGAAGAAGAACAAAATAAACTATTAATGGAAGCACTGATGAAATAATGAATGATATTGAAAAACTACAAGACATTAGCCGTTTGCTGGATGAAGCATACCAGCACTATTTCTCCTATGAGGGACACTGTAAGTCCTCTGAAGGCTGGATTAGCGTAGAGTATGGAAACTACTGGGAACGCTCTGAGAATCCCTCTGAGGTCCCTATCAGGAACGTCTGCATCTACTCATACGTATTCTGTGAAGAAGGTCGTAGCCAGGACTTTGCCAGCCTAGATGAAGCACTAGAGACGGTACGTGAATGGCATGCTAAAGAGATGGCATATGACTATAATGCACCTGAAGAGGTAGCAGCACGTGAAGAAATGGATCAATTTGCTGCTGAATGGTTGCAGGAAATGCAGGCTAGTGGTAAACTAGAGGTACACATAATTGGAAATGAAGATGATTAAATATAGACATTATGGGCCAAACAGATTTGATTCTAGCAAATTCTATGGATTCTGCATTGACCTACATCCAAAGTATAAGGGCATAGATATTTATTTTGGTAGACATGTATTTGTATTTTGGAAGGGGTACAGGAAGTAATGGATAGGGCAGAACTAATCCTGCAACACATAGAGCGTAATTTAGGGGCAGACCTAAAGAGAAGCACAAACCTACCACAACAGGTAGCATTTCAATTTGCTAAGAAGTACTCACAGTACTTGAGAGCATCATTCGATATAAAGGAAGAAAATGGATCTAAATAACCTAGGTAACATCAGGCTCTCAGACTTTGAACAGCTGGGGGTAAAGGAATATAACAGAGGCTTCATAGTAGCCCTAGAGACAGTAATCAAGATTCTAGACAAGAAGCCTTGTGATGACTATAAGGCAGATAACCAGTGTGAACATGAAGCCTGTGGATATGCTGCAGAACTAGCAGAAGGACTGATGGGTGTCAAGAATAACGTTCAGTAAGACTTGGTATGGGTCTATCCATGTCAATGTATTTAATAAGCTAGCCATCTATCTAGGTACAAAGGGTGGATGGGGTCTTGGCTTTGAAATTGATTTCAACGATAAAGCCTTGACTCTTGATTTAATTAAGTTCTACATCATTTTTGAAAGGTACTATGACCTTTCGAAGCTTACTTATTTGATGGTAGATACTGATGAGACCCAAGACAAAGAAGAATCCGTAGAATAGGATAATCTCCATTAGGAAGTTGCTTCCATATTTAGGTGGCATCTGCATACGTCAACATAAGCAAAGATATTCTTCTTAATCTCTGCTATGTCCCAGAACGCTGCTGGCTTATCACAGTATGCACATTTTTCCATGATTCAATTATAGCATGGACTATACTTATACTATGGAAGAAACAATCTTGTACTTGCTCTATAACAAGGAGTATCATGCTGTCAAAATTGGGATAGCAGATATAGCCAATAGCAGGTTCAAAGCCCTCAAGACCAAAGGTTGGAAGCCTGTAGCCTATTGGCATTTTTCGGGACGGGATAAAGCAAGAGCCGTAGAATCCCTAGTACTAAATACACTAAGGATAAAGTATGGACATTATCTAAGTAAAGAACAAATGCCCTATGGTGGATACACTGAGACATTCGATGCAAATAAGATAAACAAGACTAGATTGATCCGTTTGGTCAATAAGGCTATAAAGCTGGTTAACAAGAGATCGTAATACCCCTGAGTTTTACACAGAGTTATCCACAGATTGTTAGGTTTTGGAGATATGTTTGTTAGGTTTATAATGTCTGATTTGTTAGGTTTTAAGATGGTTTGTTAGGTTTTAGAGATAGTTATCCACAGGTTTATCCACAGATAGATCTTACTGTTTATTTAAACAGATAGGGTTAAAGTGGATGGATGTGGATGATAGTGGAGTATTGAGCACCAAAGATCGTAGGGCCATCGTAATCCTACCACAAATTGATCCATTTGTCAAATCGGACATATCCAAATTGTTACCAAATTGTGATATTAATCATAGTTATCAAATTGTTATATTTGACAAATCAGGGATATTGTGGTATGCATCGTAATAAAAAATTTGTCCAAATCGGAGATAATGTTATACATAAATTAAATAATTTGATATAACAATATTCTAATTTGGACAAACTTCAAGAGATGTTCTCTTATTAGTACTATAGGGGATATAGATGGTTCTTCGTAATCCCCCCGTTAAATGGGGACCACCCCAGGTAGTAGTTCTACCATGATCATTGAGATCCTTTCTACTTTATTTTATCTTTGAAAGACTCTTCTGCGATCTTTGGCGGTAGCACGGTAAATGAGAAGAGCTTTTGAATCCCAGTATACTTAGTAAAAGCATGCCAGATAAATAGAGATAGCTCATTGTGATCATCTCTTTGCTCTTGAGCAGCTTTAGGGTATGATACTTGAAAGAAATGGTTTCTAGGACTCATGTTTCTATTATACACTAATTTGACAATGTCCTAGGATTCTGGTAAAATTATATGCCCTTCGTAAAGTCCAGCGAATTTTTATGATCCTTCGTAAAGGAGCTAAAAAAATACCACGCCCACCTGGGTAAAAGAAAAGCCACCCGAAGGTGGCTATTTCAAATTAGATTATTTGGGACAATCGGAATAGGGGAAGTATTCCTTTTCCTCGCAGGTGCAGAAGCCAAAGTCTTCTACCTGAGTAGTGTGTGTTAGTGATGCCAAATCAGACCAGTAATAAACCTTTTCCATTATTCTCCTACCTTCCATTCCATGATATCAGCAATAGTATTCATTGTCAAGTGCAAACTACAATCACAGTCTCCACCCATGTTTTCCATGAAGTCAAAGTGTGAATAGTTATCTTCATATATCTTAGTAACCAACTCATGTACTGCATATGGGGTTGTCATAGTTTCTCCTAACTATTGGCCATTACGTAGTCTAGCATAGTTTCGTCTTCATAGCAACCACAGCATTCAACACAAATAATCTCATTATCCTTGCTGCAGTTTGGACACATGTATTCTGACATGTTCATCTCAGGGTCTTCACAGAACTCACAGATAGTCTGCTGCAGTTCTTCAAAGGTGTAGTCTCTTAGGTGCTTATCTACCTTGAACATATGTTTTACCCTTGCCTTCTGTCCATGCCGCAATTTCTTCGTCTTCTGAGTTAGCGATATCAATCATTAAATCATTAGAGAACATCCAGTCACGTACCCAGTCATAGAGGTGTTCAGTTCCATACTCAAGGGTAAATTCAGGGGTATTGGATATGAGTGCTTCCCATACAATATCCTGAGTACGAATATATAGTTCTTCATCTTGATAGAAGGTATCAATGATATCCCATACCCATAGCCATACAAGGCTAGGGAATAGAGTCTCATTTAGTTTGTTTAGTTTATCTAGAATGTCTCTTAGGACTTCTAGTTCTTCTAGTTTGGGGTTGTTCATCATATTCCTATTCTACGCTTTATCTAGCATATTGTCAAGTGTCTCAAAGCCTGTGTCTTCGATACCCAGCCCTGCCAGCAGCAGATCCCAAGTCTCGTTAATAAGATTAGTTGACATCTCATTCTCCATCTTTACGACACCATTATCGACCAGGTATGCCAAGGGCAGCCCAAGATCGTTATACTCAATGTAATCAGCAAAGTCTTCATCTGCTCTATAGTTAAGCCATAGTTCAGATAAGATAGTTACTTTATTCTCTATAGTTGTGGATTGTGATTCCGACATCGTTGCTCTCCTCCTGCATTGCTTCTGTCATTATTTCAACTCTACGAAATGTGGTGCTAGGTCTCATTCGTGCTAGATAAATACCAACACGCTCAATGTCTAGTCTTAGGTCACAAATCATATTTGAAATCTTGACTGCGACTTTCTCTTCGTCTGTCATATATTTCATTCATTTGTCTCCTGTCATCATTATAGCAAAAATAAGGGGAGAGGGCAAGTAGTGAAAGTAGGAAATTTCTACTCACCCCCTCCCTGGTGGTACAGCCGTCAACCCCTTAACAGCTGTACTATCCTAGGAGCTAAGCTCGACTAGGAAGCTTCATATACTGGGAATGACTCCAGATAATCTTTAATTGTATTAGGCATGATGCTAGCATAGTCCTGCAGGTACCCATACATGCCATACCATGCATCCCCACCATCAAAGTAAGGGTCATTGTTAAGGCCCAGAGCTCTAATCTCTTCAGGTGTCATGGGACGTGCATCAGCTACCTCCTGGTGCCCAGCTCCATCTACCTTGTATACGTGCACATGCCATGACGTAGGGTCATAGTACCACTCATCAGTCATAGGGTCCTGAATCTCCTGCATGAAGATGTTCAGGTCATAGTCAATCATGGTCTTAGCTTTCTTACGAAATAATGTCAGCATTGTCTTCTCCATAAATCTGCTTGAGTGCTTCTACGGTGTCACAGTCGATATCTACTAGGCCCTCATCACATTCAGGGCATTCAGGATTGTATTCGCCATCTTCAGTCTCATCACTGCAATCACAAATACGGTAGGTCCAAGTAGGAATCTCTGTATATTCATCTTCCCAAGGATTCTCAGTGATGTAGTAATGAATGCGATTGACGAAGTGCCAGCCTGCTACGATGTAAGTACCTTCATCACCATCTACTTCAGTCCAGATGTGCTTAGGGTCTTGTGTCTTGACGAAATCAACTTCTTCACCGTATGTTTCAAAATGAATAAGGCTGTCGTCTTGATACTTACTGATATTATTTTTGATTGGCTTAAAGGTATCTACCCAAGAGCCATACGTGTAGAACTTAGACATTAAGTGGGGTCTCTCTTCCATACTCTCTGATTACGTCTTCGAACTTGTCATTGCCAAATCCGTCATGTTCATCAATGATAGCAGATAGTTGCTCTGCTGTCAAATCGTCAGTGTCTAGTACCCAAACTGGGTGGGTAGGGTCAAGCTCCCACCAATCACCATTAACATTAGTAATATACTTACTCATCTTCATCCTCTTCTTCGTTCTCAAACTCTTCAACTTCGATAGAATAAACACCATCATAAATCATATTATCAAAGTTCCAACCAAACTCCTCTGCCTCTTTTTCATTGGCAAACTCATCGTCATCACTTTCATACCAATATGTAACAGTCGTTTTAATTGTGTGCCGTGCCATTAACAGTTCTCCGATACAACAGGGATGTTCTCTACACCCAACATCATAAGTACGCTAGTATAAGCAGATATCATACCCTCGATGAAATCTCTCTCGTGGTCATTGATATCAAGAGGCTCAATCATGTCGCCTAGTTCATGCAGTTCCTCAATAAGATTATTACACATTCCAATTGGGTCTGCATAGTGAATGGCTTTGGTGTTCCATTCGATTTCAGGGATTGTTCGTTCTACTTTCATCATGCTGCTTCCTTTCTTAGAAGTGGAAATCCACAGGTACAAGATACCAGTTTTTGTTGCCTTTGTCAATACTCTCTAGCATATATTTCGGGGTAGTGGAATAGTTATCCAAATCATAGAAATAACTATCAGAGTTCCAAGTACCATTGATAAGGTCTGCTGCCTTTTTGATGTAGTATGAGTTCATATCAAATCTGTCCTCATCTTCAAATGAACCAGATACAAACTTATCAATAAGATTAGTAAATGTATCTATTTTGATGTGTGCTTGTATGTATTCCATTTCTGAAGTACGACATGCAAGGCTTTTATCAATAAGTTCCAAGAAACTATTAGGGCTATTATCATATGAAAGAACGTCGTTGTGGCTATCTTTATACTGGTTACTAGAATCACTATTCCAACGACCACCACCAACAACATACCAATCAGACCAACCACCTAGTCCCTCACTTTCTGAATACATCTCATCAAACTTGTGCTTGACTGTGTCTGCTGCTGCCTCTGCTGATTCTGCAGTTATTGCGATTTGTTGAATTACGTGCATGGGGGTTTCCTTTCTACTTTCTAATACCTCAATTTTACACTGACCCACTGACATTTGTCAAATACATTTGTGGGAAATCCTGGAAATTGATCTTAATCTCGTAATTGATTAAATAATCTTATTATAGATATGCACATGGATTTCTGGGAAATTTGTTATCATATCGTAACCTGAAATACTTGACAAATAATATAAGTTAGGGCTCGCCACATTTTTGCAGCTTTGTCAAGTGCAACACGATCACCAGAGGTGAGGGCAGTTTTACATGTTGCCCAGCATGTTTTGTTATGCGTTAGCCATTACGCCTTGCACAACTTTTAGCAGACGATTCTTTTCTGCGTTTATCATTGGGTCAAATCCACTTGCACTTGCAAGAATAGATTCGTTAGAACCACCACGTGCAGAGCGATACCAGTCGAGACGTTCAGTTAGTGCATTGAAAGCACCCCAAGCGTTACCAGCAATCATGCCGTTGAATTGTCCAGTGTAAATGTCGTTGATGACATCCACCTTGTTTTCCCACTTCTTGACAGCACCCTTAGTGTCCTTGTCAGGCTTAGGGTATGCAGACAGAATGATGTCGTTGAATTGCTTAGCGGTGACTTCTTGCGAAATCATAGCGTGTGCCATCTTGTCGAACTCATCCATGTATTTGTTAGCAAGACCAAGAGTCTCACGTGCAACAGCAATCTTGCCTTCTGCGGTTTGCGTGTGACGAATCTTGAAAGACTGCTTAGGGCCTTTACCACGTGCCCCAAGAGCAAGATTCAAAGTGTTAGCACACACAACACGAACAGGTGTGATAGACGCTTGAATTGCAATCGAACCATCGTGAGAGGTGTTGATTAGAAGATAAGTCTTTACCTTATCTGCAACGCCGTTAGGGTCAAGAACAGTCTCACGTTCTAGTGCCATGCTACCAAAGACAACACGTCCGCCCTTGATAGAGCCAGCAGTTTCCCAACGTCCGCCACCATCTAGGATGTTGTCACCGAATGAGAAGAGGTCTTCGTTCTGAAGAACCTTGTAACGCTCTCCAACAACGCCAAGAACATCGTTCTGAGAATTGTCGAATGGGTTAGTGCGAGTAACAAAGAAATAGTTCTTGTCACTTGAGAATGTGTCAGGAATTGAAACGTCTTCGAGACGAACATTCCAGTCGTTTAGGTGTGCAAGCGAAAGCATTTCTGAAGTAGTAACTTCATCTTGAAATACAGTTCCAAGACCATGCCATGCAGGCTCTCGCAATGAAGCGAAAGCGGTGTTTCCGTTTGCATCTGATTCTAGCAAATGAGCCATGAGAGGCTCCTTTCTGTTGTAGGGTTTATTTCTATTACTATAATTTTACATGACCCCACCGACAATGTCAAGTTATACAGGCAAAAATCTTGGGCGTTTCATAACGTTCTCGTAACAAAGTTATCCACAAAGTTATCCACAGGGGGCTCGCCCAAGATCCCCAGGGCATGGAGAATGAGCAGTTTACATGGACGTGCTCAGGTCCCTTAGCATGCAGGCAGAAAGAAAGGATGAACGCCTGCAGTACCTCTTACTCTACGTTAACCCATTTCATTGCGGTACGTAGAAGATTGTCATAGTCTCCAGACATGCTTTCATTCATATACTGTTCAACCTCTTCAGGTGTTGCTCCAGCTTTTCGAATGGCCTTAGATACGGCTGCCATGATAGCGAATGCATTTCCGTCATTGCCAGTTAGTTTTACGGTTACCGTTTGATACTTGCTCATTACAATACCTCCGTTAGTGTCTCTGAATAAGTTACATCATTATCTAGATTGTCAAACTTGTAACCTAGATTTTCATAGTCTGATTCTTCCTCATAGCCTTGTGATACAAAAAACTTTGCTAGGGCCTCATCAGGGCTGTCTGCCATTACTGACCAACTCTCACCTGTTAGGATTGTGAATTCTTCCATTATGCCATTACCTCTTCCTTTGAGAACTCATTCAAGTATAGTTCAGGGGTAGGTAGTTTGTCAAGAGCAAACACAACCCTTCTTCCACCATACTGTGAGACAAATAGTCTAGTTTGGAAATCAATTGTGTAGATACCCTCACACATCAAATCATCTTCAATGAAGTCAATTTGGTTAGATAGGGGCACACGACCAGTTGAGTAGGTAACAACCTTGAGAATGTCTGAACCTGTATTTCTAGTTAGACTAGGATACATTACAGAAAACTTATCGCTGTTATCCATTGTCATCATACCATCTGGGGTAACATATGGCTTGTACATCTCTTCCAACTCTGATTCAGTAGCGAAGTAGCATTTGAATAGTGCCTTCTCCAACTGCTCTACAACATTGTAGCCAGAGATGAATGATAAAATATTTAGACCTTGTCCATCTGGATAGTGGTCCCATTGGCCATACTGTGCAACAACAGTCTTACCAGTTGAATCGATTACCTGTGTGATACCTCTTGTACCCATTTCTTTCCTTCTTTCTCTTTATACCCTCAATTATAGCGATAGGGTCTGACATTTGTCAAGTTATTTCCTGGCGTGTCGTAAGCATTTTCTTAAATGTTACCAAAACGTTATAAACGGGCTCGCCCTCAGCTGATCATTTGTCAAGCCCATTAGGGGAGCAGTTTTACAACTTGCTCAGGTTACCCTGTTACTTCCCAACAAGGAAGAGCGAGATTGGCGACTTACGCTTCTGCTTTACGGGAATGTTCTTGGTCTGGTTAGTAGCACCAATGAAGTGTCCATTAGCGTCACGAACTACTGCCTTGTAGATTTCACCATTCTTGGTGTTCCACTTTTCTGTTGCGATTACAATCTTCTTACGAGCCATTTTTATTTTCCTATTCTTGTTGGGGTTATTAGAGTGAGCAGTTTAGCATTGACTTGCTCAGGTCAGTTTCTCAGTTTAGAGAAGTTCCATTACAGAGTTGTAGGTTGAAGCATTGACTTCTTCCTGCTGTGTCATACGAAGCACCTTCAAGTTCTTCTTCAACAAGTCCAACTTGGTGGTGTAATCACGACCATAGTAAGTCTGCTGATTTGGTCGCTGTGGTTCTTCTGGCTTCTTTGGGAAACCTAGTGCCTCAGTATCAAACTCAACAGAGATACCATTGTAGCGGTATGACGAAGTGATACGGATTAGAGAGCCACTCTCAGTTCCAATGTTGTCAGGGTTGCCTAGTGCCTTGATAGCGTGAGCAATAACATCTTTTTCATACTGCTTAGCGTCTGCTTCATACTGCTTACGCTTGCCAGCATACTCCTCAATGTCCTGCTCTACCTTGGCGATTTGGTTTTCTACCTCTGCGATTAGAGAAGCGGTTGGGATTTTTACTGATAGGCTACGAGCCATTTGTTTCTTCCTTTCTTTCTTTGTTAGTTCTATTTTACTTGATTTATTGGGGGTTGTCAAGTTAGTTGGGTGGGCAGTTTATTGTGATACCCAGCACAACATACCCGTTAGCCCTTGTAGGTTGTCCAGCGTGGCTGTCCATTTACATTGAGGCGAACACGCACCGAGCCAGATGCGTTAGGAACAATCTCCTCGATAGTTCCAGTAACCTTGCTCTTTAGAGTAGTGAAAGTGTCACCAATCTTGTAAGTTGCGGTCATTTTGCTTCCTTTCCATTTCTGTTGTTTTATACCAACTTTTGTTGATAATACTATTGTAGTGGATACCTCTGACATTTGTCAAGTCTATTTGATAACATTTTGATAACAACTATTTACTTTTTTGTCTGCTGATTTCCAACTACTACTATTATGGCATAGCCCACCGACAAAGTCAAATCCAAAAACTGTGAAAAATGTCACAATTTCATAACGCTATCATAACTTGACAAACGGATCAAATTGTGGCGAGCCCCTTTCGGGGGATTTGTCAAGTCCTATTTTTTAGTTGCACTAAACAGAATGTCATTGCGATTAAATACACATTGCGAACAGGTTACACATGCACTGCCACTTTCACTAATAAGTTTAATTTTTTTAGCATTTTCGGGGCATGGTACTGCAGCCTTTTCTTGAATGTTAGCAAAATCTAATTTACCTTCTGCAAAAGTCTTAGCAAGGTATGCAAGCTTTACATCATGCTTCTTCTTTAGTTGAATGCCTAGTGAGCGGTTAGCACTATCAGTACTAAAATAAAGTGATAGGTTAGCAATTCCCATTAGTGGTTCAATAGCGAATTCTGAACGGGTATAAGCCCAAAATTGTGTATCTGCATGCTTAAGAATTACATCCTTCCATGCCAATACATAAGTCTCATTAAAGAAATCGCCATCCCAGTGCAAGCGGAATAGTTTTTCTGCATTACGCTTATCACAGTCCTTCTTGAATGAAACGATCATCTCATCCAATAGGTTGTACATGGTTAGATAATCAGCGTCTTTAAGTTGCTCCCAATTGTTGAGCAATACATTCTTTACGCCTTTATAGACTTTTTCGAGCTTTCCTGCATAGCAGACACTTTCACATACAGTGGTTGCACCAGGGCACGAGTAAGCCTTTCCACTAGGTAATCCAAAAGTGTTGGCGATAGTTGGGGTTTTTCCATTTGGTGAGACTGCATTAGTGACTTTCCTATCTTTCGAACGAATTAGCATTAGGGGTCCTTTCTTTCTTTAAACTATTTTATCAGTAATCTTCATCCATGTCAAGCCATGCGTCAAGGTGGTGAGCCTCAATAATTGCATAGGCAGGGGCTTCAATTGCTCCACGCCATGATACGCCATCGGGCAGGGTAATCATACGTGAGCCTTCATCTTCATTGTAAGCGTTAATAGCCTCAATACATGGCTGCACCATAGATAGTGGCACAGGTGGATAGTGGTTGCCTCTCAAGTGCATACCAATTGCGTCTTCTAGTGTTAGATTAGGGAATAGGTCTGAATCAGCCAATTCCATTGCCATGTTGCTTCCCATTTTATCCTTCTTTCTCTTGGTCAATAATAGCATTGTAGATACTACTTTGTCTAGTCCTTTGACGGCGTGTCCTTCTATCAAGGTGAGTGCCACTAGCGTTGCTACGCCTAATCTCTCTCATAGCCTCAGCCATAGCAGGGTTGGCAGTTGGCTTATACTTCTTAGGCTTATCTTTCTTCATACCCTAATGCTAGCAGAAACGGGTGACATTTGTCAAGTCCACTTAATTAGTTTTTCTTAAATGTTATCAAAATGTTATAAAGGCGAGCCCATCCTGGATCATTTGTCAAGCTGACACGCTGTTAGAATGGTGGGGCGTTATCATCTTCTGCGTCACGATATCCAGCGGAATAGCCAGAAGAAAACGCAAACTTATACACGATAAAAGCGATTACGATATCGACAAGTAGATTGAAGCCGTTATAAAAAATCATTAGTTATCCTTTCTTTCTTTTAGTATAGACTATGGCAGTAAATCTGTCAAGTCTTCGCCAAGGTATTCCTCAGCGTCTTTCATAGGCATAAGCCCCTTGTAGTCATTACATTCGTGGCAGACATAGCCCTCCACGATTGTGTAGCAGAAGACACATACTGTTAGTTCGTTCATTTTGAACTCCTTTCTTTTAACTAAGATAATTAAATCACAGAACTTCTGGAAAGTCAAGCGACACGCCGTATCTTAATTATAACAATTTGATAACGGGGCGAGCCCACGCAGTCGGGCGTGTCGCCCTCCTGGTGGATCCGTTTTATTGATTCTGTGCGATCTCAGCTTTTAGTTTAGCAATTGTTAAAGCTTGAGACATATTAAGAATGATTAAAAGAATTGTGAAAAGAGTTTGAGCCATTACTCTTCTCCCTCTCCTAGTTCTGCGAACACAGCGTCAATAAACTTTTGGTAATTGAAGTTTGGGTTATCATTTTCAAACATCTCTGCGAAACCATCTGCGATTTCTTGAAGAACAAGAAAGTCAATCTCATCAGTAAATTGGTTTAGAATGTTTGCGGTCTGAACATAGTCTTTACGAGTCATCATTTTATTTTCTATCCTTTTCTATTTGGTTTGTGTTATTAGTTTAGTGTATTGGTCTGACATTTACAAGCATTTACTGTTATCGTGTCGCCTGTTATTTTTACAGTGGCAAGGGTATCGCATGAGTCACAGATAAAGATTTCCATTTGTTAAGCCTCACAATCATGACCGAAATACCATTCGGCAGCCTCATCAGCATTCCATAGGTCAAAAGTACGATTACATTCTTTACATTTCATTGACATTAGTTGTCCTTTCTTAGTTAGTACGAACAGCGATTGTACGATACTTGTATCCAATTCCATACTCTGGACGGATAGTTACAAGATACGCTTCTGCGTCTGAGTAAAATACATCATCACGCTTTTCTGCGTATTCGATTACACCTCTAAGAGTGTGTGAGCGATAGTAAGTTCCCTTTAGGGCTTCTTCGATTGTATAGACATTTGCTGACATTAGTTGTCACCTTTCTTTAGTAGTTTAATTGTATAACAGGGGTCTGACATTTAGATAATTGAGTAATTATCTTGGTGAGCAACACACTCACCGATTTCACCATTTAGGTGGTAGTGAGTATCTAAACCCATTTCAATTTCTTTTCCGTTATCAAGAGTGATACGGACAGCGTGGGCATTGTGCCCGTGAATCTTAGTTACAACACCAACAGCGTTAGCATTAGTGTAAAACATCTTACGGGCTAAGAAAGAGCCATTAGGCTTTTCTGAACCTTCGATTTTTTTACTACCTGCACGATTGTAGATAGCAACGGCTGAACCGATTTCAATAGTACGAAACTTTTTCATTTTTAGTTCTCCTTTCAAGAGACTTTCTTTAACTTTCTATGACTAAAGTCTATCATAGGGGTCTGACAAATTGGTAGTCACAAATCGGACATTTGCCACATTTGTGATTGTGATTTAGGTCTCATTTATTCGCTAGGCTCACCCGTTTTTCGGTTTATTTGCTAGGCTCATTTTGACCTAAATTCCTCTATTTATTTATAAGATAAGACTAGCAGACATATCTCAAAAAGTCAAATCGACACGCCGTGTTTTTGGGAAATTTTTATAACGGTCTTATAACGACACGCCCGACCACGGGGGCGAGCCTACTTTGATCACTTTGTCAAGCTTTCATTTCGGCGTGTTGCGTTTTAGATTTTGGCTTTACCAACCAAAGTACCTGAAATAGAAAGTGCATCACACGCAACTTTCACTGCAATCCCAGCAGGTAATTTTGCAGGGTAGTCATTTATGAACTGAGCAACTGCACCCTTACTAGGGAGAGAGATTACGGACACATTACCATTGAATGTTTCTAGTTTTACTTTATACATTAGTTAGATACCTTCCAATCAGACCAACCAGATAGGCGGTCACTGTCATAGTCCATGTACCATGACTCAATATTATTTTCACACACTTCACAGAATGTGTAGCAAGTGTCATTGTGGAATGACTTAGCAGACTTATTAGGGACATGCTTTTCACATGTTATTGTTTTTTCTAGTGTTATCATTTTGACAACCTTTCTTTATTAACTGATAGGACTATCCTAGCATAGGGGTCTGACAAATAGGGGCTTTATTTGCTAAGGCTCACTGTGATACTAGTCACATTTATTTGCTTAGGCTCATTACCTTATTTATCTTTATTTAATTGTTTATAGTAGAATACTAGCAGATAAAACCCAAAAAGTCAAGTTTAGACACGCACAAAACGGACATTTTCCAAGTGTTTTATGTCACATAACATAAGGGACAAAACGGACATTTGGGCGAGCCGATTTTTGATCTTTTGTCAAGTAGCTTTTACATTTTTCTTAGCATTTCGTTATAGTCTGCTAATGCTTGAGCGAATAATTCGGGGTACTGAAGAGCAATAGCCTCTATACGCTTATCGCTATCCTTCATCTCTTGAAAGGTACCACCCCAATGGGCAGAGTGGTTTTCTGCTATTTCTTGAATCATAGAGTCATAGTTCATTAGGCTACTACCACCTTTACACCATTTTCGGTGTAGTAGATTTCGCAAGGGGTAGTTTCACCCTTAGCAGTAGGGCAGTAAGTAACACTCTTACTGCTAGCGTGGTTAGTTATTCCCTTTAGGTAGTTATCCTTAGAGAAGTAACCCTTTACTAGGTAGATAGTGTGTTCCCAACCTCTACCTGATACAGCAGAGTTAGTTACTGACTCACCACATACAGAGCAAGTACCAAACCATAGGCGGTTATCTTTACGGAAACCATCAGCAGGGTTTTCTACTGAGAAGTTAGTACCAATTCCGTTGATACGGATTGAATCGAAGTTTTCTTTTGTTATTACTAGTGACATTTTATTGTCCTTTCTTTTTTATTACTATCTTTTCTTTATGTATAAAGACTAACACACACCACTGACAAATACAAGCCTATTTGGGGTGTTTTTGATAACGTTTTGGTAACATTTAGGTGGGGGTGGTATGTGCTCACTATAGATTTATCGACTTTTATTCTAAAACGTGTATCGTACACTTATTAAAAATATTCAGATTTTTGCAATTTTGGATTCACGTGAAACAGCCAGGGTATAATAGAGTTATGGAAGATCAATTTGATAAAGAATATCCCCAATACGATAACTGGGCTATAAAAATTTTTTCAGAAACATGCTGCAATGGATGTTTGTGTAAATCAGAGAATGAGCATAAAAAAAGACCAGATACAGTAGAAACTGAGTCTGGTCTAATTTTGAACGGTACGGTTAACGACTAGTATTAATGTAACCGTGTTCAACAAGCAAATCAAACAATAGACCATTCACATACATCATCTGAGGACGTTGCTGTGATAGCTGCTGTTCAACTTGATCTTGTGGAACATTATGTTGCTGTGCCATAGCACGATTCATGTTATCAATATGATCACTCATAAGCTGAACCACTTCGTCACGTAGTAACATTTTGTCTCCTTTTCCCTATAGGTATTTATATGATATCACAATTTGGATATTGGTGTCAAATAATTTCGGGGGATATAAATAGCGTAGCTATTGCGTAGCAGGCTTACCACTTCTTAGCAGGACAACTCGCTTGAGTCAATGTAGCCTTTAATGACATAAAGCATCCACATAGCCTACATCTCTGAGTCTTTTGACGAAAGAATTCACATTGATGGCATATATCTAATCTTGCCTGTATTAGGTCTTTGTCGCCTGTTCTAGCCCCTGGTTTTAATAGGTCTAAGGGAGTTACCTCTTTACCGCTGTTTTCCATTTAATCATTTTATCATAAATCTCCTGTATAATAGACACATGGCAATGGAACTTTTCACACACTCAACACCAGAAGGCACAATTAGTCTATATGGTGGTCCAGATGTTTATCATCCGCTAGGAAGCACACTTTATGCAATCAAGATTTTAACAGATTTGGTTACAGAGCACAATCTAACTAATCAGACTGTTTTGGATCTTGGTGCTGGTGCTGGAGGTATTGGTACCTTGGTAAAGGTAACTCACCCAACATTCGATGTTCACTTTGTAGAGAACGATTTGGCAGCACAGCCATATATCGAAAAGAACCTCAAGGAGAACGGTGTCAAGAAAGCTGATGTAACCATCAATATGCTCGATGCAGATCTTGTTGGAACTACATACGATGCAGGTACTTTCGATGTTGTAATCTCTACACCTCCTACCCTGCCAGACATCATTAAGACTCTTGGTGTACACAACACAAATGAAAATGATCCAGCTCACACAGTTTATGGTGGTGCACATGGTACAGAGCTTCACGCTAAGTTTATCAATGCTGCAAAGCAGGTACTTAAGTCAGAAGGATTTATCATCGTACACTGCACAAAGTCTCAGGTAGAAACTGCATATGAAGTTCCAAATATGCTTCTAGATGCAGGCTTCACAAATATCACATACATCCTGGACGATAACGATCTACCAGAAGATTCAGAGAACTTCCCAGCTATTCAATCTGGTTGGGTTGTAGCTCAAAAGATTTAATATAATTCTTATATTAGCAACTGCTCACTCTTTTAGAGTGGGCTTTTTGCTTATTGGAATTTGGGTATCTCTATATCACGCCGAACTTATCCGCTGGCTCAAAAGATACTTTGTCGCTTCGCTTTTATCCACAATTGTTGATAACTTTAAAAAATAAAGTATAATTAGATCATCATGAATTCTCTCAACTCCGCTCAGATGGTTCTTGGAATTTTCATTTCAATAGCTACTATTTTATCCCTCACAGCAGCAGGAGTTCGTTGGCTTGTAAAGCATTATCTCAGCGAACTTAAACCCAATGGTGGCGGAAGCTTAAAAGATAAAATTAATGTCCTAGAGGCAAGAATTAACGAGGCGGATCAGATGCGTAGAGACATGAATAAGAAAATTGATAAAATGTATGATATCTTGATTGATTACATTTCTAAAAAGGGTTAATATATATATAATATATATAATATATAAGATATATTCTACTTAAAGATATTATTTAATATTTAATATAATAATAATTATAGCATAGAGTTCTGTTCTTTGAGGCCAGAAATGAAGAAATCTTTATAACGATTTGATAACTCTTTTAAAAATAGCAAAAAATATAGGTTTATGATATAATTTAAACGGCTAGTATCCAGGTTTGTCTCTCATACCCACCACGCTTGGATACTAGTCTTTTTTATCATTATTTGGTGTATAATGGAATCACTATGACAACAAACTGCAATAACCCAGCTATAGGTGCAGACCCAGTTATCCACAAGTGGACTGTGGTTCGTGGAGATACCTCCAACATCCTCGTAGAATTTCTTGAGGCTGATGAGAAGACATTTATAGACACCACAGGCTGGACTTACGTATCCAGTGCCTATGATCCAAAACTAGACACTGTCGATGAGCTAACGGTTGTTGCACACCCTGGCTATGTAGAAGTAGTAGCCCCAGCTGATGTCACCAAGCTTTGGGGTACTGGGCATAATATGGTTGTTGCTGAGCTATCATACGATTTGCAAGTAACTAAGGCAGATGGCACAATCTGGACACCAGTAATTGGAAATATCGTAGTTATCGGTGATGTTACATACGGAGGGTCTTTATGACAACAGTAATTAAAGTTGTTCCTATGCCAGGTGTTCCAGGATCCAGAGGAGAAGCTGGACCTATTGGTCCTAAAGGTGACCCAGGCGACAATGGCTTGGCAGGTGCATCTGCTTATCAGATTGCAGTAGGAAATGGTTTTTCAGGCTCAGAAGCACAATGGCTTGCTTCTCTAGTTGGGCCAAGAGGCAATACTGGAGCTACAGGTGAGACTGGATCTGCAGGTCTTAATGGAGCTTCTGCATATCAAGTTGCAATTTCAAATGGATTTACAGGATCTGAGGCACAATGGCTAGCTTCATTGGTTGGAGCAACAGGTGCAAAGGGTGACAAGGGAGATATTGGAAATCAAGGCATTCAGGGTATTCAAGGAATTCAAGGTCTAAAAGGCGACAAGGGTGACAAGGGCGACAAAGGAGATACTGGTGCAACTGGTGCTACAGGAGCAACAGGTGAAACAGGACCAAAAGGTGATACAGGAGCAGCAGGTGCTGACGGTACTCCAACAAAGGGTACATGGACTCCAACTTGGTCAGGTACTGGTCTAACATACACAACAAATCCTGTTTCTGGTCACTATATTCTTATTGGAGACTTGGTTCACTTTAGAATGAAGTTTACTCTTACAAATGTTAGTAATTTTGGAACTGGTGCTTATAGAGTTACCCTTCCATTTGCACCAGCAGATGATTACATTTTTAGAGATGGTGGATTGCATGCTAATGGTTCACATTATAATGTTTACTTGGATGCAGAGCCAGGGACTACAGTTGCAGAGCTAAAGTATGGCTCTGGAAATCAAGAGTATCCCATGGACCATAATTCTCCAAAAGCTTTGAGCACATCTGACTATTTTTACATTAGCGGAACATACGAGAGGGCATCATAATGGCATTTCCAGGAACATATAATATTTCTTATTACAGCGGAGACACCTTCGAGTTTAGAATCTATCCAAAAGATTCATCTGGAGCAGCATACGATCTAAGCACATTCAACTCAGTAAGTTTTGTTATTGCTGAGTCAAGGGGTGCAGGTGCAATAAAGTATAACGGCTATGCAGAAATCGTATCTGACTCTGCAAACAATATCAGCTATATCAAGTGTGCAATTTTGCCAGGACAAGGACAAGCATTGGATGCATCAAAGACATACGTATACGATGTTGAGATCAATAAAGACGCTACCTTGACTGACTACGAGTACAACTACACTCTTCTTACTGGAACTATTACGATTACCGAAGATGTTGCAGGAGAAGTATAATGGCAGACATTACCTCTACGATATCATCTGAAACATTGACAATTCTTGGTGGACCTTCAACAGTTCAAGTATCCCTTGACGTTGGTCCAAAGGGTGATCGTGGAAACATGTTCTTTTACGGTCAGGGTAAGCCAACCGTTGTATCTTTGCCACAAACAGCAAAAGTTTATGACATGTACGTAAATCTTCTACAGTCAGATAACGAATACAAAATGGTTTACCAATACATCTATGCTCCTGGTGGACCTAGATGGACTTCTGTATTTAAGCTAGAGCCAGATGTATTTAGAAAACAACTGATTGCTCAAGATTTTACAGATGGGCAGACTTGGGTATATATTCCAATTTCTCAAATACTTGGAGATTCAGATGGAAGATCTATCTCTGCACAGAACTTTCACGTACAGTGTACTTTCAAGTCAACCAACCCAGTAGCATCTTCTGTAACGGTGTCTGAGGTTACTCTAGACGTAAACAACATGCTTGCCTTGCCAATTTCTATCAAGGCTGCTGAGTTCGATGGAGATTCTTGGTCACAGGTAGATGGCGAAAAAGATGTCTATCTAACCATATCTGTGATATAATTTAGTTTGAGTGAGGTAAATAAATGGCACAAAATATTGATGGTACAGCAAACGGTACTGGTATCTTTAACACTAAGATTCCTTCATACAGCGAGTCTGCTGATATTCAGGCTGCCCTAAGACTATTTCTTTATGGGTCTACAACTTTTGACCCAGCAGCTGAGGGTGCACGTAACAATATCCCAAACCCATCTATTGCTAAATACTTGCAAGTAATGCAAGATGAAATTTCGACACTTCAAGATCTTGGAATTGGTGTTACATATGGTGATGAGCCTGCTACACCAATTGCTGGAGAGATTTGGATGCCAGATACCCCACAGGTCACTGCTGTACTTCCACAGGCAGTGATTTATCAAGCTTCGGCTCCTACAACAAATATTTCAAGCGGTATGCTATGGGTAGACTCAGACTCTTCTCCAGTTACGCTATATGTTTATAGTGGGACAGAGTGGAGAGAGGTTGGAGCATAATGACACATAGCATATCTACAGAACCAAAGGTTGCTTATCTATTTGATGGCACATCATGGAGACCAATTGCTGGTATTGCCAACACAAGCTCTGATTATCAGTGGACTGGTGATCATGACTTTGCAGGAACAGCTAACTTTAATGATCCAGTAACTTTTGAAGATGTTGTAAAAAATAAAGCAGGTATTAATAACTTTGCAACCACTATTGCACGTGATGCTGCACTTACATCTCCAGTAACTGGTCTAGTTGCCTTTGTTGCACAAGATGCATCTGGCAACACAATCAACGATATTCAATTTTATGACGGAACAAGATGGCGTTCATCAAATGACTCTGCAATCCTAGTTGCAGTTTCTACTACAGCAAATGCATATACGCTTGTAGCATCTGATGCAGGAAATAGCCTAAAGATTTCTGACTCATCAAGCACTACAGTCTATATTCCAGAAAATGCCTCTAACTCTTTCAAGATTGGCCAAAAGGTTGAAATAATTAGATATGGTACTGGTGCCGTTTCTATTGCTCCAAACACTGTTAACGTTACTCTGAATAGTAAGAATAATAATAGAAAAATTGCAGCACAGTATTCTGGTGCAGTTCTTACTAAGATTGCGGATAACGAGTGGTTGCTTATTGGTGATTTGACGGCATAGGGTTATAGATGCTAGGTTCATTCGGGTTATGGGCATCTTCAAAGGGGATGAAATCGGTAGGAAACTACCTTACCCTAACCAAGGAAAATGCTGAACAACAAATTGTTTCTGATGGTTTGGTTGTTGGAACAGAAACAACACAAACATTGACAGACCCTGCAGACCAGGCAAAAAACAATACAGTTATCGAACAAAATCCAGCTGCACAGACTCTAGCAGAGTATGAATCACCAGTCAACTTGACTATTGGACTTTTCTCTTTTACAGCATTTAACGTCTTTGGGTTCTTTAACGTATTCAACTTCTTTAACGTATTTGGCTTTTTTAACGTATTTGGTTTCTTTAACGTTTTTGACTTCTTTAACGTATTTAATTTCTTCAGCGTATTTGATTTTTTCAGTGTGTTTAGCTTCTTTGGTGTGTTTAACTTCTTTAACGTATTTAACTTTGCACCTGCTTTTGGATTCTTTACTGTATTTAACTTTACCCCAACATTTGGCTTCTTTACAGTATTTAAATTTACTCCAGCCTTTACCGTGTTCAGTTTTAGATAAATACTGATATAATTTATAATATGGCAAGCGGTCAATCATCTAAATATCAGCTCCCATTTCCACAGCCAGTTGATGCTGTAAATGTTCATGGGGATATAAAAAGCCTAGTAGAGAGGCTAGAGACCGTCTTGCCCCAAGCTTCCTATGTTGACATACCAGTAAAGAATACTTCTGGTCAGTCACTAGATGCAGGAACACCTCTATACATAACTGGTCATGATGGAACTAATGTCACAGTTTCATATGCCAATGGATCTACTACCAGCCCAGTAATTGGTTTGGCAAAGGCTACAATGGCAAATAATTCTGTTGGAATAGCTGTTGTTGCTGGAGTAGTCTCATCAGTTAATACAGCTTCATTCGATAATGGTAGTCCATTGTTTGTTGCATCATCTGGAGGACTTACAGATGAATGGAATGAGGATGCAGGCTCAGCAGTAGCAATGGTAATTTACAAACACGCAACCAATGGCATAATTGTTGTTGGTGCAAAGGGTGATGGCACCTGGGGATCAGTTAAGCTTGGTCTCTCATAATTAATGATATAATAAAACTATGACAGTTCTACGTACAACCACCACTACCTCTACTCAAGCAGTAAATACTGCAGGTGAGATTGAGGTTGGAGCTACCCCACCAATTGTTAGGTGGACGGTAGTTAAGGGAGACTATGCTGCATTTAGATGCTATGTAGAAGATGATTCTGGAAACCCAATTGTTCCAAATGATTATGAAATCAAAGCAGATTTTAGACGTGGAACAGAAAGAATTTTTTCAGTTACACCAAGCCAGTCAGAGTTTGATAACGCTGGCGAGTTTACAGTTTCTATAACTCCAGCTCAGTGCAAACTTTTGCAATCAAACGATGTTTTCGATGTTCAGCTCTCTGATGCTGTTGTGGTTTGGACGGTATGCCGTGGAATCATGACTGTAATATCAGAGGTAACTGACCGCTAATGGCTTTTACATTAATCAAGAATGATCTAAAGACTCCCAATCTTTGGGGTATGTCAACATTAAATCCAATAGCTGAAGTACAAACACTATTCCCTCAAAAAAACTTTTTTAATGCTAATGCTGTTAACTTTATATCACGCATTGATATAGTAGAACAGCTTCCATTTAAGGTTAGAATAACTGCTATTGGAAATCAGGGATATGACAGGTCAAACCCTGCTTCTGTTGGTGTGGCTGTCATTGGCTACAGCAACTATATTCTTTAAAATGTGTAAATATCCTGTATAATATAAACATGGCTAGAACTACAATCCCTAATGTTAAGACACTTTTTGAGACTGGAGATCGTCCTACTCAAAGTGACTACAACTCTCTTATTGACACTACCTCTGCTCAGGCAACTGATCTGGGTACATTTGGTAATAATGAAAACACGATTACAGGAATTGAAAGTTCAACCATTGTAGATAGCTTTGATGCTACACAATGGAGAATGATTAAGTACATTGTCTCAATTTCAAAAATTTCTGAAGGAGACAACAAGTTCTATGCAACAGAGTTGACCGTTCTTTGTGACGCAGATAACATTAGCGTAACAGAATACGGAACAATTGACAATGATGGGAATATGGGCACCGTTAGCGTCTCTCGCACTGGAGATACAGTCAGTTTGATTGTTACCCCAGATGCAATAATTCGACCTGTCACCGTACGTTTTGCACGTATGGGACTTAAGGCGTAATAACGAGGAGATAACAACATGGCAACAGTCACTAAAGACTTTAAGGTTAAGAGTGGTCTTGTTGTTGAAGGTGCTACAGCTACCGTCAATAACTATGACGTTCTAACTAAGAAGCAAGAAGACCAAGACTACATCGTTGATCTCATTGGTGGTACAGCAACCCCTGAGAACACACCAAATACTGTCG